TATCTTCCTTCGATTATGCACGATATGTTTTAAAAGCACCTTTTCCATTAGGTGAACGCATAATATTTAAAATGGGAACTGAATTTATGCAAAATAAATATAAAGAGTTATTTCCAAAAAAACCAAGACCAGCATTTTTTAAATATTAAGGATAAGTTTATGACAGCACAAGAAGCTTATAATCATGCTTATAATGTTTTAAAAGCAGCTTTTCCAGAAGGTGAAGCTGCAATAGCTAAAGATGCAGCTTATTCTCTTGCTTATGCAAGAGATGTATTAAAAGCAGCTTTTCCATTAGGTGAAGCTGCGATAGCTACAGATGCACAATATTCTTATCATTATGCACTATATGTTTTAAATGCACCTTTTCCATTAGGTGAACCTGCGATAGCTACACATTCAACTTATTCTTATCATTACGCAGAATATCTTTTAAAAGCACCTTTTCCGCTAGGTGAAAAGGCTATAGCTGAGAGTCTAGTTGGTTCTTTTAAGTATGCAAAAGATATACTTAAAGCACCTTTTCCGCTAGGCGAAAAGGTGATATCTGAAAATAAAATTATCCATAAACAATACAAAAAGTTATTTCCACCTAAACCAAAACCAGCATTTTTTACATATTAAGGATAAGTTTATGAACGCAAAAGAAGCTTATGAATATGCTTTAAATGTTTTACAAGCACCTTTTCCAGAAGGTGAAGCTGTGATAGCTACAGATGCAGCTTATTCTTATTGTTATGCAAGAGATGTTTTACAAGCACCTTTTCCATTAGGCGAACCTGCGATAGCCAATAGTACATTTGATTCTTATCATTATGCTTTAAATGTTTTACAAGCACCTTTTCCATTAGGTGAACCTGCGATAGTTAAAGATGCAGAGTTTTCTTATTGTTACGCAAGAGAAGTTTTATACACATCTTTTCCAGAAGGCGAAGCTGAAATATCTAAAGATGCAGAATTTTCTTATCTTTATGCGGAAAATGTTTTAAGAGAACCTTTTCCATTAGGCGAAAAGGAAATAGCTACAAGTGCAAAGTATTCTTATTATTATGCAAGAGATATTTTAAACGCACCTTTTCCATTAGGTGAAGCTGCAATAGCTACAAGTGGACATTATTCTTATCATTATGCTTTAAATGTTTTACAAGCACCTTTTAAATTAGGTGAAAATGCAATAGCTGAAAGTATAGATGATTCTTATCTTTATGCAAAAGAAGTTTTAAACGCACCTTTTAAATTAGGCGAAAAGGAAATAGTTAAAGATAAAGATTTACATAATAGATACATGAAGTTATTTCCAAAGCCTTCATTTTTTAAATATTAATTTGATGTAAGGTTTGATTTATAAATGGTTTAAGGAGATTTTAGAAAAAAAAATCAATATTCTTTTTGATAAAGTTGAAACTTTGATATGATTAAAACCGAATAAGGAGTAGTGGCAAGAACATTAAATAGAATATCTTTACAAAAGGATGAGTGTAAGATGAAGCTTGAAGAAGTATCGCAGCAATTGGCAGATGTAGTTACCCCTAAAATCAAAGATATCGCAAATGGGGATCATAGCGATAAAACAATTTCAACTCTGGTAAGATTAGTAGATGGTGTTCTATATCGTTCATTTGGCGATGAAGATATTATCACCAATAATGATTTACCTCATAAAGTAAAAGAATTAAAAGGTTATTTCAAGAAAATACACAACGCTATGGAAGGTGTATTCAATAATCTTGAAAATGGAAATGATAGTGGAGATGAAACAGTTGATAACTTCATCGAACAGGCAAAAGAAAACAATGTTGATTTCGATTTTATAAATGATGAAGATAATAGAAGCAATATAAAGTTTAGCTTTGTTATGATGAACTTTATGAATAAGCTTATGTCTTTCTGTATTTCAAAATATGAAGATAAGTTTGAAACAAACGATTCTGGTTATATTAAGATTCCTATTACTAAATCAATTGTTAAAGAATATAAGAAAACTAAAGACCTTGAAAAACTAAAAGCATCTTTAAGGGAACTGATATCTAATGAAATTGAGAAAAGGAATATAGATGATTTTCCAGAAGAACAAATTGATGCAATGATTGCTGCAATGCTTAATGACATTATTTCTTGTTCTGAAAATAATGATTTATAAATAAAAATATTTTTTAGAAAGTTGAAATTTTGGTGTAACTGATACCGAATAAACTATAGGAGGTCTAATATGACACTTAGAAAGATTGAAGCATCCGAACCAGATATTTATAGCTTTTTCAAGTCTATAAAAAATGTAGAAGTCCTAGAGATTGACACAGTTACAGAACCAAAGACCAAAGGTGGTTGCCCTTTTGAGGTCGTTAAAATGACTAAGAGAAGGGTTAAGGTTGGTTGTAATCTTGATTTAAAGGCCGAAATTGAAGCAAATCAAGTTGCAGAAGGGTACGAAGCCGATTATAAACTTTCACCTCGTAAATGGGGCATTAAAGTGGTTGGAACACCCTTTGTAGAGAACAATGGTGAGATTTACTTGCCATGTATTGTGGAATCGAATATAGAAACAGTATATTTAGACACAAACACAGGCGACCCGATAAGCATGAAGGTTTTATCACCTTGGTTGGTAAAGCCAAAAGAACCAAAGAAACAAGTTGGAATTGTAAAGAAAGCAATCTACAGAAGTTATAATCTTAACGCTATTGTAAGTGTTAAGCTGTTAGATGATGCTGGAACAGTCTTAGAAGCAATATAAGGAATTAAACAATGAGTATTATTTTAAATTCTATTGAGCAAATTAAGAAAACTGCATTGGCAAACTTAGAGGAAGAAGGAAATGTTGCACCTATGTTTTTCCTTTCTGATGGTAAAGAAGTAAAGATTTTGCCAGTTAGCTTTAGCAATAATGATGATAAAGATCAGATTATGCGAGGAATCAAACACTTAATTCAAATAGGTAAGATTAGTGAATATTTGTTCATTAGTGAAAGTTGGACAGTATCATTAAAGAAAGATGAAAGTGTACAAAAGCAATATGACGAATATGGTAGTTTAGCTGATCATCCACAGCGTGAAGAAATATTGTTTATGCAATATTCATCTATGAGTGAAGAAGTGTTGCATAAGGCTAATATTATTAGAGAAGGAGACAAGGCTTCACTTGGTAAATGGGAAATATTTGGTTCAACTAAAAAAGAAGATAAAGTAAATTTTGCTGGAAGATTTTCTAATATGTTTGAAAAATCAATGGCAGCATTTAACTAAGTGTTTTTATTTTAACAAGGAGGTTACGATGAATAATAGTGCATATGGTTTGGAAGAAACTGAGTTTAAAACCAAAGATGGTTTATCAATTTACTTTTTTGATCAGTTCTTCAGTACAGTATTGGCCTTGGCAGGGCCGAGTAATTACAAGGGTGATATTGATATAAACAAATTGCCAGATGGTTTCAAGTGGATTGAAACTACAGAAATACAAATGTTTTTAAACTTATAAAGGAGTAGGTTATGAACTTGAATAATTATAAATTTATATATGCAGAAGATGGAATCTATTCAGTTCCTTTAGCTAAATGGAAGAAATATCTAAAGTTAGTTTTAGCTTATAAGTTATCACTACTTAAGAAAAATCCATTACAACAACCTGTTTTGTTTTCCAAAGATATTAAGCTTGTAGCTTGTGATATCTTTGACATGAGCAAGCTAACATTAGATGATTGTGTTGATGTAGTAAAGGAAGAACTTTCAAAGCTTGAAAAAAGCAAGGTGGAAGTATGAAAGATGTGTGGCTTAATGGAGTAAGATACACTCTTTCTGCTGATGAAATTTTCATTGGTGATCATGTGTATAACCCTATTATGGGTTCTATAGATTTAGTTGATGAAGAAGATGACTTAGATTATGTAAATGAGACTTATTACAAAATAAAACCAAATGGACTACCAAGGCCAAGGCCAAAGTTTTTTAAATATTAAGGAGAATAGTTATGGGTACAAGATCAATGCACTTATTCCCGCAAGCTGCGGGAGGTTATGTTGGACAATATTTACAATTTGATGGATATCCATCAAACCAAATGTACCGAATAATAGCAGAGATGAAATTATTATCTAATATAGGTGATAAAAAGACTCCTCGTAAGTTTAAAATAGATTACTTAGAATCCTATTATAGTTTCAGATCATATGATTCTTATCATAGCATTAGAGGTGGCACTTACTGTGGTTCTCTTTATACTTTTAATGAATATAATCCTGATACTGGAAACTACAAAGGATTTGATGATGAAGAAATTGAAAAACAGATAAGTTTAAAAGAAACTGTTGGCAATATGTTTGTTGAATATCTTTATGAATGGATTATTGATATAGAACAACCAGAATTAAGGATTACACATATAAGCACAGGTAATGTAATTAAATTTACAATTAAAGATTTAGCTAATTCAACTAACACTTCAATTACTGTATCTGGTAAATCAGTTATGGAACAGATTGAAGAGTTTTCAGAAAAGACAGAAAATGATTTAGAAGCATTAGAAGACGAAGAAGACAAAAGTTTCTATGGTAGCTAAAAGGATTAACAATGAGTATAGATAGCAAACGATTAAACAGAAGTCAGAAATCATCTTATTTAGTTTGTAGAGATATTATAGAATTAAAAGATGAAATTAATAATAATGATTATGAATTTATATGTTCTATTTTATTTGGTGATTATTGGACACAATACAATAATCTAACAGCCTCACAAATAGAACTTGAATTCGAGGATATGCTAGGTGTGATAGATGAATATAAAAAGGAAATGGTTGAACAATTATTTATACAATTATTTCCAGACGAAGTTGAAAAGCCCCCAATAGATTTTTCTGCATTTGCAAATAAAAAGCTAAAGAAAAGTTTATAGTAGTTCGATAATATAACTAGTGTCAAGGATAACTCTAGTAAATAACAAGGATGTATGTCATGGTTCACTTTATGCGTATGGTTCTTTCTTCTATTTGTTTAGTTTTAGTATTTTATGAACTTATGTTAGGTATAAGTTTAACAACTTTTATAGCCATAGATATGCAGGGTTGGTTTTTCTTTGAGTGGTTAGGTAATAAGAGGGAATATAAACCAGCACAGTACGATGTTATACTATGTGATGTAATACCTTTCTTATCTCAGATTATACTTTTTTATAAAATTTCTATTTGACAAAATAGAATGAATTCAATAGTGTAACAATAGGAATCCATACTATAAGTTTTAAAGGGATATTAAAATGGATAGTTTTCAAGTTTTGCAAAATGAAGTTCTACAAAGCATTGGTGTTGAAGCTTATATAGATCCAAGAAAAGCTTTTATCGACAAATGCAAAATGGTTGAAGATCAAGAAGTTTCATTTGCATACAATCGAATTAATGCAATTTCAAGAGAAGAACTTTTAAAGAACTTTTCAAAGTATAATTATTTAATTAACATATTGGGAAGTAGCAAATACACAAAACATACCTGTGATAACTTAGTAAATTTATCTAGTAGATTTAGAATGAGGTTTAAAGCTTGGGAAAAAATAATTTTCAAGGATGCTGCATCTACATTGCATTATTTAAAAACATTTAGAGAAAGTGAAATACCAGATGGAGAAATAATAATATCTAAAGATGTTTATGCAAGTTACGATTATGCTATACATTCTAACAAAAGATTTACTTTAGGTGAACCAAGTATTTTTACAGATAAAGGAATGGCATTAAAATATTGTTGTCATTTTAATTTTCGCAAAGAAGATTTAGAAGATTATTTATTTGAGCCTTTGGTAAATCCTAGAAGGTATGACAAAACTTTGATGAAAGGCGTTGATCGTTATGTTGTGCAATTTAATATTCCAGATAATGTTAAGCTGAGAAATTTATTTAGCCTATATGGTGAATGTGCAATTGAATATACTAAAAACATATTAAAGGGAGAAAGGTTTGGTGAATTTGAAGAGAACATTAAAAAAGACATGGATAATTTTAACAATTCATTTTTAACAACAAATGTTTTAGATTTTGATACTAATATGCCTTTTGAGTATATTGATTCATTAAATGAACCAACTAGCTTTGAAGAAGGTTATAAGTTTGCTATTCTTAATTCTTCTGTTACTAATTTAGTTGAATTTTTCGTTAAGAGAAATATTAGAAGTTTAGAATTTGAGGATGTGCTAGTTAAATTTAATAGGTCATCTTGTATTTTAAAGTATTTAAAAGTTGTGCCAAAGAAAGAAAGGATTAAAGGATTTGAAGACATTATAAAGCAAGATTCTACTACAATGCTTCAATACTGTCTTCATCATTTGGGAGAAAGATGTTTAGAAGCAGAAGAAAACTTCTTTAATATTTGTTCTATTTTTGAAGCTTGGCATTATGTGCGTGATGTTATACAAGGAGAATGTTTGACAGCAGAGAAAGTTTTATGTACAAGGTCAGATGTTGCTGTAGAGTATGCAATATTGACCAAGAAAAGGTTTATAGAAGCTGAGTATAGTATTTTTGGTAGAAATACTGATTTAAATATAGTTACAAAGTATTTAAAGCATTTATCGGATATCTCTCCAGATAATAAGATAAAAAGAATTGCAAAAGCAGAAAAGTTCTTAGCTAAAAGTTTTCAATTATCAATGGATTATTCTCGGTACACAGGCAGGCGTATTAAAACAATAGAAGATGATCTTATGTATAGTTTTTCTCACATGATAAGATCACATCAGAATCTTTGTCAAACAATACCTTCTGAGATAACAAGAAGTGAAGAAACATTAAATGAGTTTATTAATAATCGTATTTTAAATTATGCTAAGAATGTATTTTTTGGTAAACCATGGCCTGAGTTAGAAAGACTTTATCCAGATATTGTAAACAATGAAACTTACAAAGGAATATTGAACAATGGAAGTGCCAGACCTAAAAGACAAAGAAGGAAACCAAGTGGAGTTGATTTACGAAAAGAAAGTGAAGGGGTTGAAGCGGGGGAGCAAGCCTCTACTTGATACACTTAGTATGTATGCCAATTCACAAGGCCAATGGTTTTATGAAAAGGCAGACATTGATAAACTTATTTGATGCAAAGATTTAAATCAAAAAGTTTTTTAAGAAGTTGAAATTTTGAAACGCCTTAAACCGATATAGTAGTAGAGTAAGAGTGAAACATTTAAACAGGAGAAATTATCATGGTAGCTTTAGTAGAATGGATACCAGAAGAATATCATGTTAAGTGGTTAAAGGAAGTTTTCGATTTCTTAAAAGAAGGTGGCAACTGGATAGCACCTGCAACTAATCACATTTTCCAAAAACAAGGTAATGCCTTGGTATGGAAAAACCATGATGTTATGGAAGATGAACATGAAATCTATGCTCGCTCATCAATCATTGGTAAATATTGTGGAATAGAATTAATAAAGGAGAATAAAAATGATAAGTGAAGAAGAGTTCAACAATCTTATAAAGTTAAACAGAGATGATCTTGCAGCACTTGCAATAAAGCAAAATGAAGCTGAGTTGCAAAAACTGCGTGATGAAGTGAAGAAGCTTACTGAAGAAGTCCGAAGAATACAAGGAGATTATTTATGAAAAAGTTTACCAGTAAAGAGAAGATTGCCCTTATGATGGGAGAGGATATACTTGAAATCAAAGAATCTATTTCTGAAAAAGATTATAAACTTATATCTGATATTCTAATGGGAGAAAGATATAAACCTTATGCCGATTTAAGTAAGCAGGAAATTGATGAAGAGTTTGATAAAAGGTATGATGATATTAAAGATAATAATGAAGCTTTAGCTTTGGCTCATGTGTTAAATGGCGAACCTATTGATCTTTTAAAACATTAATAAGGAGATTGTTTATGAAAACTAGACTAAGTCCTAATGTGGCGTATGAAGCTCTTGAAAACACACCTGCGTTTGGTGATAAGAGAATCCCAACAAGTAATAAAGATTATGGTGATGATGAAACAATCGGTTTATGTTTAAAGCGTAAGAATGGAAACTTATTTGAAGGTGACCCTAATGATAATTTTGCAATTTTCTTAGGCGAGGTAAACGATAAGTTTATTGTTGGAGTTAATCAACTTGGAAGTAAATTTAATTTTTCTGCGTGTGAAACATTTGATTCCAAGGAAGAAATGATTGAAGAATGGGTGCTTGATTAAGGAGTATATAAATGTTTGACATGCCTGCTTATGTTAAATTTGTAGAATTACATGAATATGAGGTTTCCTTTTCAATTAAAAAACCTTATACTCGTAGTAGCGAGATTGTTAAGGCAAGTTCATCAAGTGCTGCTAGGAACATTATAGAAGCACAGTATGGAAAAGATAAAATAACTATTATTTCTGTGCGTCAAGTAAAGTGATTTTCAAGTGAACAATCTGGTGTAACAGAAATTTTATTCTGGGCAAATATTAAAGTATGTTACTCCAGCTTGTATTTTTTAAAATGTGTTTTAACTGAGACTTAAAAAGGAAATTTAAGATGATTGTTAACCCGATGTATATTGAGAACAGAAGTGGCAAAGTTATTAATAGTTGCCGTGTTGTTTATGGATATGGAGGAAAATTAACATTAGGTAGGGGTAATATTAAAGGTGCAAATCTTAAAAATGCTGATCTCTCTGAACATGATCTTATGCAGATGAATTTTTCTGGTACAAATTTAGAAAAAGCTGATCTATCTAGTGCTAGTCTTTTTGGTGCGAACCTTAAAGGTGCAAATCTTAAAGGTGCTGATCTCTCTGATGCGTGGCTGGAGGGGGCTAATTTAGAAGGTGCTAATCTAGAAGGTGCTAATCTAAAAGGGGCTAATCTAGAAGGTGCTAATCTTTCTGGTGTAAAAATTAACAAAAAAACTAAATTCTAACCAAAGAGATTGAAATGCGTAAGAAAAACGAACTGAAGATTTTAGCTACTGGTGAATATAAAGATAGATTAATTAGTTTCTTTAATGGTGAAGAAAAAAGAAAAATAATAGAACGAATTTTTGATTGCGAGTGCTGGATGAAGTGGAGAGATGTTGTTTCTTGGGAAGACATTGAAGGACAAGAAATGGATGAAAACAACACAAAGAAATATTGCGATGTAAAATGCCCTAGATGTAAAAAGATTATTAGATGTAGAGAGGCCAATATCTACAATGCTGCACTTGAGGGTGGTTTCCCAACGATGATATACGAAGAAGGTGGAAGCATAAGTTATATACCAGAGGAGCAGACAAATAGGCATCTACCTAAAATATGCAACATCGTAAAGTGGGAAGACGAAGAAGTCATTGTGCAACCATCTAAGTTTAAGTGGTTGATTGCATCTGCTATTTTGTTAATAGTAATGCTTAGTTTGTTTGTTAGTGTTTTTAATTTCATTGTAAATTAACAAGGAGAATGTAAGATGAATGATAAGTTTTTAGAAGAATCAATCGAAAAAATGAGAACTGGTGCTTTAGAAGACAAAATAATCCCTGAAAAAGTATACAAGCTTAACATGGGAGACAAACAAGTTTCTTTTACTGGAGCAGAGTTACTAGAAACAAATACTGCGTTTCTAGCACTATTCGATGCAAAAAAAAGTGGTGATGAAAAAAAGATAAAAGAAGCTATTGAGCTTATTTCAAAGTTATAAAAAGGAAATTTAAAATGTCTAAAGCTATAGTTATAAATGTTAATGGTGAAGTAGAATTAAAACAATTGGATGGGTTGCAATCATTGCAAGATACAGTAGGAGGATATATTGAAGGAATTTATTTCCCCAGATTTGCAAATTGTACTGGTCTTGTTAATGAAGAAGGAAAGTTAGATAAACTTCCATTAAACATTATTGGGACTGCAGTTTACATACTTGGATCTTCAGAAGATATCAGCATATTAAATAAGTTTATTAATAAAAGTTTAAGCCAAGAAGATTTATTTGATGTCATTGTTGGCAATATGATTATCAACGGGCCTACTGATGAAGAAGGTGAGAGCACGGATGTCCCAGAAAAAGTAATTTTATTAGTAAATTTGATAGCAGAATATGTTAAATCTAATAAAACATTATCAGTTCAAGACCTGCAATTTTTGCAAGACATATTCAATACAGTAAACTTACAATCAACCTTTTAAAGGAATAGATATCATGAGAGAAAGAGAAAAGATCATACTTGAATATTTGAAAGAACAGGGTTACCAAGTTAAGGTTGATAAAGAAGGAGATATAGTATTCAAGTGTGAAAGCATGAGTCTTGCAATATTAGTTGATGATACGGATGAAAGTTTCTTTAGACTTGTACTTCCTAATTTCTGGGAAATAGAATCTGAAACTGAGCTTGACCAAGTGTTACTTGCAAGTTCTCAGTTAAATCATGAAATAAAGCTTATAAAGATTACAACTAGTGATATGGAAACACACGCAAGTGTTGAAATGTTACTAACTTCTGCACAAGACATAAAAATGATTTTCGAAAAGTCTTTGCGATGTATTCAACACGCCACATATAAGTTTGCTGAAAAGATGAGAGAACTTTCAGAAGCTAAGCAAAGAAAGCGTAGAATTCCAAAACAAGACGCAGATTCTTCGTGGTATAACTAGTATAAGTTTATGAGCATTAAATTCACTATAACTGGTTTTATAACTACCAATCAATATACAAGTATTGGTGAAAGCTATATAACTTTATTAACAGGAGAAGAAGTAAAGATTTTACCTGTCTTTAAGACGGGTGAAGTTTATACTCCTGAAATAGGAGAGTTAAACATCAGTTATAATATCGAGATTGAAGAATCTAAATATTATGAAGGATGGGACAGTTAATAAGGAGTTACATGTTATATTTAAGAGGATCAGATGATTTATACAATGCCAGGTACACAGAAGGAAGTGTTTATCTAAACCTTGATGGTATTGAAGATTATGATTCTTATGATAAAATTATAGAATATTATGATATTTTAACAACATATGAAAAGTGTCAGCTGGATAAACTTGAACTTCTTTCTTATCAAAAAGACAAAGATGAAGCCTGCAAAGAAATACATGCATTCATAGAAAAATACAATACTTTCGATAGACAAAAATTGTTTATTAAAAAATTCAATACTGAAACTAATTGGGAAAAAAGAAACAATGCATTAGACATGTTAAAGCATATAAATTTAACAGAAGAAAATGCTTTATTTTTAGCAAAGAAAAACTTAGACAATATAATCTATTTGAAATCGGTTCCACAATCTGTAATGGATTACTTGTTCATTAAAGATGAACCTGTGTTGCGTGAATGGATGCAGAAGATAAGTATTAATCATTGCATTAATAATCAGCATATTATTCAGATGTGCCCTCTGCAAATTGAAACTTATATAAAGAATTACTTAAAGAGAATACCGTGGAGTTTTGAAATTCTCCTGCCTATGAAAGAAAGCACTGCAATTAGCTATTTCTTTGCAACATTAGATTATAAGTTTAACCAAAGCATGCAGTACAACCATGTGGTTGGCGTAAAGAAAGGTGGAATTAGAATAATAGAAAAAATGGATGAAGATAAGTTTATCAAACTAAGATGTAAAGATATCTTTAAGTTTATTGCTAATTTCCCTAGTATTATTACGCATGAAAATATGTGTCACATAGTATTATTGTTTCCTCATTTCTTAAAAACTTTTAAAAAATACGATAGATTAAAGCAATACTTTGAAGGTGTTGTTAGAGATAGTGAATTCATGGAATTGTTCTTTTCTAAGAATGTTGAATTTTGCACTAATGAAAAAAACATGAAGTTGCTTAAGTCATTAGGCGTATGTGAAAATTTGTACACTTCTTTTAATAATGCTCAGAAGAAAAAAGAAAAAGTTAAAAAGTTTAAATATTAATTACATAGTTGAAATTTTGCTCATGGCGTTTCCGATATAGTAGTAGGAGGAAACTAATCATGGCTAACAAAAGGAAACTAATCATGGCTAACAGGAAAATATTATCACTCATGTCGAAGTTTAGAAAATCATACCCAAATATTAAAAGTATACATTGTGAGTTTGAAGCAAAAGGTGAGGAATTCTCGAATGTTACCAAGCATTTTGGTTTAGAATGGTCTTCTGGTACTGTATCCCTATCCAAAGATGAAATTAAAGCTATAAGATATAGTGCTGATATGACGAATTTGCTTGTAGAAATTATGTTTGTAGATAACAGAGCAGGTTTCAGTAATGAGGATTCAAGAGGATCAATTTTAATTGATTTTAAGGAAGGGTTTATTAAAGTTAATGTTGAAGTAGCAAGTTGGACTGACCTTGGAGAATCTAAAATTGACTTAAAAAAGCATAAGAACTTAAAAAAAGCAAAATAAATATTAAATAGTTAAAACTTTACTCAAATTGTTTCCGATATAGTAGTAGGAGGAAACTAATCATGGCAGAACCACTTGTTCATGCTTTATCAAGCGTTAAAAAGTTTGGTGGTAAGACAGAAGATTACTTTGCAATCCATGAAAAAATGGATTGTTCAAAGAAATACTGTGGTGATAATCGCCATAGAGCATTGACCCATAACCATTTCTGGATACATGAGGTCATGGAAGTAATCTTTGGGAAAACAATTACTAATTCTGATGGTAAAGTTGTAAGCATATACAGAATATGTGAACAGCATATCAATGAGGATTTTAGATTTAAGTTTTTCCCTAATGTAATGGATTACTTATCAGAAATGGAATTGAAAAACTGGATGAACAATGCTATTGGTGATATTCCAAAGACTAAAGAAAAGACTATATGTGAAAAGGTTTCAATCGAAGAAAGAGTGTATACTTTCAGCGAACTATAAGTTTTTACTAAAGGAATTTAAACATGACTGACAAAGAAATAGTTTTAGGTATAAAGAAAATCAAACAAGCACACCCAACTATTAGTAGTATAAGTGTTCAATTTGAAGGTAGTGGTGATAGTTTTTCAGATTTCTATAATCACAATATTTTAACATGGTCTGCTGGTACTTTTTCAACCTTTGAAGGTGGTATAAGTGCTATTGGTTTTGATATAGACGATTTATTTTGGAAGATTATAGAAGAAGATGGCAGGGCAGATTTTAACAATGAGGGTTCAAGAGGATCAATTCAAATTGATTTTAAAGAAGGAGTTATTAAAATCAATGTTGAAGTACCAGAGACAACTTGGGAAGAACTTGGAGAAGAAGAAATTAACTTCAAGCCAGATTATGGTATTATCAAAACAGAAAAGTCTTTATCAGATTTAAGGAAAGTTAAGAAGGCCAAGTAGTTTTAAATTCTATTCAAGGAGGATATGAAATGGATAAGCAATCAGGATTGGTTTTGAAGCGTAAAAATGGTGAAGGTTTTTATATTGGCGATGCTTTTGTAAAAGTAATAGAGGTTGGAAGAAACTCTGTTAGGTTAGTTATAATTGCACCTGACGATATAAAGATTCTTAGAGAAGAACTACTTAAAAAAGCAGAATAGTTGAAATTTTACTATTTTTATTTCCGATATAAAGGTAGACAGATGTTACAAGATTTGTTTTTTGGGTTTTGCGTAATCTACATTTCTGTAGTTTTACCTATTACTTTTTGTGTTGCGTTAGTTTCTGTAATCATTAGTATTATTAATTAAGGAGAATGGATATGTCTAGTGCTTGTGCAAATTATGTAGTTAAGGAAACTGCTCTATCTTTCAAAGAAGGCAGCAGCGATAAGGTTTACTATGTTTCTTTAGAAAGAGTAGAAAATGATAAGTGTGTTGTAAACTTTGCCTTTGGAAGAAGGGGCAATGCTTTACAGACTGGAACTAAAACAAATGAACCTGTTGATTTCTCTACAGCAAACAGAATTTTCGACAAGCTAGTTCAAGAAAAAATGAATAAAGGATATAAAGGCAGTATAATTTCTGTTATAGAAAAAAATGAATCTAGTGAACCATCTAAAGTTATACCAGTAATTAAAACAGAAGAAGTAGCAGTAAGTAAATGTGTATTGCTTAATGCTATAAAGGAAGAACAAGCACATAATCTTATAAACGATAATGATTGGATGATACAAGAGAAGATGGATGGTGTTAGGTATATGCTAGAATTTGAAGGACTTCCATTTGGTTCTAACTTTAAGGGTTATAATCGAAAAGGTAAAGAAGTTCCAGTAAGTGAAGAAATAAAAACATTATTTGAAAGTTTTGAAGATTTACCGCCAAACTGTTTCCTTGATGGTGAACTTATTGGTGAAACTTTTTATGTTTTCGATATCCTTAGCATGGATGTAGATTTAAGAGAAGAAAGTTTTGAAAGACGATACAGCTTATTGGCTGAGTTTTTTAGGCTTTATTTTAATAAAAAAGAATGTATCAAGCTTGTAAAGGCTTATGGTAAAAAAGAAGAAAAAGAAAAGTTGTTTAATGATTCAAAAGCAAAAGAAGGTGTAGTATTTAAGCGTAAGAGTGCTAGTTACCATGTAGGTAGGCCAGCAAGTGGTGGTGACTACTTGAAATTTAAGTTTTGTGAGTCTTGCACTTGTATTGTTTCTAGTGTAAGCAATAAGAGAAGTGTTGGTATTAGTTTGATGAAAGATGGTAATCTTGTTTCAGTTGGCAATGTTACTATTCCAGTTAATTATGAAATTCCAACTATAGGAAAGCATATAGAAGTTAAATATCTTTATGCTTTTGCTGGTGGAAGTTTAATTCAGCCAGTTTATCTTGGTGAAAGAGATGATGTTGAAGTAGATAATATTGACAGTATTAAATATAAAGATACTGAAGATGTTGAGGATTAGGAGATTTATGTTAATATATCTTTATGATATCATGCCTGCTTTACTTACATTATTTTTTACATTTAGTGTTATGTTAAGTATAGCAGCGTTCTTTTGGTTTTTATTAATGGAACATTTTGCTTATGTTAAGTTTGTTCGTGAGTGGAAGAAAGCAAGAAGGTAATTTTACATTTTTTAGAAAGAAGGTTATGATGAAGTCTTTTATTATTGGTTTGATTGTTTTGTTAGGGATTAGTAATTCTGCTGATGCACAATTTTTTGTTATGCAACCACAAGTAAGATATTACAACAATGGTTATAATTACAACTATGGGTACAACTATCGTTTTAACAACTATGGTTACAATAATGGGTATAACAACTATGGTTACAATAATGGGTATAACAACTTATATTTGTATGGGCAAAATAATAATTGGTACAACAATGGTTACAATAACTATGTAACTCCAAGTGGTTATATGCCATTTAACAATCCTTATTTTCGTATGGCAACACAGGGAATTGGTGGGTATGGGTGGTAGATAAAGATAAAGTAATTTGTTTTTTGGGATGTTTATTTATAATAACAATAAATATTTTAGCGAATTCAATAATTTTTTTAGTTTTAATAAAGAAGGATAAGTTTATAAGCTTATCCTTCTTTAATTAACATTAGAACTTAAAGTTTTTAAGATCAGGGCCGATTTGATTAATAAGTTGATGACGAGTAACCGCCTCTTGTTCCATTTCTTTTTGAGCCATAAATCTAGCTATCATCCATTTGCGTTGTTCAGTCTCAAGGTTTTTTGCTTCACTTGGTTGAACACTTAAATGATAAAGAAGGAAGAAACATTCTTCATCTAAGTCAGTTGGTTTGTAATTAATTTTAAAATCATCAGATTCTGGTAATAGAATGCTCATAATAATCCTTTCAGTAGTTGGATATATTATTATAGCATTTAATCATTATCGTAAGAAAACTTTTTGTCTATTACTTTATTTGCATAATCTTTTAGTTTATCGACATAACCAAGGTTACGAAGTTCTTTAAACACAAGGTTTTCATAAGAATACTCACCTTTATGTTTAAGTCCTGCTATTCTATAAAGTCTTATTTTTTCTTTTAATTTTTCAATTGCATCTAAGTCTTTAATTTTATTATCAATAAAGTAATTAATTTGGTCTACGAAGTGTTTTACTTTTAATTTAAAGCTTTTTGATTTAACATCCACGAATTCTTTTTTAGGTTTAGTAATCCATTTATCTTTTAATAAAGAATAAACGCCTTGATCAGCAGGAGTATCCTGATTTACATCTTGAGCAAATACTTCAACTGGATATCCTTTTATTTTTATATTATGGTTAGCAGACCACAAGTTTTTCTTATCAACAATATAATCATCTACAAGTTTGTCACATTTAATCTTATCTTTATCAATTAACAAATGAACATCCAAGTCAGAACTACTTGTATAGTTATAATTAGCATTGCCTCCAGTAAGGATAATATCTTTTATAATATTCTTATCTAGTTTGGCGTATTCCGCCCAATAGTATGCTAAACTTATAAGTTTATCTTTTATTTCTTGATGTAGTTTGCCAGGTGGACAAATATCTTTTGCTAATGGAGTACAACGCCAAAGTTTTTGATTTAGTTCTTTGTGAAGTTCAAGAGTTGTATCACCTTTTATAAAATCTTTAAATCTCATAATAATATTTATAGTAATATTAGATTTTCCTATTGAATTTTATGTAAAAAATTCTAATAATATTTCAACAGGAGAAAACCATGAATAATTTTTATGTTAATACAAGTGTTGATAACCCTACAATCATCAGCAATGATAAATCATGTTTTACTGGGGTTATATGTGAAGAGAGTAGTAATTATTACATTAAACTATCGGCATATATGCCTATAGAGTTCAAAGATAGAAAAGACATTGGAAAGATTATTAGTGATTCTATTGATTCTGATTTTAAGTTAAATGCAAGCAAAAGATTAATATTGCCTGTGTTTATAGAACAAGAAACATTACTTATTTGTAAAATTGAAATGTTTTTAGCTACTGATATGTCGTTTGAGGAAGTTGTTAAAATTTTTAAGAACACTATCAAATTCAATTGTTGGGATGTGAAGAAGATTGAATTAGATTTTTTTAGAAATCCAGAAGTAATGGCTATTCATATTCCTGGATTGGATGATAAGTCTGATACACCTATTGTTTCGTGTGATTCTTGGAAAGGATTAACTTTCGATGATAGGTTATTGTCAGATGCTAATTATTTAATGAACGAAAGCCCCTACAAGCGTTATTACGGCATTGAAAGTCAAATAAGGATGGTCTTGTCATCTCTTAAATCTTCTATTGATTCTGGTGGCAAAAGAATGACACATTGTGTTCTATTTGGGCCTCCTGCTTGTGGAAAAACAAGTGTTCTAAATACTTTGGAAGAAATTGTTGGTAAACATAATGTTCTCAAGTTAGATGCTACCACTACTACAAAGGCTGGCATAGAGAAGTTATTTTTAAATACAGTAATTCCTCCAATTGTAATACTTGAAGAAGTAGAAAAGGCTAATGAAGATTGGCTGAGAAATTGGTTGTCACTATTGGATGAAAGATCAGAAATCAGAAAAGTAAGTCACAAAGAAACTATTGTGAAAGATATAGACATACTGTTTTTCTGTACAGTCAATGATTCTGATAAGTTCAATAATTTATTAGATGGTGCGTTAGCAAGCAGATGTAAGAATAAAATATATTTTCCAAGACCAACAGAAGAAACCATTAAGAAAATATTGTTTCGAGATGTACAAGAGAATGGTGGTAAAGTTGAATGGGTTGAACCAGCATTGCTATTAGCAAAAGAGTTAAATGTAGATGACCCAAGAGTAATTATTTCATTTCTAAGTGGTGGAGATAGATTGTTGGATGGTTCTTATCAAAAAGATAAGAAAAATTGTTTAGAGAGTAGTATATTATGATATGAAAGAAGAAGATATTAAAAAAATTGAAGATACAGTTTATAATATTACTGAAGGCAAATGGTATATTAAAGACGATAAAGTTTTAGTATGTTTGCCAGAGATAAGTTTAGAACCAATTTTAATTGCAGATTTTTCTAATTCTGAAGTTGATATTAAAAATAATATTAATTTTTTATTATGTGCCAAAGATAATATTGTTAATTTAATAGCAGAGGTTAAAAGGTTAAGATCATTATTAAACCTTAATTTTGTAGATTACAACATATGACTAAAAAAAATGTATTTACGCCAGGTCCTCTTTATGAAAAGCGTAAGCAATTATTAGATAATTTAAAAAAACTTAACCTTAAAACTGGTGATATAGTTTTCAATTCTTCTAATGTAAAAGGCCCGTTTGGAATTCCTTTTGCTAAATGGGTACAGAAGTACACTAATTCTAAATATTCTCACGCCACAATCATGTATGTTGATAAAGATGAATACTATGCCATAGATGTTTCTGATTTTGGCACTAGGAAGTTAAGAGTATTAGATTGGTTTGATAATTGGGAGGGGATTGATTTTTGCGTTTATAGATTAAAAAATATTAATGTTTTTGATGAGTTAAACTTTAAAGATGCAATTATCAGATTTACAGATGAAGATCCAAGTTATGATTTTAACTTTAATGATGAAAATAAATACTATTGCACAGAAAGTGTTAAAGAAATTTATTTAGATTGCGGATATGATTTAGGTGGTTCATACTTACTAAAAGATATAGTACCTTGGTGGTTTTGTCAGATAATATTAAGATTTAATATATTATTCAAATGGTTTTCAGATTCTTCTTTACCAAGTGACACACCAATTATTATTGTTGGCAATGAAGAAAAAGGTATGATAGCATCACCGCTAATTAAAAAAATATATGAATATGATGGTGCTACAGACACATCTAACTATCTTCAATCTTGACTTTGTTTTTAAAATATATTAAATTTATTATGGAGGTTTATCATGGAAGATACAATGTTTTGCAATTTAGATATTAGTGTGTTAATTTCAACTTGCACTGAAGATATTAAATTTATATCTGTGAATTCGGATGCTATATTAGATAAAGAATGGAATCTTCTTGAAGAAGATGATGACCATTTTTTTCTTAAAAATGATAACAAAGTGTTATTTGTTAAGAAAACTAAAAATTGCTAGTGTAACTCAATTGGTAGAGTGCAGGTTTTGTAAACCTGAAGTTGAGAGTTCAAGTCTCTCCATTAGCTTTTCAATTTGCATTTTTAATTAATCTTCATAAAATAATTTATGAAGACCAAAATTTGTATTAAGTGCAATAAGGAATTCTTAGTAAATACTAAAGTTAATGGAAAAAGAATTAAATGTGGCAATAGGACATCCTGCTATGATTGTGTTCCTTATGTTTCTTTAAGCGATAAAATAAAAAACGCCCAAAGTGGCACTTACAACTGCTCTTCCTGTAATAAAGAAGTAAATCGCAGGTTAAAAGAAATATCTCCTAGTGGATTAGTATATTGTTCTTCAAGCTGTTCTGCCAAGATTAATAATAAAAACTTTAAAAAAAGAACCTTTACTAATAAATGTGGCCATGATGGATGTGAGACATACATTTCAACTGGTGCATCTTATTGTAAAAAATGTTTTATTAAAATAACAAAAATAAAAGATATTGGTGAAAATACATTAGGATTACATTATTTAAGAGGCAAGGGTTCTAATAGACACGCTGGTATAAGAGATCACGCCAGAAGAGTTTATAAGAAATCAGGTGAACCTAAATGCTGTTATGTTTGTGGTTATTCTATTTATATTGAGATTTGTCACATTAAAAGCATTGCATCTTTTACGATGGAAACATTGATTAAAGATGTTAATGATATTAAAAACTTAGTTGCATTGTGCCCTAATCATCATAAAGAATTAGATAAAGGTTTAATAAAGTTAGAGAAATACTCTTGCTTAAAATCATAAATTTAAATAAACTTAAAATATGGGCCTGTAACTCATTGGATAGAGTTCCGAACTCATAATTCGGCAGACAGGGTTCGATTCCCTGCTGGCCCAATAGAACATTGTGGATGATGTAATTCTGAATGGCAATTAAGACAAAGGAGGATACATTTGGCTACTTCTTCAAATAGAGTTTCCCAACTACGATTAGAGCATTGACGAGAGTCTATTCCAAACTTTTTAAGTTTTGGATCTACATGATGAAAAGATAAAACGGAGTAATTTTTACAATAACCACAAGATTGACATGAGCCACCAAGCATATTAATTAATATTAATTTTCTTTCTTTAGCTCTTTTTAACTGGCTTTTATAAGAACTAGCACCATTATCTTCTCTGTTTTTGTATTTGCAAGCACAATTAGCAGAACAAAATTTTCTTTTTCCTTCTGGAATAAATGTTTTACACACTAGACATTTAATTTTTGGCTTTAAAGCTTTTTCTTTATGTCTATTCATCTTGTTTTTTTCTACTTTATATTTGTTTTCGCAGTTTTTTGAGCAATATTTTATTTTTTTACCTGTCAAATTGGAATAACAAAATAGGCATTTAAGCTTTATCATGGGTGTTTATCCTAAAGGTTATGAAGGTTGTCATAACTTATTTAGTAAACACAAAAAATTTATTTAAAATATTATTTTAAAGAATGTAATTAACTTGATATATTGCTAATTATTGTTAATATTGATTAATGTGGTTTTATTCCTCCTTAGCTCAATTGGTAGAGCACGAAACTGTTAATTTCGGGGTTCTTGGTTCGAGTCCAAGAGGGGGAGCTACCATTCTTTTTTCATTTGAATAGATAAATCTATTCGTTCAATACTTTGTGTGTTATTTGGATAGTAGGATGTCTTTGCTTCTGTGTTAACTGAATTCTTTACACCTGCACATCCTGATATAAACACACATAGTAAAACTAATTTTTTCATAAAAAACTCCTTTCACATACTTATTCGTGCTTTTTCGATATTAACTTTACTATTTTTTTGATAAAGTTGAAATGTTGTAGTTGAGAAAACCGATATTACAATATAGAATGACTTTGTAGTTATGTTGACTGCATTAAATAGTTATACCTTTATAGGAGTTTAAAAATGTTCAAGCATAAGAATTTTAGTGGCAATGGATTTAATGGAGCAAAACCATTTCACCAAAGAAATGTAAAGCAATACAAAGGTAGTGTTAATATGAACACTATTTCAAATGAAAACTTTGTTGAAACTCCTGCGTTTCAAATTAATAGGTTTAAAGATTGCATTAACCTTAGATTTAACGATGTTTTCCTAAAGCAACTATTGGATCAAATTAATAAACAAACATCAGATACTGTCATTAATGCGATGCTTAATGATATAGAAGATGTTATTACAGAAAAAAACAATGAGTGTTTTGTTTCAGAGTCTTATCATATTGGTAAAGTTGGAAAGTGCATATACATCAATATGAATAATGATTGTGGTTTAAAACTATATGATCTTTTCAATAGTTTAAAATCTTTTCCTCCATACATATTGGCTTTTAAACAAAGACTTGAAAAACTTTGCTTACAAAGCAAGTCTTATGGAAAAGAATTTGAAGAAAATTATAACTCATAATTTGAAAATTTTTATCTTCATGTATATAATATATTAACTAAAAGTGGTTAATATATAAGTGCAGACGATTCGAGGGAAGACTAGTGTAGTGGTCTTCCCTCTTTCATTTTAAATTAAAAAATTTAAATAAAAATTTTAAAAATAGTTGACTTTCCCATTTTAACATCTAATAATAATAATAAGGTAAAGATAAACAAGCGTTGTTTATCATATTTTTGGTTAGAGGGAGACTAATCATGTCTAAGAAAATAAGCAAGAAATACAAGGATCGTATTGTTGCAGAACATTTCGTTAAAGCATGGATGGAAAGCAGTAACATTTACGAGGTTGCAGAAAAACTGGAACTACAACCACAGTCAGCTTTTCAAAGAGCTAAAAAGTACATCGAAAGAGGAATTTGCTTAAAACAACTTCCTTTAGGTGGTCCTGGGAAAGGCCACGGAGAAAGAATTAACATAAAGGCTATAAATGAATATATAAATAGATTCATTGAAAAACCTGCTGTTTAATTTCTAAAACAAACAACTACTGCAAAATTTAATTTGCAGTAGTTTTTTTATTGCCATTTATAAATATAGAATGGAGATGTTCATAATAAAACCTTATCGAATAAAAAAGAAAGTTTTAGAACCTTGGTTCTATGATGATCTTTGGTTTTTTGATGACGAGGTTTTTAAAATAAAACAAGAACAATTTCTAAACGGCAGCGATATTATTCTCAAACATATAAATAACAAATTTCCAAAAGAACAAGAATTTTTTTATCTTGTGTTTTCTAATTATGAATTTGAAAATTATAATTATACTTTAAATCTTATAGATGATGTTTATTATCTTCAAAACACAACTATATTTGGTAATTTCCCACTTAAATTACTTAATTACTTTAGGAAAACACCAAATAAAATATTTTTGTATGCATTTAGAAACGAGGAAAATTGAACGAAAATGAATTTTTTATACAAGAATCTAAATCAAACGAACTATCACTTGAAATCTTAAGACTAAAACAAATAATAATATTATTAGAAGAAAAATTAAAAGAAAAAGACTTGCTTTCTTAATATTTTTGTTTAATATATTATTATAAACAAAAAGGAGATTTGTTATGCCAACTACCGAAGAAATGCTTGCTGCTTGGGAAAGAGAACTCCCTGCTTTGAAAAGTGAAACTCCTAATAAACCTTCTTGTGAATTAAGATCATTGACAGAAGAAGAAAAAAAACAAATTAGAAAAGATGAAAAGATTAGATTAAAGAAGCTTAAAAAACAAGCTAGTGATGAAGCATTTACCGAAGAACAAAAACGAAATGAACTACGAAGAAAAGAAAGAGATTTAAAACTTCAAGAACATTTAGCTGAATTAAGAGAAGAAAGTAGACAAGACTCAATCAGAAAAAAGCAAAAAGAAGAAGAAGATAAAATGTTTTATAGTCTCAAAGCTGAAAACAACCAATTAAATTCTATTTTTAATTCTTTAAGTCAAGCTGGTGAAAACAATTATCAAAAACAACAAATGCTAAATGCTTCTATTGCAACCGTAAAATCACTTGATAATATTGATTGGCAATTGTCGTTTGATGCAGCAGAAAGAAGGAGATAATAATGTTTTCTTTTTTAAACAATCTATTTGGCAACTCTAAAGCACAAAATGAATTGCAAAGTATAGAATCAATCTTCAATTTTGCTAGAAATGGAAGCATTGAAGAAAAAATAGAATACATTAAAACCAATTGCTCCCAAATGGCAAGCTGGTTATCTAACCATTCTGATATGGATGATAAAAAAGCCGAAGAAATCATTATTCTTACTGTTAACAACCATGTGCTTAAGAATTACTTAATACCATTTATGAAAAATCATGTAAATTCTTCTAATGTTGACGCACAATTACTTCAAATAGAAAGACTTAAAGCAAAAGCAGCAGATAATATTGATTGGCAATTGTCGTTTGATGCAGCAGAGAGAAGAAGATAATTACCCATATCATCATCCCCATATCATCATCCCCATATCATCATCCCCATATCATCATCCCCATATCATCATCCCCCATATCATCACCCCCATATCATCATCCCCATATCATCATCCCCCATATCATCACCTAAAGGAACACAATTTGATTATTGTGTTCCTTTCGTGTTTCTTTGTAAGTTAATCAGAAAATAGTATGCACTTTTCTGACAGTAATAGCGAACTCCTCCCCTTACAGCGTGAACTCCTCCCCTTACAGCGTGAACTCCTCCCCTTACATCGGTATAGCTTCAAAAAGGGGAAGCTCCTAACACAAGAGGGGAAGTTCCTAACACAAGAGGGGAAGCTCCTAACACAAGAGGGGAAGCTCCTAACACAAGAGGGGAAGCTCCTAACACAAGAGGGGAAGCTCCTAACACAAGAATAATAAAGTCGGAGATAAAGTCGGAGATAAGGTCGGAGATAAAATTACACAAAAACCTTAAACGCCTAAAGAGAAACAAACATCCTGATGCTATTAAGGTTAAAGTATAAGTTTATTAAGTTTATATTATAGCCTGCCTGTAATAAGGACGGGATGTTGATCTATATTATAGCCAGACAGATATAAGAATATGTCAATTACCTCCACATATTAAATTGTGGAGCTTGATTAATAATAACTCTGCATTCAGGACAGGTATGAAAATGAGTACCAGTACAGCAAACAATATGTTCAAAACACATTTTAGCTTCACCGCATTCCCAACATCTTGCAAGGACTTTTTCAGGTTGTTCATGAGGTGGGGAAGCGTTTTCAAAAGTATCCATTTTTCCTTCTCCTTATTAAAAACAGAAATATTCAATTAAAGCTTATTGCTTATATAATTATTTTCAATTAACCAGCAAAAATAACACAGAAGTTCTGCTTCAGGCAATCTACCAAGAGTAATGCATTTACAACCAGTACACTTTTTTGCCTTTCCAGAAAGAAGAATATCTTTGTATTTTTCCAAATACAAATCTTCTGGGTTTCTATTATTTTGCTTAATTTTCACTTCAATGTTATTATTCATAATCAACTTATAGTAATTAACCTATCACAAAACCAATCTAATATACAAGAGTATTTGAATAATTATATTTGTCAAGCATCTTAAAATCTTCCTGAAATATTAAAATCTTTCTTTAAACTTACCTGAAATCTTAATTTTTGCACGGATGTACTTATAAACTTATTACACGGATGTACTTATAACTTTATTGTACGGATGTACTTATAACTTTACTGCACGGATGTACTTATAAATTTACTTGCCTGCCTGTAGGCGTTTAGTTAACCTGCGGACAAATATAAACTTATATGATTTTCAAAATACTTTTAAAAAATTTAAGATTTTTTGCAAGATAGTTGAAATTCAAACGAATAACTTTCCGATAGTATGATAGGGAAACTAAGTAATACAACATAAAGGAAGTATATCATGTTAAATGAAGTAGCCTGTGCAGCAATCGAAAAGGTTTTTGGAGAACAAATCACTAAATTGGCTACTGGCAGCCATGATGTTGACCTTACTATCACAGTAGTGGACAACAAAAATGATGCAATTGTTAATGCAGATATTAAGGGAACTGTCAATAAAGGCGAAGATTACGAAAGACTTGCAACTGTTTCAGTTGCCCTTTACGAATTTATTGCACAATATTCAACCGAACTTGGCATCTCTGATGCAGTAGCTATTGAAAAAGCTGCGTTAGCTATGGGTAAAGTGGTTGCTAAAAAACTTGATGGCAAAGCAACAACACTTTCTAAGAAAATTAAAGATAAAGTTGATGATATCAAAGATGTGTTTGCAGAAACATTGCCAAAAACATCTGTATCTGGCAAAACAACTGTAAAAGTTAGATCAATGTTTTCTCAGGATAAGGAAGCAATGTAATGAACGATGTTTTTAATAAGTTAATGAAGAATGGGTGGTGTCCTGTTCCTTACAAACACCATCCAAAACACATTAAAGAATCTATTAAAGCTGCTAATTTTAGACCACAAGCTAAACAATGCTTTGCAAATTCCCAAAGAATTGTAATGCAGAACCTGCATAAACTACGATATGCAGAAGGAATAGTAGTTACCAGTATAGGACTTCCAATAACTCATGCTTGGGTAGTAGATGAAAATGATGTTCACTATGATATAACTTTATCTTCTATGCCACAAATAATGTGCTATAAGATATACGAAAAAGTAGATGTACTCACTAACATTATATCTAAAAATAAGTATTTTACACCTATTAATCAAGAATGGCTTAATGTTGTACACATGGCAGTTTTATACAATATAAAAGTAGATGATCTTTCAATTGAACAAATAAAAGATGAAGTTGCAAAAACTTTAGAAAAATTAATGTGTAAAAGTTGAAATTTTGGTTGTTTAAATTCCGATAGTAAGTGTGTGGCTAATAAGTTTTTTACATAAAGGATGATACCATGATTAGTGCAAGTGATTTCAAGAAATGCTTACAGAGTACAATTGAACCTTTTATTAAAAGGGTTGCTAACCAACAAGATACAAGCTTTGAAAACATTTCAAACCTAGCAAGAAATGTTGATATGTGTCTTTATCGTAATTTCGGAGATGAAGATTTAATTGTAAAAGGTGTAAGTACAAGAAAAGACCAAGTTACAGATTTAATGCAATATTTTGAAAATCTCATAGAAGTTACTTCTGATAAAGATATTTCTGATAATGTAAAAGAAAACTATAAGATTAATAGTGAAAAATATAATAATTTAAAAGTTAAGTTTATGATTGACCATTTCTCAAAGAAAATATTCCAATATTGCATTGAGAAATATGAACTTGAAGAACCAACTAATGAAGTTGATTTTGGTGATAGTGGTGAAGTTGAAAATGCTATAAAAGAGTATCGTAACGATAAAGATGTTGATGGATTAAGAACAAAAATAACAGGCTTTCTTATAAGCTGGTTAACTTCCAATAAAGAAAATGTAAATGAAAAAGCAGTTAAACAAACTGTAGATAAAATCGTTGAGGTAATTACAAAAATTAACAGTTAATACCCTCTTGATTTCGTGCCTTCTTCCATGATATTATAAGTCATGGAAGAACAAGCACTATTAAATCAAATTAGAAAAGCCTATGATGATAACATTAGGCCGTTAATTAATATTAATGACATGGAATCTGATAAGATTAAAGCATTAATAAGAAAATTAACTTATCAAATTACTGGCAATGAAGATGTTTTAGTTTCCAGTAAATATAATAAACAATTCAAAGAAATATTAGATAATTACTTTGATTTATGTGAACGACTGAAAACTTCAAATGATCTGAATTGCTTGTTTGAAGAAATGGAAGAAGAAATGTTATTTAAAATAGATGATGAAATCAAAGAAGAATTTGAAGATAGTATTCAAAACCCAAGTGTAAAAATTGAAATACTAAACGCTATTCTTCTAGGAGTTTTCTATACCTTCTGTCTTACAGCATCTGGATTTGATATAGAATTTTGAAAATAGTTGGAATTTTGCCAACTTAATTACCGATCTAATAACAGGAGAACAAAACATGATTAATAGCATGGCAGATAACTTATTTGAAATTTCACACGAAAATGGTGTGATTCCAACTAAGAAAATATTCCAAGAAAAATATAAAGATGAATTGGCTAAAATAGGCACTCCAATTGTGGTTACTTTAAAACCACAAGAAGATTGCGAAATGCTATCATCAAATAGAAATATAGCAAAGATAATTGAAAAACATGGGGGAGAAGCCATTCATGGTTATATTTGCTGGCTAGGGGCAAAAGAACTTTATTTAAACTTTGAACCACATATTATCTATAAATCTCCAACAGGTGAAATTTATGACCCAACACCACAAGAAGATAAAGAAGATGAATTACTCTTTATAATGATTGATGGCAAACACCCACTTGATAAAAGAAATCCCGCTAAATATGTTCCTCTATCACAAGAACCAGAAGTAATAATCTTCTGCAAACTTAATAATGAATTGTTTGATTGGATTTACAATAACTCCGTCTATGATGAAGAAAAAAATAAGTTTACTTGGGAAGATAATCACGAACACCAAATATGCGAAGCTGGCAGAAACATTGGCGGTCTTTTATTGATGCACTACCTCAGTACCTTGATTAAAGGTTAATCACATGGACGAAGAACGCATTACAATTAAACAACTTAATGAACAAATGTTCAACGCTGTATTAGAAGATAATATAAACAAAGTAGAAGAATCATTAGACTTTGGTGCAAATAATTTTACCAATTGTATAAAGTTTGCAGCACACTACGGAAGATTGTTTATATTAAAATCATTAGTCGAAGTTGGTAGCTTTGATGCAAAACAACTAGAACCAGCTTTGAAGGAAGCGGTTAAAAATAACCAAACAGATATAGTAAGATACTTAACTGATAACTTCAAAGGTATAGAATGTAAAAAAGCAATAGAACTTGCTACTGGTGAATGTCTAACTATTCTTTTAGACTATCACAAACAACCACCAGATAAACCTTTCTTTTTTAAATTCTAAAGGATATTACAATGGCTAAAAAAATTAACCTCTCTCAAGTAGAAAGATTCTTGATTGCAAATGACAATGCTATCACTAAAGATGAAGCACTTGATAAAATTAAGAAACACCCAAAAGGTTTCTTTAACTTACTTAAAAAAACTTTGACTCACTCTTATCAAATAAAACGAGAAACTTGGGTTGACTTCATTGTGGAATTTCTAAGTTTAAATTCTACAGAAGTACCAGAAAATGAAGTGAATGATTTCTTACATAAGCTTACATATGGATATGCTGGTAGAAACCACCAATTCTCTAAAGATGAATTAAATAAACTAATTTCTGCGTTTATTAAGTATGATAAGATTTCCTTTGCATTTTTAGATTATTTTGAAAAAAATAGATTTAACATTGGTTCAAAAAAAGAAAGTAATCTTGAAAAAGAATTGCTTAGTATGCCACTTGAGAAAATAATAAAACACATTAGTACAAGATATCTTGCAAATTACATAAACAATGTGTATGGTAGTAAAAAATGGAAGGAATTAGAAGAATATGCAATTAAAAATAAATCACCATATATCATGTCTCTTGTAGATAATTCATATAAGTTAATAGAAAAATTTATCATTAAAGATTTTGATTTAGAAATTACAAATTCAAAAGATGCACAAGAATTAATTAGTTATATGCGACATTCACCTAATGCAATTTTGAGTTATGATTTTATTAAAAATAGTAAAAAATTAGAACCTCAATTATTAGCAAGATTAACTTTAGCTTATTGTAAAGATAAAAGAATACCAGAGTTTGAACACTTGCTAAGTAATGATATAACAAGCATGGTTGAATACCATGAAATTGCTTTTCAAATTAATAAAACCACTTATAGATCATCTGGTAACTGGGAAAGATGGGAAGTCCTAGAGAAAGAACTGTTTGCATCTCATCTGTGCAATGATAACGATGATGTGTATTCTTATTTATCAAGAGTAATTTCAAACAAAAAAAATAACCGCATAGAATTATTTGAAAAATCAGTCATTGAAGAATTAAAGAAAGTAATTACATTTAATCCTTATGGAGATGAAAATAAAGTAAGTAACTTTTTCCAAAATATAAGATACTATGTTGATAGTACAAAAGCTTCAAGTTTCAATGACAAAATAGCAGACTTAATAGTTGAATCTTCTAATGCAAAACTATTATCTTATTTAATTAGAAATAAAGAAATTAAATTTGGTAATTCTAAAAGCGATAAATTAAAAAAACTTATTCTTACTGATAGATTAGCATCAATGGAATATGCACTAGCATTAGATATTAGATTCAAAGAAGCAGAGACAAATATAAACTCTGTTGATGATGATATTAAATCCAATTACAAGCACCATATTGAAAGATTTAAACAAAGAATAACAGAAAAACAACAATACTATGTTAGAAGTTTGGTTGCTAATAGAATTAAAAAGGAACAAACCTTTTTTAAATTTTAAAAAAGTTGAAACTTTGTTATAATTTTTACCGATATAGTAATAGGTGTGAAGGATAAATAATGTTAGAACCTTTTCAAAGGAGGATAGTAGAATGTCAACAACAACTGAAATGCCTGTGTCTGTGAAAACAGATGTCTGTGAAAGAGTAGAAGTAGCAGTAATGAAACAGTTAGGCACACCGCCTAACTTTATGAAGGCCAAAGCAATTAATGTCTTTGGTAATCATTACAGAGTTAATGTTTATGTTGTGATTGATGGCGATTGCCTTGTGAAAAGATCAAGCATTGCCTACTCATACCTTGTCCTTGCAGATAAAGAAGGAAAGTTAATTGATTCTCAACCAGAAATTATAAAAATGTTTGAATAACATATCTTACACTAATCAAAAAGCTCGCTTGTTTATACAAGTGAGCTTTTTCCATATCATTAAACCTTTTAAAAATTAAAAAACCTTCCATATCAGCACCTTCCATATCAGCAGCTACATATCATCACCACATATCATCACCGCATATCAGCAGGCATAATCTTATAAAATTATCTGATCCTGTTTGTCCCGTAGCTCCAGTAGTACCAGTTGCACCAGTCTCACCTGTCTAACCTGTCTCCAGTATGTCCAGTCTCACCTGTAGCTCCAGTTGAACCTGTAGCACCAGTTAAACCATTAAAATAAACTTATAAACTTATAAACTTATAAGTTTATAATTTAACTTCTGACGCACGAGTCCCAATACGCCACGAGTCCCTGATCCTGCTCCTGCTATGCTCCTCCAGTCTAACGGTAGCTCCAGTGCGACCTGGAATTCCTAATAAAATAATCTTATAAGATTATGATAATATCAATCAACTCCTGTACGCCAAAATGTTTTACCGACATCGACCATTTTCGTGGAATCAAGAAAATGGTTATACTACCTAATAAATTAAAATAATTTTGTGAAATCTTTTTAAATGCCAACGAATAATAAGTAGTAAAACAAAAAGTAAGTGTTAATACTAAGGAGCAAAAACATTGACGCAATAAAACTAATCATTGAAAAGACATTAAACTTGGCAAAATCATTGTTAAACATTAGTTCTACTTGGAAAAATGCCATAAAAAGAAAAAGTATGTCTAAAAAAGCAAGAGAAATTATGAATGATCATGGATTGGAAGAATGGAATCTTGTAATTGATAATGCCAGAAGTAGACTAGGTTGCTGTAAATATAACAAAAAAACAATTACACTTTCTAAACGCCACTTAGATTTAGATAAAGAATGTGAAATCATTGACACAATTTTGCACGAAGTAGCTCACGCCCTTGTTGGCCCAAATCACTGGCATGATAATGTTTGGAAATCTATGTGTGTTAAAATTGGAGCAAAACCAAACCGTTGCAAGTCTGTAAGTGATGATTTTCACAATGATGCACCATTAGTTGCTGAGTGCTGTAATAAAAAGTTCTATCGTTATAAGAAACCAGCGAAAATTTTTACTTATAGATGTCCTGCCTGTAAGCTTCCTATTACCTTTAAGAAAAAATAATTTTTATAAGTTCAAATCTCCGCCTGAAAAAACATTATAAGTTTATAAAATATAAACTTATAAACTTATAAGTTTATAAACTTATTGCACGGATGTACTTATAATTTTATTGCACGGATGTACTTATAAATTTACTGCACGGATGTACTTATAACTTTAACTGAATTTATTTATTTAAATATTAAGTACATCCGTGCAATGGGACAACGGGCAATGGGACAACGGGAAATTTTAAGTACATCCGCACAATAGGAAATAAACTTATGGTTTATGATTATCAAGTACATCCGTGCAATAGGAAATAAACTTATAGTTTATGATTATCAAGTACATCCGTGCAATAGGAAATGTAAGTTTATAAACTTTGTAATGTTAAAATATTTTCAAAATAAAAAAAAATAGTTGAAAATGGGTGAGGTTTCAAACCGATAGGTTAATATCAATTAGTTTTCATGCCGATTGCAAATGACAGATTAATTGATAGTATAGATTTTAATATCAGTTAGTTTTCATGCCGATTAGAAACGGCAGATTAATTGATAGTCATGTCTCATGTCTTAGAAGGATTAGAAACGATGAGTAATTTTTTCAGCAGAGAAGCTAGGACTACTAAGTATCGTTTACTTAGGGAAATATTCGTTAATACTAAAGGTGAAGCATCTTTTGAACATTGCCATAAATCATTGGCAGCAGTTGGCATTGTAGTATCTAAGGCAGACTGGAGTGCTATCAAACACCAGTATAAAAATGCTATCGCAGCAGGTGAAACACCAATACCTGCACCTGCACCAATACCTGTAATGGAAGAACCTGCTCCTGCTCCTGTAATGGAAGAACCTGAACCTATGGATGAACCTGAAATGGAAGAATTTGTTCCTGCACCTGCACCTAAAAAAGCAGAATACCCTGAGTGGGTTAAAGCTAAATTTATGCACCAGATTGACCCTCATTTTACCTTTGATACCAATCTTAAAAATTATCTCAATGGCATTGAACAAATGTCGAGAGATGACTTTGCAGCAGGCAAACCTAGTGCAGCTATCAGGTTGGTTGGCCATCAAGGTTGTGGTAAAACCAGCATGGCAATTCAGTTTGCAGCTAAAACCAAACGCCCATGTGTCATAATCGACTGCATGACACTTAGAGAAGGGCTAAGTTTATTCGGTAATAAAACAGTAGATAAAGATGGTCTTAAATGGGTTAATAGTTTATTCGTCAATGCAATACGAATACCCCGCATGGTAATCGTAATGGATGAAATAAACAGATTATCCCCTATGACCATGAATACTTTATTGCCTTTGCTAGATTCTAGGGGTGAAACATATCTTGACGAAAGCAAAGAGGAAATAAAGGTTGCAGCAGGCGTGACGATTTTCAGTACCTGCAATGAAGGATCGCAGTTTACTGGAACGGATCAAATGGACTCCGCTTTATGCGATAGATTTTGTGATTTGATTCCTATCAATTATTTATCAGAACCTGATGAAAGTTTGCTCCTGCAAAGAAAACATGGTCTTGATAAAATTAGATCGGATAAGCTTGCATTGGTTGCAAAAACGGTCAGGGCTAAATTTATGGCTAGTGAAGTTTATACTAAAAGCATAAGCACCAGATTGCTGGAAAACGCAGCTAAAAAGCTTGCTAAAATTGGTGCTTGTTCTCTTGAGTATTCTCTTGTTAGCCATTTTGTTGACGATGGTAGCAAAGATTCGGAAAGATCAAAAATTCGGGAATTGCTTAAGGGTTCAGGACTTTCAGAGTAGTTGTTTCAAAGCCCTGCCAATGTGGTGGGGCTTTACCTTTTTACTTTTTTCAAATGAGGATAATATGAATACTAAGACTAAAGAAAGCATCGTAATCGGACAAGAAATTTTGGCAGAATTGACCAAAACCGCAAACCTTTTATCAAATGGTTGCGAGGGTGATAAAGAGAAAACCTTGTCGGTTGGATTTAAATCTACAACAGATCGTACAGATTTAGTTGCTGATCTATCTAAGTTTACAGCAGAAGATGGAAGCTTGGTTCTTAATGATAAAGCTTTATCTGAGGAAAAGGGTAGAATCTTGACTAGACAAGAATTACTCAAAACCACTACGCAACATGAACGAATGACGCTTAGTGGATTTTCAGAAGAATCTACTGAGTTAGCTACACCTGAGATAAAAACAATCTTTAATGGTGTATCTGCTAAAAATGCAATTGATAGTGTTAAAGAAAAATGGTCAGGCTTTGCACCTGAGATTGAATCTTTTAAAGATTCTATTGGTCAGGATATTTCAGTTACCAAAGAATCTAGAATGGAAGAAAAGGTAGAATCCATAATCGAAAAATGGACACTACCAAATTCTAACATTGATTTTGGTGATACTGGCCTTGGCGAACACTTTGAAGATTTTGAAAAGATTCTCGATCATGTAGCTGAAGAATTTAAAAAGCCAACGGCAAAAAACGAGAGGTTAAAAATCTCAAAAAGAATCTACGATGAAATCGCTTCTAGGATTACAGAAGTAGAAGATGAAACGCCTGAAACACCTGAAACGCCAGAAGGTGAAGATGAAACGCCTGAAGCACCTGAAGGTGAAGGTGAAGGTGAAGGTGAAGGTGAAGGTGAAGGTGAAGGTGAAGGTGAAGGTGAAGGTGAAGGTGAAAATCCTGAAGGTAAAAAGCCTTTAAGAGATTCTAAAAACATTGGAGATAGAATTATTGAACGACCTGATAATTCTGCAAGCCCACAAGGTTTTCAGGATCTAAAGGCAAACAACGATACTCCAAAAGATATTCCCTCATCCGCTGAAGCTTATGACCCTGCAAAAATAAAAGTAAGGGTTCATAAGTTTAAACCAACAAATAGAGACAAGGAAACTTATCGTAGTTTTATGATTACCAATCGCAGAATGATTGAAGCTATAAAACAATCGTTTGCTTTTAAATCGGTTCACTTGTCTAGACCAAATTTTGGCAAGACAGTCGGTGATCTTGATATCAACGGTTTACACAAATTTCATATGGGTGAAAAGATTCGCCTGTTTGAAGAAAAGGAAATCCCCAAGGGTAAGAAATATACCATTGGAATTTTACTAGACCAATCAGGCAGTATGTGTGGAAGTAAGATAAAAGATGCTTCTACAGTTTGCCTTGCTTTAGTGGAAGCTATAAAAAGCATAAAAGGAATCGACCTAGTAGTTTATGGACACTCCGCAGATCGTGGCGAAGGTAACACACTAGAGATGATTCCTTATTATCAGAAGGGTGCTGATAATACCATTGGACTAGCAAATGCACAAGCATTGTCAAACAATGCAGATGGATTTGCTGTCCGATTTATATCAGAGAGAATGTTGGAAACCAATCCTGCAAATGCAAACAGCGTACACCACCTGTTTGTCATCTCAGATGGTCAACCAGCAGCAATCTGCTATGCGGGAAACAATGGTATTAGACACACGGCTAAATGCGTGAAACAGTCTACCGAAAGAAAGATTAATGTTTTTGGAATTGGCATTCAAAACGCCTTTGACAATTCCGTTGGCACTTCTCTTTACGGTTCGGGAAATTATGTAATCCTAAAGGATACAATTAGTTCTTTACCTTTGCTTTGCCGAGAGATCAAAAAACTAATTACATCTTGATTTTAAACTTAATACCCCATGCCAATAAAATGGTATGGGGTATTTTTTCGTTTACATATCAGCATCTTGCATATCATCAACCGCATATCAGCATCTTCCATATCAGCATCACATATCAGCAATTCCATATCAGCACTATTTAATACAATCATTGTCTCTTTTTAGTAGTGTTCAGGCATAGCAGGTTCAGGTAGGTTCAACGCCAGCAGGTTCAGGCGTAGCAGGTTCAGGCAGGTTCAACGCCAGCAGGTTCAACGCCCAGCAGGTTAAGGCGTAGCAGGTTAAGGCGTAGCAGGTTAAGGCGTAGCAGACACAGCAGGTTCAACGCCCAGCAGGTTAAGGCGTAGCAGGTTAAGGCGTAGCAGGCACAGCAGGTTCAACGCCAGCAGGTTAAGGCGTAGCAGGCACAGCAGGTTCAACGCCAGCAGGTTCAACGCCCAGCAGGTTAAGGCGTAGCAGGTTAAGGCGTAGCAGGCACAGCAGGTTCAACGCCCAGCAGGTTCAACGCCCAGCCAGCAGGTTAAGGCACAGCAGGTTCAGGTAGGTTCAACGCCCAGCAGGTTAAGGCGTAGCAGGCACAGCAGGTTAACGCCCAGCAGGTTAAGGCGTAACAGGATAAGCTTAAAATTAACGATCTATACTAAAGACGACTAAAGACTCAACCAATAAACAAAGTTCTTTAAAACGCAATCTAATGCGATCTTTTAATTCAAACTAATAATAAAGATTACTTAATTACTAAACATTAAAATCAATTTAATTAAACTTATTAATAAAGTTTACCAAGTTTATAAACTTATTATCATAAACTTATTTCACATTGCACGGATGTACTTAAGAATTATAAATATAAACTTATTTCACATTGCACGGATGTACTTAAGAATCATAAACCATAAACTTATTTCCTATTGCACAGATGTACTTAAGATTTCCGATTGCACGGATGTACTTAAGAATCATAAACTATAAACTTATTTCCTATTGCACAGATGTACTTACAAAATAATTTATGTCCCAGAATTGTGTCCCATTGCACGGATGTACTTAAGAATTATAAACTATAAACTTATTTCCCATTGGACGGATGTACTTAAGGTCACAATTTGTGACCTTAAACTTTATTAAGTACATCCGTGCAATACGAAATAAAACAAAATAAGCTTTTCCTTATTGCACGGATGTACTTAAAACAATTCAACTTAATAACTTATTGCACGGATGTACTTATAAACTTATTGCACGGATGTACTTATAAACTTATTATACGGATGTACTTGTAAACTTATTTTTTTATAATTACATCCGCCTGCAAGTACATCCGCACAATAGGAAATAAGCTTATCCTAAAGTACATCCGCACAATAGGAAATAAGCTTATCCTAAAGTACATCCGTACAATAAGAAATGTAAGGTTATAAACTTTGTAATCTTAAAATACTTTTAAAATAAAAAAAAATAGTTGAAAATGGATCAAAATTTAAACCGATACAACAATAGTAATTTGTTGCCCCTTTATTTAACTGAAAGGTTATGTCATGGAAACATTTGATTTGATGCCAGATGTAATGGGTTTCGATGTTAAAGCACTAGGATTGCCAATGTTTTTCACGGATGATATCGTTGAAGCCGTGTATTTTGATAAAAACAATAATAAGGCACACATATTCGGAACTAATGAGGAAGTGAAAGAAACATTATTAAAGGCAGGGTATAAGTTATACCTTGGTAAACTGCCTTTTAATTGTGAAGATGATGATGAAAATTAATATTTTCAAAATAAAAAAAAATAGTTGAAAATGGATCGAGTTTCAAACCGATATACCAATAAGCTTATCACACCACAGGGTTTTGTTGCCATGTGGTTTTTTGTTGTTTTTTTTAAATTTAGGAGTTTGATTATGAGTTTTTTCAGCCGTGAAGCAAGAAGCGAAAAGTACAAATTACTTAGGGAAGTAATGGTAAACTCAAAGGGTTTGGCAAGCTTTGAAGCTTGTCATAAGACTTGCCAAGATGCTTGTATCGAAATCACAAAGGCTGAGTGGTCAGCAGTAAGACATCAGTATAAGGAAGCAGTTAAAGCTGGTGAAACACCAGTAGCACCAGTTAAACCAGTAGTTGTTGTTCCAGTTGCACCAGTTGAAGAAGAAAACTTTATGGAGGATATTGAGAGTATGAGTGAATACGATGATGGCCTAGATGATGGTTATGAAGTGCCAAAAGATGCTGAATTGGAATCAGCACCAGTTGCAGTTAAACCAGCACCAGCACCAGTTGTTCCCAAGGTTGCACCAGTAGTTGCACCAGTTCCAATACCAACAATTGATCCCCACTTTACCTTCAACCCAAAGTTGAAGGAATATTTGAATGGGATTGAAAAGTTATCTCGCAGGGATTTCGCAGCGGGTAAACCTAGTGCAAAGATTCGTTTGGTCGGCCCTGCTGGATGCGGGAAAACAATGCTGGCCTTACAATTTGCTGCCAAGGCAAAAAGACCAGCAGTAATAATTGATTGCCCTACCTTGCGTGAAGCCAAAGATTTGTTTGGTTTCAAAACAGCGGATGACAAGGGAATACGATGGATTTATTCCCAATTTGTAAACGCTATTAGAGTGCCAAGGATGGTAGTCATCTTGGATGAAATCAACCGCCTTAGTCCAATGGCAATGAATACTTTTCTTCCCATGGCAGATTCAAGGGGGCAAACTTTTCTCGATGATACTGGCGAGTTTATCACAGTTGCAGCGGGAGTTACATTCTTTGCTACGATGAATGAAGGATCGCAATTCACGGGAACAGATCAAATGGATGGTGCAATTAGTGATCGGTTCTCCGATATAATCGAAGTCGATTATCTCGATGAAAAGGATGAAAGCTTGCTATTGCAGCGTAAGCATGGCCTAGATGCTGCAAGGTCAGATAAGCTTGCAATGATTGCCCGAACAGTTCGTGCAAAACATAAAGCTTGCGAAGTTTACACCAAAAGCTTAAGTACCAGATTGCTGGAAAACGCAGCTTCCAAGCTTGCAGTAATCGGGAATAGCAGTTTGGAATTTTCTATCGTGAACCATTTTACAGATGATGGTTCTAAGGAATCCGAAAGGGCTAAAATTCGGGAGTTGTTGAAGGGTGCGGGATTAGCCTAGTAAACCTTTTAAACCCCTCTAATCAAAGAATTAGGGGGGTTAAATTTGATTGTGGTAATCAAGCTTGCAAATGTTTTGCAAGCTTTTTGTTTTTGTAGTTTTTTAAAGGATGATTGAACATGAGTAATAACAAAGATGTTGGCATGGATATTCTTAGGGAATTGGCAAACACCGCCAATTTAATCCAGAACAGTTCAGATGGATCAGAAAAGAATATTGAAGTTCGGTTCACACAAGCTACTGGTGCAAGTGCTTCAAACAGTATCGTGATTGATGCTGGTAAATTTATTAGTGCTGATGGCAAAAAGGTCGAACAAGTAGAACAGGCCATGCTTGAAGAAAAGGGTAGAATACTTGCGAAGCAAGAAATGCTAAGAAGCAAGACCAGCAAAGAGAAAATGTCAGTAACAGGATTTACCAGTCAAACTGGTGACATGGTAAGTAAAACAGGCATTAGTATTTTCAACGGAATCTTGACCAAAAATAGCTTTGATAAAGTCAAAGAAAAGTGGACTGGTTTCACACCAGAAGTTGAAGCTTTTCAAGAATCTATTTCATGCGAAAAACAAGTGAACCAGAAAACTAGCATGACAGAAAAAGTAAACGCAATCATGGAAAAGTGGACATTGCCACAATCAGAAGTAGACTTTGGTGATACTGGTATCCAAGAACATTGGGAAGAATTTAAAGAGATTCTTGACCATGTTTCCGAGGATTTCAAAGTCAATCATAGTCCAGAGGGATATGAAAGACTGGAAGTCGCAGAACGAATCTACAAGACGATTAAGGACAAAATAATCGAATTGGAAGAAGAAGAAAAACCACCAGCACCACCAGCACCACCAGCACCACCAGAAGATGGTGAAGGTGAAGATGGCGATGGTGAAGGTGGTGAAGGTGGTGAAGGTGAAGATGGTGAAGGAGAAGCTGAAGGTGGCGATGGTGAAGGTGAAGGAAAAGATAAAAAGTGCAAGGGCCATGGTTCGCCATTTAAAACACCTGCTGAAAGACTCTTAGATTCGCCAGTACCAGAAGAACATTCACCAGTTCTTGCAGAGTTAAACAAGCTTTCCTCTGGTGATGAAAAACCAGAAGAAGTAAAACTCGAAGAACCAGAAGCCAAGGAAGGTGATCCAGCCAAGGTCAAGTATCAAGTTACAAACGCTAGGATGAAGCCAAAAACCAAAGATGCTTACCGAGATTTTCTAATAAAAAATCGCAGAGCAATCGAAGCTATTAAAAATAGCTTTGCGTTTAAATCGGTAAAGCTTGCAAGGCCAGACTTTGGTAAAACGCTTGGCGATCTCGATGTTAATGGACTTCATAAATTTCAAATGGGTGAAAAGATTCGCCTATTTGAGACAAAGGAAGTGCCTAAAGGAAAACAGTACACCATTGGATTATTGCTTGACCAGTCAGGCAGTATGATGGGCCGAAACATTACAGATGCAAGAACAGTTTGCTTGCAGCTTGTCGAAGCCATAAAAGGCATTAGGGGCATAGACTTAGTTGTTTATGGTCATACCGCTGATTCTGGTGGAGTTGCCAATGTTGTCCAAATGTTCCCATATTTTGGGAAAGGTTTCGACAACACTAAAAACTTGGCAGTTGCAGATGGAATTGCAAACAATGCAGATGGATTTGCCGTGAGGTTTATATCTCAAAAAATGATAGAAACCAATCCAGCAAATGCTAACTCGATTCATCATCTGTTTGTTATTTCAGATGGTCAACCAAGTGCTAACTGTTACGATGGAAGTCTAGGAGTAAATCACACAAACAAATGTGTAGTTGAAGCTAGAAAATCGGGAGTTGGAGTATTCGGAATCGGGATTGCTAATGCTTTCGATCATCGAATAGGCGACAAGCTTTACGGCCAAGGTAACTGGGTTACGCTTGCTGATACGATGTCATCCCTGCCACTACTTTGCAGGGCCATCAAAAAGTTAGTTACTAAATAAACTTATCTCCCCTTGCACCAATTAACATGGTGCAAGGGGATTATTAAACCTACATAAATGATTCGTTATTGCTGGTGACAATCATTTACAACCATTTACTTCCAGCTACGAGGATTAATGTTATGGAAGCTGAAAATTATAACTATGCTGGTGATTGCTTTCCTGTTGCTGAATGGATTGCATTAGATTCCAAAAAAGATGCAATCGAGAAAACAATCGAAGTTCTCAAAGAGAAGTTGAAGGAAATTAAAGTTAAGCTGGTCGATCATGTTGAAAAGAACCACCTTGACCCAGTAGAATTAAAAAAGCTGGCCAAGTAAATAAACCTAATCCCCTACACCACTAAAAATGGTGTAGGGGATTTTTTCGTTTCCATATCATCACCAGCATATCATCACCCGCATATCATCACCCGCATATCATCACCCGCATATCATCACCCGCATATCATCACCAGCACCCACACAATGCGTCTATTTTCAACGATCTCTTGCTAAGATGAGTCTTAGGTCAAGTAAAGAACAAACGCTTTAAAACACAATGTAATGCAATCCCTATTGCACAGATGTACTTAGGATTTACCATTGCCGTAAGATTTCCTATTGCACAGATGTACTTAGGATTTACCATTGCCGTAAGATTTCCTATTGCACAGATGTACTTAAGAATCATAAACCATAAGCTTATTTCCCATTGGACGGATGTACTTAAGAATCATAAACCATAAACTTATTTCCCATTGGACGGATGTACTTAAGAATTATTATCATAAACTTATTTCCTATTGCACAGATGTACTTAAGAATCATAAATTATAAAATATTTTCTAAATAGATGAAAATGGCACAGCTTTTAAACCGATAATACATTAGACAAACAAAGTGATTCGTTATTGCTGGTGACAATCACTTATAAACAATCAATGCCAGCTATGATGGAGATAGTGCTATGAATGAGATTTTTATCGCAGTCCAGAAGGTATTTGGAGAAAAAGAAGAAAAGCTTAACACGGGTAATCATAAAATTGATTGCTCGATAACAATCCTTGATAATATTTCTGGTGATATCCAGAACATTGATGTTTCTGGTTCAATCAATAAAGGCGAAGATTACGAGAGGACTGGTACTGTCTCTGTAAGCATCTATGAGTTTGCTGCTGCATTTGCTGCCGAGTTTGGTAGCTATGGTGATGAAGCAGTCGAGAAGGCTGCGAAGGCCATGGCTGCAATGCTTGAGAAAAAAGAAGATGGTAAGCTGGTAATCCTGTCAAAGAAAATGAAAGCAAAGATGGATACAATCAAAGAAGTCTTTGCCGAAACGATACCAAAGGTATCGGTATCAGGCAAGCAAACTGTAAAGGTGCAGGCCAGCTTTGCCGAGATCGAATCATCCAAGGCCATGTAAACCATGTAAGTAAACTTAATACCCTACACCAAACAAAATGGTGTAGGGTATTTTTTTGTGCCTAGTGTTTCCCATTGCACAGATGTACTTAAGATTTCCTATTGCACAGATGTACTTAAGATTTCCCATTGCACAGTTGTACTTAAGATTTCCTATTGCACAGTTGTACTTAAGATTTCCTATTGCACAGTTGTACTTAAGATTTCCTATTGCACAGTTGTACTTAAGATTTCCTATTGCACAGTTGTACTTAAGAACAATCTTATAAAATATTTTTTAAATAGTTGAAAATGGCACAGCTTTTAAACCGATAGTACAGTAAGCAAGTTATAAACATTGCTGATGATGTTAGTCATTGCTGGTGACTTAATCATTTATAAACAACCAATTCCAGCTATGTTGGAGATAATCATGAAGGCAGTTATTGTAAAGACTTCTGGCGAAATCATTGAAGTTCAGGCTGAAGGCCTGAAAGAAATTCAAAGAGCAGTTGGTGGCTACATAGAAGCCATCGAAGCTGGCAATATTGGTTCTGGGTTTGTTAATGAAGAAGGCAAGCTTAAAGGCTTGCGTGATAATATAATTGCTACGGCTGTTTGGCATCGTGCTAATAAGCTAACTAAGTTTAATGACTACCTTGTAGGTGATGTTTTGTTCTGTGGTATACCTGATGATGAAGGTAATAGTCAGGATATTACCGAACAGTTTAGTGAGTTTATCAAGAACATAAGGTCAACCTTCCTTAAAGAGTTAAGCGAAATCTTTGAGAGACATACATGAGCAAAGTAATAAACTTAATACCCTACACCAGTTTGGTGTAGGGTATTTTTTTGTGCCTAGTGTTTCGTATTGCACGGATGTACTTAGGACTGGGACTGGGACTGGGACTGGGACTGGGACTGGGACTGGGACTGGGACTGGGACTGGGACTGGGACTGGGACTGGGACTGGGACTGGGACTGGGACTGGGAACTAGCTACACAAGTAGTATGAATATATTTCATTATCATAAAAAATAATTGTTGCAAAATTAAAAATTAATAAATTAAAAATAAAAAACATTAGAGAGTTGGGTACTCCCTATATAGCCTGTGGTATCATCACTCCCTTTGTTTGTTTAATGAACTATATTTTTTGGTGTGTGCTGTGTTGTTGCAAAATTGGATACTAAGTAAATGTATATTAGTGTACAAAAAAGTAGTATTTATAAAAAGAGGTTTGGTAAAAAAAAGGGCGGTGATATTTTTTCAGGTTTGACAAGGTTTAATAAAATTCAGTATATTAAAAGAAAGGAGTTAAATATGAGTAAATTAGAAATTAAAGATTTAAACGAAGAGTGGAGAGAAGTGGCTGGATTTGAATCATATTTAATTAGTAATTTCGGCAGGTTAAAAAAGTTGTATTTTAAAGACAGAGAGAAGATCTGTATTCAACACTATACAGATAAAGGTTACCAGTATTGTTATCTGCATAAGTTAGGCAAGTCGCATAAGATGAAGGTTCATCGTTTGGTGGCAATTGCATTTATACCTAATCCAAATGGATATGATCAAGTAAATCACAAGAATGGTATAAAAGGTGATAACGAGATTGGGAATTTAGAATGGTGTAGTAATTACATGAACACAAGGCATGCGATAGAAGAATTAGGATTCAGGAGTGGTAAGAAAGGAGTGGTAAAATTAAGTATAGAAGGTGAGTTTATAGAAGAGTACGAGTCATTAGAGGTTGCTGAAAAAGAAAGTGGATGTAGAAAGGCAAATATATCAAGTGTTTGCAGTGGAAGAAAGAGTTTTAATACATCAGGTGGTTTCAAGTGGATGTATTCAGATGATTGGCGTTGTTAGATTTTATTCAGGAGGGGTTTTTGTTTTTAAATGTTTATTAATTAATCTTTTTATTTGTGGTGTTTTATTTGCGTAATATTGATTTAGTATTTTTGCGGTATTTTCTTTTTTGGGATATGATTTGCTAAGCATTAACTTAATAGAATCATAAGTAAGTTTACTTATATTTTTTTCTCCTAATATTTTAGCAATTATTTCTAGTTTTAAAGGTCTGCCCTCTAATTTTGTAATCAAATTTTGAATATTTCTACTTTCAAGTCTATTTATGTTATCTGTTCCTAGCAAGGTTGCTATTTTTTCTGTGTCGTTTGAATCATAAAGTAACGCTTCGATACCACTCTCAGGAACGAGATTTAAGCTAGAAAGTTCTGTTTCTTTTTGGATAATTAGTTCTGCTATTTTGTCTTTGTCTTTTGCCTTATTCATCAAATGCCAAATACTCGAGGTCCATGGATCATGAAGTTTTGTTTTATATTTTATAAGTAGTTCTGCCATTTTGTCTTTATCGGTTGCATTATCAAGCAATGTAACAATATCATTGTTTTTAAGTTTACTAATGTTATCTTTTTTATCTTTTTTATCTTTTTGTAATAGTTCTGCTATTTCTTCTTTATCGGTTGCATTATCAAGCAAATTAAAAACATCAATACCATTAAGTTCTTGTTTCTTTTGTATAATTAACTTTGCCATGTTGTCTATATTGTCTGTATCGGTTGCGTATTTAAGCAAATATGCAACATTCGCATAAGAAAGCTTGTTAAAATCAAATTCATTTATATTTTTTAATAATATATTAACTTCGCTTGGTGTAAATTTAAATTCGTCAGTTCCAATAGTTTTTTCTATTTTAGTTTTTGTGACATCTTCATATCTTTTATATAATTTAGAATCAATCATTTCAACTTGTTCATCAGACAAACCAACTCCAAAGCCAATATACTTATTTTTTAAATCAGGTGGTAAAAATTTAAATTGGTTGTCGGTTAGTGGTCGGTTTTGTCTAACATAAATATTTAAGTACATATCTTTTTCATCAAAAGGTAAGTTTTCAAATTCTTCATCAGAAATACCATTTATGAATTTTTTGTATAGTTCTTCTTCTTTAATTCCAAGAGGCTTGCTGATAAATATATTTTCTTTATTAGTTAATTTAGGTTCTAGTTTTAATATATCATTCCATGACATTTGTTGATCACCAATATTTTGTGCAGAAGTTACAATGTATTGTTGATCATCTTTATTTTCAGGTTTAGCATATTTTATTACTTGGATTACGAAGAAGTGATATTCATCAGTGAATGTTCCTCCTTTAAATGTTTCAAGTTCTTTATTGGTTCGTTCCTTGTTTTTTACAAAATAGAATGATGGTTTATGTGTTCCAAATCTATAGTGATAAAACATATTACTTGCATCGGTTCGGGCAACACACCAAGAATATGGAACATTGCCTTTGTAAGTAACGCATGCTTGAGGAGTATCTGCGTAATAAATTATCAGGTCGTTATCTTCATAAATTGGTATTGCGTCTACTTTGATATTCTTGTAACTAGTTTTACCAGAAACATCTACTTGGCTTTTCACATAATCAACGAAGTCTTCTAGTTCTTTCCATATTTTAAAAGCATCTATATTGGTTTTATCTTTGATATGTTCAAGATTTGGTATTGGGTCATTTATTTGTTTGTATTTTTTATCTTTGATAGTTTTAAATGTATTGAGGTAATAGTCAACGGCATCTGGTTCTATGCCTTGTTGGATGAATTTTTCTCTTTGAGTTTTGAAGTCCTCATTTAAAAGTTGTTCTTCAGAGAGTATTAGCCAGTTTTTAAAGTTCATGGTATACCTATATAAACTTGTGGGTATACAAATCCTTTTGGATATTTTTCAAATAATTGAATGGTTCTATGCCATCCTTCTGCAAGTGAATATTTAGTACCATTTTTTATTAATATGATTGGTTCTTTAGGAATTGTAATTGCGATTAATTCTTTTTGTTTATCATGTCTTTGTTTATCGTTAGGAACTCCATAAGGGTTTTCTGATCCACCTTTTCTTTCCTTAAAATTACGGATAGTGTTAGTATCAAATATTTCGTAGTTTATAGGAAAATTTGTTTTAAGTTCCCATTTATAATCTTTATATGTTTCTATAAATTCTTCTATTTCTTCAGGTTTAGAATTTTTAATAGTTCTATAAAATAAATCAAATAAGACATATTCAGGAACATGTGGTAATTTTTCTTTAAGGTATCGTAGAAGTCCTTCTCTAGTTTCAGAGAGTAGTAGCCAGTTTTTAAAGTTGATGTGATTATTTGATTCTGAGAAGTCATAAGATGAGAATAATGTAGTTTCTTTTCCTTTGCCATTTTCATAGATTGCTTTTTTAAATCTTTCGTTACTTTCTATTGACAAATCCATTATTGATTTTTTTTGTTTAAAAGTTGGAAGAACAGAAAGATCATTGCTAACATAGATAGTATCGCCTATAAAAGTTACTCTCATCCATCCAGATGCAAAAAGTTCTTCTAGTTTTTTATTATTGTGATAAGCCCAGTTTGAATGGCTACCATATTTTTTAATTGGATGGAAAGTTCCATTAGGGTGAAGCCAAGATGTAGCATTTTCAAAAGTATCCATGGTGTATTTATGCAATAGCGGGGCGAATTAGTTCCGTTTTATTCTATTGTTTCTATCTTAGATGTTATCATTTCAAGTATTTTCTTTTTCCAAGAAATAGCTTTACTGCTTATTTTTCTTTTAATTCCAGTTTTATTACATGCTGATAAAGTTGGTCTACATGCTGGATATTTTCTTTCAGTACCTTTGCCAGCTTTTTTACGGCCACAAGAAACGAGTTTTCCTTTTTTGCTAGCTTTGCAGTCTATCCATCCTTTTCCTTTATTTCTATTGAACCAGCCTCGTAATCCTTTTTCTTTTTCTGATTTAAAGATATCTTCATTTAATTCAGTAGTTTCAGTATTTTCATTTCTTCTAGAATTGCCCCAATTTTTCGCACCTACTTTTCTACATTTAACCAGGGCCCCAGAACCGTAGGCCGAAGGCCACACATGGTATCTGCTTTTTACTTTATGATAGCAAGCATCTCTTTTTTCAAGGAAAACAGTCCATTTTTTAAATTCATGATTGTAATCATAGGGCGAATTAGTTCCGCTTTTATTATTTTCTATTTCGTTAATATATTCAATAAATGTTTTCATAGTTTATTTATGCGGTAGCGAGGCGAATTAGTTCCGCTTTTATTTAATGAAATTATTGTTTTTAAGAAAATTAAAACTATTTTCCCAATGTTCATCAGGTATATTTATAGACCAATTTTTATTTTTAAATAAATATTTAAGATCAGATCCATGGTTTAAATTATATTGATTTAAATTTTTAAGTGCATCAGTTGGAATTGAATCTATAATTAAATCCTTAAAACTATGATCTGTTGACAATTTATGATTAGAATCAAGTAAATTATTTTCTTTTAAATATTCTTTAATTGTTTTCATCGTATTCCTTGTTTTTAATTAATAAGTTCACAGCAAATAATTTTGTTTATATTTACTTATTTGTCATTGTTTTTATGATACTTTTTAGCAATTCCTTGAGCTTCTTTTTCAGATTTGCCACTAGCTAAGACTCTAGCTTTTATAACATCGGCAAAATCAGATTTGCCATCTCCAGTAATATCTTTTTTATGTTTTTTCTTTCCTTCTGTTATAGAGATGAAAAGCATGTTATCTTTTTGTTCTAGCCAATTTAAAAATTCACTCATGATACTCCTTGTTTTAAATTAATAAGTTATTTATGTAATAGCGAGGCAAATTAGTTCCGCTTAGGCAAATAATCTCCAATATTTGATGGCATAGGATTTGATTGCATAGTAGAATCAGGAGATGATGGAATTATTTTTTCTAATAATTTTACAAATTTATCAAACTCAGACTGGGCAAAAGAGGTTACAAATTTTCCTTTTTCTTTATCAAACCATATAATTGCTACACCAATATCAAGAGTTAAAAATTTACATTTATTATTAGCAGTTAAATCTTGAATGCGATTAGCTATTGATTTAAAATTTTCCATGCTAACATCTCTATCAAATACCCAGTATTGTATAGCTTCTTTAGCATCAGGTCTTGCATTTTGAAATTTTTCATTAAAATATTTTAGCTTTTCTTGTTTTAAATTTTCGTATTTATCGTATTTTGATGGGCTAACCATAGCTGGTGGCTCTTGCATATCCATTTGTTCGTTAATTTTTTGTTTTAAGAATTCTTTAAATGTTTTCATAATGTTCCTTGTTTAAAATCAATAAGTTATTTATGCAATAGCGAGGCAAATTAGTTCCGTTTTTTTTTTAGAAAAAGCAATAAATAGTATTGTGATGAAATTTTAAGAAAAGAGGACAAATGAATAAGTTAAACGAACAACTGTTAAGATTATCTGGTTTGCTTACAGAGCAAGAAGAATTATCAATAGAAGAATTTGCAAAGAAGAGGGAAGAGGGAGCAGGCAAAATTGCTTCTAATGCAAAAGAAAAAGGTGGACTTGCATTATTGACTTATGATCATTTTCATGTTAAGTTAGCATATTACAAAAAAGCATCAGAAGGTAAGTTTAATCGCAAGAAATTTCAAGAGGAATACAAGGAGTTATGTTCTGAGCTTCATTCATACATGAATAATATTTCTGAGATGGATCAATCTGATTTTCAAAAGTTAGTAGGTAAAATAGAAGTTGTAGGCGAGTTATTAATAAAAAACAAAGGTAAAAATAATGAAGATTAGATTTCATTTAGCTAAAGGCAAGAATTTTAAGAAGTGGCAAATAACAGATGACGATGGTATTAAAAGTTATTTTGATCCTATGGCCGTAAAGTTAACTTTATATAATTGTGTTTTGTGCAATAGTAAAAAAACAGCTAATAAGATTTACAAGGGTGGTAGTAAAACTGTATGTTCTTGGATTAAATGTGAGTGGGTAAAGATAGAGTCTGCAACAGATATTAGTGGCAAGTGTATATTTTACAATCCAAGAGTAAATCCATATTGGTATGATGAAAAAGGAACGGATATAGATGGCGAGCATTACGATACATTAAAAACAAATGGTAAAAATGTATTTGTGAATTATTAAATAATTAATATATATTATGTTGTTTTTAAAAAATATCAACAAAGAAAAGAGTAAACTATGACATTAAATACTAGCGGTTTTTTATTTGGTTCTGGTTTAAATGATGGTGGTTTCCCACCAAAAGGAGATCAAGCAAACCACAATGGAAAACTTGGAGATAACACAATAGTACATAGAAGCTCACCAGTACAAACAATTGCTAGAGGTAATAACTGGAAACAGGTTTCTTGTGGATTTGGACATACAGCAGGTATAAAAAGTGACGGAACATTATGGTTGTGGGGTTATGAACCACTAATAAAAAGAACAACGACTGGAAAGCTTGGTGATAATACAGTAGTTGGTAAATCATCACCAGTACAAACAATTACTAGAGGTAATAACTGGAAACAGGTTTCTTGTGGAGGTGCACATACAGCAGCAATAAAGACAGACGGAACATTATGGTTGTGGGGTGATAACGGCTATGGTCAATTAGGCGTTGTCAACACCTTAACCTCTTCTAGAAGTTCACCAGTTCAAACAGTTACCTTTGGAACAAATTGGAAGCAAGTTTCTGCTAGTGGTGGGGCACACACAGCAGCAATAAAGACAGACGGAACATTATGGTGTTGGGGAATAAACTTCGATGGTCAACTTGGCGACAATACAAATGGTTACAAAAACTCACCAGTTCAAACAACAGCACTTGGAACAAATTGGAATCAAGTATCTTGTGGTGGTCTTCACACAGCTGCGATAAAAACAGACGGAACATTATGGTGTTGGGGAGAAAATCCTTATGGGCAATTGGGCGATAACACAAGAACAAATAGAAGCTCGCCAGTTCAAACAATTGCATTTGGAACAAATTGGAAACAAGTTTCTTGTGGTAATAGGCACACAGCAGCAATAAAGACAGACGGAACATTATGGTGTTGGGGTAATAATGATCATGGTCAGCTTGGTACTGGCAAACCTGGACTTCAACCAAAATCATCACCAGTACAAACAACAACATATGGAACAAATTGGAAACAAGTCTCTTGTGGATGGAGTCACACAGCAGCGATAAAAGCTGGTCAATTGTTTTGTTGGGGTACTAATACCTTTGGACAATTTGGAAATAATAAATTCGGTAATGATTTCCAAAAAAAGGGAAACCTAAATCCAATAAGAGCATTTGGAACAAAAAAAGGATTTATAAGTGTAGATGCAGGTTATGAGGTTACTATGGCAATAACCGTTGTTTAATTAGTTATATTTTTATATTTCAAGCATATCTTTTATATCTTGGACTTGCTGTTTAGTTAATGGTATCACTGTTTTGTTTAAATGTATGGAATCCTTGGATAATTGTACTCTTGCAACCCCAAGGTTAATGAATTCCTGTCCAGCAGGTCTTGGAGAACTACTAAAATCAGATTTATTAGGAGGCATTATTCCGATAATATTTTCTTTTTGTAAAGTGCTAAGGGTTCCCATATTTTTTAGCATATCAACTTGATCTGGTGTTATTTTTATATTAAATTTTTGCTTTTCCCCATTAATCATCAAAGTATTTCCGATGAGGTATATCCTAGCAGAGCCGATGAGAATTGTTTCTGGGACATTGTGGTGCAAGTTATCAGCATGCACAAGAAAATCCTCAGTTACATCTGGTTTGTATCCAAGTAAAACCCCGATTCTTCTATGTGCATTTTTAAGGTTTTCACTCATTCTTGGATTTTCGCTATCCCATTTAAATTTACTAATATATTCCCATTCTTTAACTATTGCATTTACGGCATTTGGTTCACCAACAAATAAGTTTTCGTTTTTATTAATAATTTTTAGTTTGCCATCACTGACGAGACTATCCATGAGATTTTTTACATCAGGATCTTTCCAATAATTTAAATTACTATTGAGAATGGATACGATTTTAGTGCCTTTTGGATATCCCATGGCTGCTGAATATAGAGTTAGAAGAAAGTGGTTTCCTCCATCATTTCCAAATCCATCACTATAATTGGATGTATCGTTTATGTGCTTTAGTCTATCCATGAGTTTGGATTGACTATCTGTATTTTCTTCATTAAGCCAATGTTTGAAGTTCATAGTTTATTTATGCAATTAAAAAATTATTTGAGTTTTTAATACTATACAATTATACAGACCATGTACTTACATGGCTTTCTTCATTTCTCATAATTGGTCCATCTGGAAGTACTGCTTTTGTATTTCCTGCCAACAGCCATCGTCTACCAAAATCCCATTCAAACCTAAACGGCCAATATTCTGGTTGTGTGGAAAAATCTCCAAATTTATAGCCACTTACACGATTTGTAGAAGGTCGTAATGAATATAGAGGCCAATTATTAATAAAAGAACTAAAATTTTTGTAAAATTCAGAGATTTTTTTATTAAGATTCTCATATGTTTCAGCAGAATTAGGATTAAGTTCGTAAAATTCAGTTCCATTTATAGTTTTACTTAGAGGATGAAGATTAGGATTTGATCTAATCCAACTTGGCATTCCATTCTCCTGCGTACATTGCAATTGCGTAATGTTAGTATTATGCATAACATCAAACATGCGATTTAAACATGGTAATTTGCAATACCATGATTCTTCCCAATGAATCCAATATGTATATTTTTTAATTTTTTCAAGAATAATATTAAGTGAACGGGCTTGTCCTATATTTTCTTTAGTCTTTTGAATTACTTCAATAAATGGATATTTTTCATGAACAGCAGCTACCCAATCTCTTTTTGGGGATTCTGAATATTCATTGACAATTATCCATTTTTTTATTTTATTTAAATCATCTTGTGTATGTTTTTCTAAAATACTGTCAATAGCATTGCAAAAACAATTCCATTTGTTTTGATTATCTTTATTTTCAAAATCAAAAAATGTTGTACATGTAAAAATAACAGTTTCAAGTTCCATAGTTTATTTATAATAGTAATTCAAAAAATTTAATTTTTTATAAATTAAGGATTATAACCCCATTCGTGGATTGAATCGCCATTAGTAAAAAGTGTTCTAGCTGGAACAGTTTTAGTTAAAATCCTGTAATTATTTCTTAAGCTGCTTTGTCCATGTTCGACTGCATATTGTCTATTTATTGAAACCCAATCACCAGAGTTTATTTTAATTTTTTCTTTTTCAACAAGAGGTTTAGAGTTTATTTTTTCTAATTCCTTGTTAAGAATTTCATAATATTTAGAAGGATTAAAATAAGAACTAGCAGAGCCAAGATAATCCATAGCAGCAGGAGGTATTTTTCCTGTTTTTTGTATGTACTTTTTTTGTTTTTCCAGATCATTTATTTTTTCTTGACTAGAAAGTACTTTTGGCATAGCTCTATAAATTTTAACTTGCATATTTGGTTTATTTCTAGCAGATTGAATAATACTAATGGTATAGTTATCTATATTAGGGTCACCATGCCCATAATATCTTGCACCATTTGGACCATAAATATCATCTGGATAAGTATTAGTTAAATCATGAAGTGGAGCATCTTCTTTGGTTGGAGGTTGATGTGTACCTCTGTAATCTTCATTTTCCAACCAAAGTTTAAATTTCATAGTTTACTTTGTATACTCTATTGAGTAGCCATCGTTTTCTTTAAGATTTGGTTTATTATTTTTAAGCATATTTAATGCATCTGAAACTTTAATAATTTCAGCACCAATAATACTAACATCTCGATCCCAATTTATCTCTTCTGGGTGTCCAATTTTTCTATGTGGGAAAGTATTAGTTTTAAACTTAATAGCAACTGCTGGGTTTTCTTTTGTTTCATTTTCTTTAACATGATTAATTTGTACATCTTCTACAAGATATCCAAAGTTTACTGATATAGCATAAGCACCGAAATACAAATATCTTTCGTGTGGTGGTTTAGCCAATATTTTTTTAGTTTCTAGTATTTTCAATGCTCTATCTTTTAAAGTAAAATGAATAAATGAATCATCTTTTAATTTAGTTGTAATCAAATAATCTGTAGAAGATTCATCTTCCCAAGATTTTGTTAAGGTTGATTGCGGTTTACTTTTCAACCAATTTAAAAGATCATTAGATTCATTTTCCAGCCAAAGTTTAAATTTCATAATTTATTTATGGTGCAACAGTTGTTGTCGTTGTAGTCGTTGGTGCAGGAGTAGTTGTGGTAGTTGTGGTAGTTGAAGTAGTTGGTGCAGGTGTTGTAGTTGTAGTAGTTGTTGTAGGTTCTGGAGTCGTTGTCGTTGTAGTTAATTCAATCAATCCAATAATGTCAGCTAAATTTTGTACTTGATTATCAAAATTATCTCCATCTTTTAAGTTTCCTACAACTTTTCGATCACCATTAGAAAATACAGTTTCAACAGGCCCAATAGTTCTTTGTTTGGATACACCATTAACAACAGAAGTATCTAAGTACCCTTCGGTTCCAATATTAACTTCATCTGGAGTCAATTTAACTGTGTAATTTACTACTACTCCTCCTGCTGCGTATTCCAAAGCATTAGCCATTATTGTTGCACCATCAGTAGCAGGATTCCAAAAATCAACTCTAACATCTGAAGAAGGCGGGTAAAAATTTAAAGCAACACATTTGCCAGCTATTGGATCGCCATTATCCTTATTTGATTTTTCTGCAATGAGAGGTGATCCATTAGTCCAATTAGCGATTAGCGTAGTGTAAAGAGAAAGACTTCCTGATCCATAATAACTACTAGAACCGCCATCAAATGTAGTAACTCCAACCATGATGGGATGAGATGGAATAAATACAGTTCCAAGATATAATTGAATACCATCTTCCTGTCCAGATGGGTCGATCACATAGTATCCTTCGCTACTCCATCTTCCTTGCAAATAGCCCATTTCCCCTGCTGTTTCAAAAACCGAAGTGACTACTCCTCTTCCAGTATCAATGTAATCAGCAATTATATTTCCCAATTCTAGATTGTCATAGTAATCTATATCATTAAAGACCAATAACGAGTCATAATTCAACAAAGTTGAAAGAGTTGGTGTAGACTCTATAACATCAACAATATCAACTAATTGAAATTTATTAGTTGCCATCAATTTAGTTTGAATGTCTTCAAGCCAAGTTGGTTCGTCTATTGCTCCGAGTATTGCTATGTTCATAATTGCTTCCTTTGGGTAGTAATATATTTATACTTAAAGTTTATAGTTTATTAATTTAAATTAAACTTTTTAGATATTCATTAAAAGATTCTTTGTTTAAACTAGGGTAAACATCTGCTGGATAATAAGTGTATTTTATTTCTTCTAACAAATTTTGAAAATTTTCAGTATTTGATTCACTTGAAAATTTAGTTAAAATATCATTTAGTAATTTTTTGTTTAAAACAATTCTTATGTCATTTGAATGATAGATTCTATTCAGCAAATAATTTTTGTCTTCATTGCTTTCAAAAGAAGATTTAAAATCATCCCAAATTTCATCTAACATACTTTGTTCATATGTGTTTCTTAAAGCATCAGTAATGTGCTGCATGATATCATCTTTAAAAGATGAATCTGTTAATTCTAGAATATCTTTTGGTTCTTCTAAAGAAACATTTTCATTTTTTGCTAGTTTTTTAATTTTTTCAAAATTAAATTCATCAATATATTCAATTGCTTCTTTTATTTCTTCGCCTGATATATCTATATCTATATGATCCATCATTTCATCTAAAAATCCAAAGTTAAGGTTTCTTTTTATATTCGAACTAGTAAATTTATTCATCCAAGATAAAAATTCTTCAGTGCTTTTAAATTTGCTATAAACAAAATCTTCATGCTCATCTAAAGTAAATCTTTCATCTAAGATGTTTTCTATTTCATTAATTTTTTCATTATCAGGAAGCTTCAGCAAGGAATTGATAAATTCTTTTTTATAAATGTTAAAATCTAACTTTGGTTTTATTTTTAATAAAGCTTCTTTGTTAATTAAATCATCTAATGAAAAATTACTCTCTGGGGCATGTCCACCACCTCTTACTGATAGTATTTTATTGCTTTTAAGCAATTCTATAACTGGCAAATGATATTTAGGTGAAGGTTTAGAATTATTTCTTCCCTTCATTTCTCCTAAAACACCTCTGTTTTCAATAAATGTAAGGTGTGGTACATTTTGTGAATCTCTCAGAGAAAGTATATTATCTCCTGTTTTGTATGCAGCATTTCCACAGTGACCCATAGCATTTGCTTCTTGGTTGCAATATTTTTCGTTTAAAGAAACCCATCTCCATCCTTGCCATTGAGATCCCAAATTAGATAAATCAATAAGTGTTTCTCCTTCTTTAGCTGGCGTTAATTTTTTAGATTTTAATTCTTCATGCCAAACTTCACTTAATTTTTTTAATTCTTCTAATGAAAACTCAGGGTTATTTAATTTAGATGTCAAAACATTGTTGTCTTTATTTGCAACTAAATAATCTTTAACATCATCTATATTACTATTTATCTTATCATCAATCATAATCTTTACACTTGGCATGCCAGTTAATTCTTTTGCATTGAAAGTATTCCACGCAAAATAATTTACATAAATTCTTTTTAATTTATCTGGCACATTAGGAGGTAAACTGCTGATTTTTTTAAAAGCAATATTATATGTTTTTTCGAAATCTTTATTATTTTTAAATTTCTTTAAAGATTGAGAAATTGATACAGATTCAGTTAGTAATAACCATTGTTTAAAGTTCATAAAAAGTCTTCTATTATATCATATGTTGTAGGTGGAATTTTATCTATTTTTTTATTTCTATAATGTTGTTCATATGACCATGCGATATCTTCTGCTAAGAATACAACAAGTTCTCTTGAAAGTTCTTCTAATCCAACAAAGCCTTCTGGTGCATAAGTATTGGATTTTTCTTTTAACTTTTTAATAAAATTAAAAATAATTTTTAAGTCATTGCGATTGATAGTTTTCTTAGAAACTTCTGGTCCATATCTATAATCTTTCAAATCCATGTCTTTTGCTTTAACTTGATAAAACTTATCAATTATTCTTTTTGCAAAATCAAATAAATAACTTGAACTAACATTTTCAATGGTTTTGTGATAAGGTATTTCTTGCAAAGAATTACTGTGATTTATAGTATAACTATTAGAATCTGTATTTTTAAATAGTTTTATAAAATTTCTTAAAGTTATGTTATTTGCAAAATATTTATCTTCATTAGATGATTTATTTTTAACAAAGAAATATTCATCTACAATTTGATTTAGTTTATATTCTTCAATATCTTTTATTACAAAGTTTTTATAAATTTCACTTAAGTACCAATTATACAATTCTTTATTGAAATCTTTAATTTTTGTTAATTTATTAATATTAATTTTTTGAATAAATTTCTTTTTTGCGGTTTGATTATTTAAAAATTCAATAATTACATCTTTGTTTTTTTCAAAATCTTCTTTAGTTTTGATATTTTTTATAATGTCATAAGGATAAGAATAATAATCTGGGTTTAAATTTCCATTTAAAAATGTACTTGTAAATTGTTGATATAATAAAATTATAATAGAACTTAAGTTAGTTTGATATTCAGTTGCTATTTTTTCGTGATCTATTCTTCTTCCATGTTTTTTATTATCACCAAGAAAATCAACATTTAATTTATTCATTAAATCTTGTGTTAATTTTCTTGGTCCGCTGCCACCGAAATCAGGTCTTTTGCCACTACCTAATTGACCATCATTTTTGTAAATTCCTTTATTGTGTGACATGTGAATATTTATAAGGTCTTGTATAAAATGTATGACTTCATGTTCAATTAATTTAACAGGAGATTCGTTAGAAGGTAAATCTTTTTTTAATATAATATCTCCAATTACAGTAATTGGATCTCTTGTAGGATTATAAGGTAACGGTGGGTATTCAATTTTAGTTTTAGATGGTGTAAAGCCTCCTATAGTAGTTTTACCCTTAATGCCTTTGTAAGTTACTTTTAATTTTGGAATTATATTAGGGAAATTGTAGTTTGTATCTGAAAGATCAAGTGTGTATATGTGTTCTTCATCTCTAAATTTTGATTTACCCAAGTTAACATTTTTGTAAAAATCAAAATAATCATTAACAATAGGTTGAATTACCTTGTAAGGAATTTTAATTGAACCTTCAGATAATAATAGCCAGTTTTTAAAGTTCATATATTTATTTATGATTTGCTTTGTATTTTATTGCTATTTAAGCACTTAAATATTAGAATATTATAATGAATAATTCATTGTATTTTAGAAAAGACAATAGATCAGAAGAGGTATTTGCGAGTAATATTTATGATTATACTCAGAGAGAATCAATATATGGTGAATGTTTAAGAATTGAATTTGAGAGTAGGATGAAAGTCAAAGTAATATTAAGTGAAAACGGAATTGATAATTCAGGTAATTTAATAGAAAACAATCTAAATAATCATAATGTTGACAAGAAATACATAATAGGCGATGAAGAGGAATTAATAGAAATAAAAACTGCTCCAGAATTCTTAGATAGTTTTTATTCATTCAAAGTTTTTTCAATAAAGAAGGCATGTGAACAAAATGCAAAAGTAGCGTTAACTAAATGCAAGGAATATTTTATATTTGGCAAAGCATCATTGGAATGGATGCTAGAAAATCTACCTCACAAAATATATTCTGGATTTTCTCCTAATGATATTGCAGTAAGAATTTACAAAGATCAATTAAATTATTTAATAAATAAAAAATTAGTAATACATAAAGAATGGTGTGAAGATTCAATGAAGAATATAGAAAAATACAAGTTTATATTAATAAGGGAGAAACAAAAAATTTAACCAAAGGAATATTACAATGGAAAAAGATGACAATGATATTTTAATGATTTTCTTCATAGTTTTATTTTTTTCAGTAATGTCATATTTATCAGGTTTTTACAGTAGCAAAGCATATAGTATAAAAGTAGAAATAGTTAAAACTATAGAAAAAATGATAGATAAGATTTCAACAGGCCCAAGTTTAGATCCATTAACAGAAAATGAGTTTAATGATCTACAATCATTAATGAGAGTAAGAAAAATGCTTGATAAATAAAAATTCAAAGTTTATATTTTATTAATTAAAAATCACATGTATTTATTACAGGTTCTAAATCATAGTTAAAAAAAATAAAATCTTTATAATAAACTTCTTGTATTAACTTTATAGTTTCTTTTGAAAAATCACATTGTTTGAATTTTTTAATTAAATTTTTATTTTTATCGTAAAAAAATTTAAATTTATAATTATATTTATTCATCAAATTATTAAATTCAGTTTCTATATTTTCATATTTCAATACATCTTCAATAATTCTTTTATTATTTTCGTCATATGCATAAAAAAATTGCGGAATAAAATGACCAGATGTAAATTTAAAATTTTTAATATCTATTAGATTTTTTTGAATATAAGAGTTGAAATCTTTTTTTTCTTTAGATTTAATTTCTGGCCCTCCCCATTTGCAATAATATTCACTGATACATCGCTCATATGGGTTTCTAACTACTGTAAAAAAATTATACTTTAAAAGTGTTTCATTTAATAACTTGTTTTCACAAAAACTTATTGGAAAATGCCAAATGCAACCTTTATACTTATATCTTGAAGAAACTATAAGATTCTTCCAGAATTGTTCATCGCCCCAGCCCCATTTTACATTATCTAAATGTGCAATCCACACTATTGTAGATCCAGCAGTTTTTGTAATATGGCTAAATTTAAGAATTTTCATTTATACCTACATAAAATAAAATTTTAAATTGTATTTTTTTTTATTAATTGAAAATCACCATCATTATAAGATTCATATCCTAATTTTTGATATATTTTAGGTATTTCTTTTTTATTTAGTCTGTATTGTAAATTTGATCCAATACCAACAATATCATCTGGCAAATATTTTAATAATATTTTATAAAGCTGAGTTCCAAAGCCTTTATTTTGGTGTTCTTTATGAAGAGAGATAGTAGAAACTTCAGCGTATTTAATTTTAGTGCCATTTATTTTTTTTGTAGATATTTTTGTTTTCAATGAACCAATTTGTTTCCAATTGTTTTCATTGTGCATCAAATAAGCATTAAAGTAATTGCTAGTATTATAAAGTGTTATTCTGTAGTTATCTTCTTCCCATGCAATTGGAGATCCATAATCATCTCTTGGTAAAGATGAAATTAATTCTTCTGTCATTATCCAAAATTTAAACTTCATAATTTATTTACTAGTTAATTTTAAAATATTAATTTTTATTTTAAAAGTATAAATAAAATATGATAACAAATCCTTTTATATTTATACATATTCCAAAAACTGGTGGGTCTTCTATTACTAAATATTTCAAAAGTAATCAAGAGCATCGTGCTGCTTCTTATTACAAAAAATCATTTCCTAGAATATATGAAAAATATTTAGTTTTTGCTTGCACGAGGAACCCTTGGACAAGAATTGTTTCGTCTTATTTTTATCAGATTAAGTCAGGTAATTCATTTCAAACCAAAGAATTGTTCATTCATGAAAATCCATGTTTTGACACTTATTTGAAAAATGAATATAATGCTTTCTTAAATAGTAATTCTCATATTAGAACAGTACTTGATTGGATTTCTGAAGACAATAATATAATTGTTGATTATATTTGTAATCTTCATACTATAAAGAAAGATTTTGAATTTATAAGAAATATAATAAATAGAAAAGATAATTTGCTTCATGTTAACAAAAGCAATCATGAGTATTATAAAAATTATTATAAAAATGATGATAATATAAAAATGGTTTCTGAAATATTCAAGAAAGACATTGATTACTTCAAGTTTAATTTTGATGATAAATATTATTCTGATTTTGATAGAGTTATAAATAAAGAAAAATATGATATATTTAAAAAATTTATAACTAAGAAAATGTTTAATTAATTTTCTTTTTCTTTTTCTTTTTCTTTTTCTTTTTTAAGCTATCTCTACTTGCTTTAACATAAATCATATCTGAGCCAGTTTGATTAGCAAGAGGAGGATATTGTCCAACTCCGTTATATAAAGGTGGATATATTCCAACTATTTCTTCTCCATACAAATCTTTTACAAATTCTATAAAAGTCTTCATGTATTTATATATGATTGTAGTTTAATAAATTAACAACAACAATTTCCGTTACAGCCATTTTCACAATTAACGCAATCTTTTGTGCAGCTGACTTCTGATGAAACATCAGTATAAATTGGATTTAATTCTTGAATTAAATTTTTAATTTTCTCGATGCATTTTTTATTTTTTTCTTCATCGCCTTCACTTTTTGTAACAGTAACCAATGAAGCTTCTATATTTAAAACATGAATTGTTGAATTTGGATTTTCTAAACTTACTAACTTATCTTCAGCAATAATAGCATTTATATTTTCATAAGTCCATTTAATTCCATTACCCAAATCAACAATAATTTTAACTTTTTGTAAATCATCAAGATCCATATTTCTTCCTTTTTTTAATTATAACATAAATTCATAAATAAATCAATTGCCACAAATCTCTTTCTTTTTTGCTTCTAAATCCTTTAGTTCTTTTCGTCCTTTATCTACATAAAGTTGTAATTTTTCTGCTAGCCTTTTCTTTGCTAATATATCTTTAATATTATTAAAACTTATAGCTGGAGTTTTAAAAGGAGAATATTCTTTTCCATGTTTTTTTATACCTTTTTTACACAAGTTACCAAGTTCATCCAATTTTTGTGTATATTCTTTATTTTTATTTTCAATTTCTATCTTAACATTTTCAATTTCTTTTTTCCTAGAATTTGTTGGATTTTCTTCTTGCAGATCATTTAAAACATCAAGGTCAAAATTTAATTTTGCAATATTTTTATTAATTGGATCAATTTTTAAAACAGCGTTGTCGATTACTTTAAAATTTGCAAGTACATTTGTTTCTATACAATTAGTAACACAAGTTTTTCTATTATTTTCACAGTTGACTTTACATTTTTGGTTTTTACCACAATTATTCAAACAAGCTGTTTTGCTGCTTTCACATTTATTTACACAAACTGTTTCATCTACTGCATCTCCTTTTTTAGTAAAGTTTGCCTTGACCAATTTTTCTAATTTTAAAATTCCTTCTTGTGTACTTTTCAAATCTGCTTCATTTTTTTTATTTTCTTCTTTTTTGTCACTTACAGCTTTTTTAGCAGCATCACATTTTGGACCTGGACAATTGTCTATAATTTGTTTTTTGATTTTTTTAATTTTATCTTTAATTTCTTCAATCATATTCCTTAAAGATTTATAATTATAATTTTTATCATTTTTAGAATAAATTTCTTTATTGTTTTTTAAAGATTCTTTAATTTTTCTTTTTCTAATTTTAAGATTAGCCAATCTATTAAAAAGTGCAGGACAAACTTCTGGTGTGGTAGTAGTTGATGTAGTCGTAGTAGGTGCAACCGTTGTCGTAGGTGCAACCGTTGTCGTAGGTGCAACCGTTGTCGTAGGTGCAACCGTTGTCGTAGGTGCAACCGTTGTCGTAGGTGCAACCGTTGTTGTAGGTGCTTCTGTAGTAGTCGTTGTTGTTGTAGGTGCTTCTGTAGTAGTCGTTGTTGTTGTAGGTGCTTCTGTAGTAGTCGTTGTTGTTGTAGGTGCTTCTGTAGTAGTCGTTGTTGTTGTAGGTGCTTCTGTAGTAGTCGTTGTAGGTGCTTCTGTAGTCGTTGTTGTTGTAGGTGCTTCTGTAGTAGTCGTTGTTGTTGTAGGTGCTTCTGTAGTAGTCGTTGTTGTAGGTGCTTCTGTAGTAGTCGTTGTTGTAGGTGCTTCTGTAGTAGTCGTTGTTGTTGTAGGTGCTTCTGTAGTAGTCGTTGTTGTAGGTGCTTCTGTAGTAGTCGTTGTTGTAGGTGCTTCTGTAGTCGTTGTTGTTGTAGGTGCTTCTGTAGTAGTCGTTGTTGTTGTAGGTGCTTCTGTAGTAGTCGTTGTTGTTGTAGGTGCTTCTGTAGTAGTCGTTGTTGTTGTTGTTGTAGGTGCTTCTGTAGTAGTCGTTGTAGGTGCTTCTGTAGTCGTTGTTGTTGTAGGTGCTTCTGTAGTAGTCGTTGTTGTAGGTGCTTCTGTAGTAGTCGTTGTTGTAGGTGCTTCTGTAGTAGTCGTTGTTGTAGGTGCTTCTGTAGTCGTTGTTGTTGTAGGTGCTTCTGTAGTAGTCGTTGTTGTTGTAGGTGCTTCTGTAGTAGTAGGTGCAACCGTTGTTGTGGTAGTAGGTTCTGGTGTTGTGGTCGTAGGTTCTGGTGTTGTGGTCGTTGGTTCTGGTGTTGTAGTAATTGGAGGCTCTGTTGAACCAAGAATAAAGATTTTTTTATATTTTTTCATATTTTACTTTACCTTTTCTGAAAAAAATTTTATTTTTTGAGTTATCATATTCCAGTTATTTTTAACCCAATTTTTGAATTTACCTTCTGCTGCTACAGCACTTGATTCTGATGTTGCATTAGTATTTGTGAAATCTAATTCGTGAGTTGCTTCGTGTACGATGGTGCTTGCTAATTCTATTACTGCTGATATTGGATCTTTATGATTTTGCAAATGTTTTTGAACATTTACATGTATGACACTAGATGGCGAAAAATTTGAAACATTAATTTCGGGAATGTATTTCTTAATAACATTAAGAGATACACCTTTTACTACATCTCTAGGCAATCCATCAATATTTTCTTTTCCAATTGCATCTTGACCAAAAGTCATTTTAATTTTATTAAGCTGTTCTGGTTTTATAGCAAGTTGGTTTAATATAACTTCTTTATTTTCCTTAGAATTATAAAGACCATAAACTCCTTGGTTTAAAGTCGCTATGGTACTTATGTTTGCAAGTAACTTCTGGCCTTTAGGAAATGTCAAATCATATAATTTTACTAATTGAACTGCGTATTTTGCATTTTGATAAGCAGAATCTATTTGACTTTCATCAACTTCTTCAGTTCCTAGAGTTATAGCTTCAAGATGTATTTTATTTGTCGAAATCCATTCTTTGAATGATTTAAATTTATATTTCTTTTTTTTATTACATCCAAGATCGGACATTGCACCCCAAACTTGAAAATTTGGATTATTCCTATCTGCACAAGTTACAATAGATTCACTGCCTCCCATTACATATTCTCCATATTTTTATCTTTATTAGTTGAATTTCTAAGCCAATCACATACTTGTTCAATAGAATTCTTTGCTCCAGAAATATGATCGTTAGCCCAATCATGACCATCTTCCAATAAATTATCTACATCTTCCTGATTCATATTTAACACATCTTCTATACACTTTTTAATAACATTTAAGTTTTGAAAAAACATATAATTGTTAAGTTCTTTGTTTTCGGATTCTTTTATATTTTTTGATTGTTTAATAAAAGTTTCTTCATTTATAACTCCAGACAAGTAAAGCAAGTATTTATCTTTCATTTTTATCTCCTTTTCAAATATATATCATTATTAATTTTAAAATTAGGAGTAATTATGCCATTTTCTAGTAAAGCACAAATGAAGGCTTGTTTTGCAAGTAACGGATTTGGAGGAAAAGTAGATTGTGGGGAATGGTCAAGGAAAACTGATTATTCAAAATTGCCTGATAAAGTTGTTAAGCACAAGAAAAAAAAGAAGAAATTTAAATCTTTTAAAGAATGGTTAGAAGAAAAAACTGAAGGTAATTAATTATTTTCTTAAAGGATTTTGCAAAGGATTGCCTTGTCCATTACCTTTAGGTCTTTTCTCTGTATATTTAAATACAAATGTTAAAGAATCATTATCATATGCATCCTTATTATTCATTAAAAAAGCTTCTAGTTTATTTGATGAAGAACCATGAGGATAAGAAATAAATAAATCTTTCGTGGTAATAAATTTTTCATGAACATCATCTTTTGTTTTATTTGTCAAATAAGAATAGACATCTATATTTACATAAGGATCTTTTAGCTTCAATTGTCTGTTGTTTAAAAATTTCTCAATTTGTTTTTTTATTAAAAATTGAATATCATGAGTTTTTTTACCTTTGGCATTTTCTATTGTTATAGAAAACATGCCATTTGGAGAATCATTTTGCAAAGAAGCTGTCATTGGCTTTATAGTTATTTCTTTTTTTCTACTGGGTTCTTCTTCAGGAGCAGCTTCTGCATTAGAACCAGTTAATCCAGCTAATCCAAGACCAGCAGCTTTTAAAAATTCTCTGCGATCCATTTCATTTAAAATAGATTCATATAGTTCTATATCTTTTTTTTCTAACCATAAAGCAAAGTTCATAAAAATATGTATTAAGATTGATTTAGTTTTTTGCTTTTTTCAATCAATTCTTGCTTAATTTTTTCTAATGCTTCATAAGCTTCTATGAAAAGGGTTTTATCAATTTTTTGAAAATCTAATGAAAAATCATTAGTTTCGACTACTGACTCAGTATTGGCATCAATAGTTAAAAATTTTACACTTAATTTGATTTCAGTTGGAATAATTATCATATTTTACCTTTATAAACTAATTTTTTTATTTCTAATAATATTAATTTTTTCTTCATTTATTATTTTACTCATTTGAGTTGTTTTTTCAAAATCAAAATTAAAATAATCAATGTCTCTTTTATAAATTTTTGATATTATTTCAATTTCTTTTTCTGAATAATAGTCTTTGTAAAAATCATGTTTAGAAGAATTAACATGCAATGTAGGCAATTTTAAATGTAAAATATTTTTCAAATCATCAATGTCTTCTGAGAAATTATGGAAGTTTATAATATAATCAACAATTACTTTATCTTCGCATGTTAAATAGTCTAAACAATTATCGTGAATAAAATTAAAAATTTTCGGATTATCATAAATGTAAGAAACCCAATCTTTGAAATCAAATTTCTTAGCTTTATTTGCTATTTTTTCATTTCTTTTAACAATGTCTCTGTAAAAAAAATAATAAGAAACCATTCTATCCCAAGGATTTCTTAAAACTGTAAAAATGAAATATCTTTTTATATCAATTTCTTTATTTTTCAATATTTTAATATCATCTTTAAGTTTAGAATGTATATCAGATGCTTCGTTTAAATCTTGTAACATTTCTTTAATTGAACTACCAGCACATTTAGGAATGTGTATGAAAATAGAAGGATAAATTTTAAACTTTGTTTTTATTATCATTTTGGTTGTTTAATAATGCAAACTTGAGGCTTTACTTCCCATATTGGTTTTTCAGGTTTATTTGCGAAGAATTCATCAGTTGCTAGTTTTGCACCTTTGCAAGTTGGAGAAGCATAATCATCTAAAACAATAATTCCACCATCTACCATTTTTGGATAGAAAAAATTTAAGCAATCAATATAACTTTTATAAATATCAACATCTATATGAACCAAACAGAATTTTCTATCTTTTATTTTATGACCATGGTCAATTGGAAATAGTCCCTTGTAAATGAAAACATTTTTATACTGTCGTAATTCCAAACAAACATCTGAATAAGACACATCATTAAAATCATTTTTTTTATGAAAATTATCAACATCTAAGTTTACTTCTGGCATTCCTTCAAAAGTATCAAATAGATAAAGGCTTTTATTTTCATTTTTATTTTTTGCTATTATTTCAGCACTGCCACCTTTATAAACACCAACTTCAGCAAAATCTCCATCTAGTAAATTTGCCAACTTAATGTAAATATCTAATTTTTCTTTGCGATTTTTAGTAAGCAGCGTTTTCATACAATAATATATTAAAAAAAAATAAATATTGTTGCATTTTTGCAAAAATAAATTAAAAAGGATATATGAATAACCTTCTTTCAAAAAAGACATTTTATTTATCTGCTCCAATTGAATTTGGAACAGATAATTGGAGATATGAATTCAAAGATAATATTATAAAAAAATTTGATTTAAATATTTATGATCCATTTTTAGATCCAAAACAACAATGGAAAGAGCAAATAGCAGAAGCAAGAAAAGAAAAAGATTATGATAGGATAGCAAGTATAGCTAGAAAATTTTACATAAAAGATTGTTTAATGGTCGATAAAGTTGATGGATTAATTGCTTACTTGCCTTATAAAGTTGCAACTCATGGCGTTCCTTGCGAAATACTTCAAAGTATAAAAGCTAATAAACCAACCTACATAGTTTGTCCAGAGGGAAAAGAATTAGTTCCAGTTTGGTATTATGGAATGCTATCACACAAAAACATGTTTGGAAGTCTAGATGATTTAATTAATTACTTCGAAAAGATCAACAATGCTAAAGTTGATGATGAGTGTTTGTGGTCTATTTATGGGATTATTTAATTTCTTTATATCTTTTTCTTGCATGTTGATAAAGTCTAATATCATATTCATTTAATTTTTCTATTACTTCAATAATATCTGGACTTAAATCAGTTTCAGTAATTTGATTATCTTTAGCTTTATTTTGGCTTGGAATTTCCAAAGGCAATTCCCAATTCATTTTCACAAATAAATTATTAATAAATTCTTCAATTCGATCTGTAAAACCAAATAAAAATAATTTTTCTAAATTATTACATGCTTTTTCATAAATTTCATTCATTTTAACATTTTGATAAAATTCATTCCAATTTTCAATACTAAAAGGAATTTTGATTTTATATCTTGGAACATTTAAAACATTTGTATCCCAACCCAAATGTTTTACTTGTTGATTTGAAAAAAGCCAAGGATAAGTTTTCAAAGCTTGTTTGATATTACATTTTTTAAAATAATTAAATTCGAAATTGGCTTCTGGTTCTCTCATAAAATGGTTATAAGCAGAAACTACCCTGCTTATTGGATTTCTAAAAACTGTTATAGTATTTGCTGTAGATTTAATATTTTGAATTAAAGACATCGTAAAGTGTCCATGTATAAAGTCATATGAATCTAAATCTAATTTCGAATTAGTGAAAAGTTGATGATAAGTTGAAAAAGGATAAATTTTATCACTTTCAAAATTAGATTTTAAAAGTCTATTAAGTGATGTACCTGCCGTTTTTGGTATATGCAGAAAATATAATATGTTTTTCATAATTTAATCTAATAAAACAATTTCTTTTTTAATATATTATTTATATATTTATGATTACACACAAAAATAAAAAAATAAAACTTGTAGGAGTTTGGTCTGGTAATATTAAGAGACTTTATGATATTTATCATAAATCAATAAAGAAACATTTGGATTATTTTGAAATTTGCTTGCATAAGCTTGATTTTAAAAATTTTGATTCATTTGGATTTGGAACTCCTTCTTGGTATGAAGCGGGAATACAAAAATTAGATTTTATAAATAAAAATTTAAACAAATTAAAACCAAGAGAATTATTGGTATTTAATGATTTAGATATTCAATATTTAAACCCCATGAACATTTTTAGAGTGTTCAGTTTTATGGAAGATAAAAAGTTAGATTTTTGTGGTATTATGGAGCATGATTCTAATGATTACTACGAACATTATAATGGCGGTTATTATATTTTAAGAAATACCCCAAATACAATTAAGTTCATAGATTCTATAAAAGAAGAATTAAAAGTAAACAAGCCTACTTATGCTGATCAAGATATTCTAAACAAATTTATTCACAAAGCTAATATAAACCATGGTTTTATGCCAAGAGAATTCTTCATAAATGGACCTCATGCTCCTGTAACACAAGAAGCAATAATGCATCATGCAATTTACGCAAGTAATGTTCATGATAAAATAATTCAAATTAAAAAAATTTATTCTGCTTATTTTAAACAAAAATACGCAAATAATAATTTTTTATTTGGCTCTTCATATGGAGAGTTAAATGAAAGAAATGGAATTAAGATTAAGGAAAATGTATATATCAATGACCCTTTTACAGAAAAAATATTTATTTAAATCATGAAAGAAATACAAATTTTTGTTATACACAATGAAGAAGAATTATTAAACAAAGTTAATTCTGGCAAATTTATTAAAAAAATAAATTTAAACAACCTTGAATTAGATGAAAAATATAAAAATAACAAATTAGCAGAAAATAGATTTTTGATTCATTTATCAAATAATACAAGTTTATTGTCAGATTACGAGTATGTTGGTATTTGTTCTGCAAGCTGGAATTCAAAATACAAAACAAATGAAGAAGATAGCAGTGTTTTTAAATTAGAAAAATTACCAGAATTAGTTAGTAACTTCAAAAAAAGCTTTATTTATGCACCAGCACTTGTAGAGGAAAGCTGGTACGAAGAATCAATTTCTAATCATGTTGGGATGGAAGTTTATATTGATGAGTTATTAATAAGAAATAATTTTAAAAGAACAGGAACTAGCTTTTACAGCAATAACTTTATTTGTAAAAAAAGCATATTAGTAGAATTTTTAAAATGGTGGAGAAAAGAATTTGATTATTTTTTTGGAAAATATGAATACAAATATGAATATGATAGCGAGCAATGTCCAAATTACAAACCTCATGTAAATTGTTCTTATTTTTACGAAAGACTAACAGTAGCATACTTCGCAAACAAAAGTTATAATATTGTTAGTTTAGACCCAAATAGAATGATTTCAGCCAATGCATCAAAAGCAAATGAATACCAATCAAAAAGAAAAGAAAATATTGCAAAATTTAATAAAAGTTTAAAATTATTTTAATTAAATGCTTCTGGTGGGAAAGCAGGAAATCCTTTTTCTCTTGCCTTTTTTCTTTCTGAAAAACTATCATCAATTAATATAGAATTCTTCTTCATGTACATGGCTTTATCTTCATTTTTATCTATATGAATAATTTTTCCAAACAGATTTTTTATTTTAAATTTTTTAAGTTTTTTATTAAGATTCCCTTCGTGTTTTGATATCAATATTATATTAGCTTTTGCATTAATACACTTAATAACAAACTTAATTAAATCTGTATTTAATTTACCATTAATCAATAATGTATCATCAAAGTCAAAATAAATATTTTTATAAAAATTAAAATCAAAATCAAACTCATAATTTAAATATCTATAACCAGTTACATGAAAATCATTTTTGTCTATTTCAACAATATTTTTGCAATGATTGTAAACATTAAGCAATGGAAGATTAACATCGTTTATCCTGTTTACACCAGATGAAGCACCTATTCTTGGTGCAATTTCAAGTAAGGATTGTTCTCCTTTATTATTTATTTTTGTTTGAAAAAACCAAGCTCCATTGAATTTAATTTTTTTATTTATTTTAACTGCCCATTCTTTTAATTCTTCGTTTTGAGATATTTTAGTATAAGAAGATGCACCTAAGCTTTTAAATATTCTAAGTCGTGGTTGTGCAAATAAAAGATTACCATTGAAATCAGTAAAACAATCAACAGTAAATTCGGGTCCAGATAAATACTCCAATACAATTGGATTTTCAATCTTATCAATGAAGAAATTTAATTCTTTTTTGTTTTTAACAATATAACAATCTTTTGAGGAACTTCCTTTTTGTGGTTTTATAAAAACAGGAAATTTATTAATCAAATTAATGTTTTCATAGATTACTGGGACATTTATTATGCCATTGAAATATTTGTAAGTTTTATATTTAGATCTTAAAATTGCATTAGTTTCATAACAAGAAGATATTATTCCACATTTAAATTTATTGATATTTTTTGAAAAATACAAGCTAACATCATCACTCAAAGGATATATCAAATCAATTTTATGTTTTTTAATTATGTTATTAAATTTATTTAAAAAATCCTTATCTCCCATGAAACTTTTAATTTTCACATTATCTTTAAAAATTTTAGTTATTTCATTTTCAATAGAAGAACAGCCAATTAGATTTATATTTTTATCTTTATTTAAAGAATAATATATCTCTATTGCTAAGTTTGAAGCACTTGGAAACACCAGTATGTTTTTTTTCATAATATTTTTTTCAGATATATTAAAATAACAAATCTTTCTTAGATTTAAATTTAGCAGTCGAATAATTTAAATTTTCTTCTGTTTTTTTAATACACATTTCAGGTTGAATATTTTCATTTGGTTTATGAGATTCATGTAATACAGTAATTTTTGGAATATATAAAAAATTTAATTTTTTATTAAAGCAATATTCTTTCATTCTAATCCATAGATCAGCATCAGATGGAACTTTTTCTTTAGCACAGTTTTTAAATCTAAGATTTATTTCATTTAACTTCCAGCTAACTGCTGAAAATATAGTGTTATATTCGGAAACTGGTTTATTGTTGTAATCAATATTATGGATTTCTTCAATTGGCAAATTTCCCATTTGCAAATGATTTCCTCTTGTGTAAACAAAGCTTGCTTTTGGCCATTGATGATAAGCCATTGCTAATGTTTCCAAGTGATTAGGCAACCAGATATCATCATCGTTACACAAAGCGACATATTTCACTTTATCTTTTTGCATCCAATCAAGAACATAATTGCATGCATTAACACCGCCACAATACCACAAATCAATGCCTTTGTAGTGATATCTTTCAGAATTCACATCTAAATTTCTTAATTTCAATCTCTTTTCTGGGATTAAATTCGAAATTTCAATTAGCTCTTCTTTCGGATGATAGTTATCTCCAAATAGATAAATTTCCCAGTTTTTATAGGATTGTTTTAAGATAGATTCTAAAGTTTTAGGCAATATATCTTTAGTTCTACCGTTTCTCGGATAAGTAATCATTCTAATTGAAAACTTTATATTTTCAAAATTAAGCTTAAACATATTATTATAATCTATGATTAATATATCTAGTTCTAACCATAATTATGAAATTATTGAAAAAAATATAAAAAATTGCGTTTCCAAAGGATGGATAGGCATTGGAGATCACACTAAAGATTTTGAAGAAAAATTCTCAAAAAGAATAGGTAGAAAATTCATTACCGTAAACAATGGAACTAACGCACTTCATTTAGGCTTGCATTTATTAGATTTAAAAGAAGGAAGCAAGGTATTACTGCCTTCATTTACTTTTTTTGGTTGTATACAAGCTATATTTGCTGCAAAGTTAATCCCAGTAATTTGTGATGTTGAACAAGATGCAAATTTAAGCTGTGATAAGATTGATGCCATATTTAAAAAAGATATAAAAGGAATAATGGCAGTTCATTATGGCGGTAAATGTACACAAGACATTGAAAGCTTTAAAGATTATAATGTAAAAATATTAGAAGATGCTGCTCAGGTAGTAGACACAAAGAAAAATAATTTTTATTGTGGTGCTATTGGAAATGTAGGAACATTTAGCTTTGATCCTATAAAAAATATAGCAACTCCAGATTTAGGAGGAATTTGCTTTGATGATGATAAAATTGAAAGAGCTTTAGCATTTAGGAATTATGGAATTATTAGAAATTCTAAAGATAGCGGTAAAATGTGGTGGGATTTTTCTTATATAAGTGATAATGTGAAATATCTTCCAAATGATATTTCATGCATATTCGCCTTAGAACAATTGAAAAATTTAAAAGAAAATCAGCTTAAAAGGAAGAAAATATGGGAAACTTATCAAAAAGAATTTGAATCATTGCCAAATATTACCATATGTCAAAAATATGATAAAAAAGAAAGTCATTCTTATTTTTCATATTTAGTAACGATTGAAAACAGAAATGACTTTGCGAAATACATGCTTAAAAATAATGTTTACACAGTATTAAGATTTCCACCTCTGCATATTAATAAAAAATTTAAAAAATACTGCTATGGAAGTTTCGATAATAGTCAGAATCTTTATGAAAATGGAATTAATTTACCAGTTCATAATAACTTAAGTGATAACGACTTAGACAAAGTAATAAATTTAGTAAAAAAATGGTGCAAGAATTAAAAAACATAAATGATATTTACTTAAGTTTATTTAAAAAAGATAATCTTAATATTTTAAAATTTATTAACAGTGATATTGCTAATAATGAATTTATTGAAAAATATGATAATAATTTAAGATTAATCAAATTATTATCAGAAGATTCAAATAGTATTCTTGAAATAAATTGTTTTTATAATTTATCAAGCATAAGTGTGCTTGCTGGAAATGCAAAGAAAATAATTAAAATATCTAATAATATTAGCTTAAGTTATTATGAATTAATAAATTACATTAATAATGTAGAATTATTATTATATGAAGAATTTGATCCAAGACTTAATTCACTTAATATTGATTTCTTGTATATAAATAATTTTAACCATGATAAAAATTATGCTCTTTACAATGAGATTTTTAACAATATTAAAATTAAAAAATATATTATGATAGATGGAGTGGATGAATATTTATGTGATAAAATCAAACCGTTAATTGAAGAAAATAATTGGAAAATTTATGCAATAAAAAGGGACAACTTTAATTTTTTGATTTTAAAAAGAATATAATAAATCAAAGGAGATAATTAATTGATTTTCACAGCCAGTATAAATGTTCATAATAATCCTGAATTAACAAGAAAAAACATTGATTTATTAAAAAAGAATGTAACTAATAATATTGTTCTTTTAGTTGAAAAAAGTGCATATCAAAATTGGCCAATTGAAGATTTCAATGATGTTATAACAATAGAAGGATTTAAACATAATTTTCCAAGAAATCCTTATAAAAATGTTCTTTTAAACTTAAAACATACTTATGAAAATTTTCCCAATAGCGATTGGTATGTTTTTACAGAATTTGACAACTTTATTGTAAGTGAGAAATTCAAAAATGATTTTCAATATATAAACGAAAAATACAGTTTAATAACAAGCGATTTTAGAGAAGTACATTGTGAAGAAAATTTATTTTTAAATTGCCTAGAAATGAAAATGGAAAAATTTTACTGTATGCTTGGATGCTGCTATTTTATCAAAAGAAATTTAATGGAAGCATTATATCACCAAGTATTTGAAAAATTTTTAACATTTACATCTTTAATGCCAGAAGGATTTTATCCTAATTTCAACCAATACGATGTTGCAGAGGTTTTAATTCCAACAATTTGCATGCATAATAATTTTGATGTTTTAAACCTTTGTAGATTTATAGAAGAAAAATTTGAATGGAATGGAATGGGTAAAAAATATGCCATGAGATTTAGGCCAAATATTCATTTTTCAGAAGTAAGCAAAAAAGCTTGTATTGTTCATCCTATCAAAGAAACTGATCAACTTAAACAAATAATGGACTATTTAGAATTAAACTAATGCATAGAATTAAATTTTACATATATCGCTTAGATAAAGAAAAAATCAACGAAAAACTTGTTGCTTTTTTTAGAAAATATAAAATTAAATTTTGTTATTTGAATTTCGGTAAAAAAATCAATAAAGATAATGTGAAAATAATAAAATATAAAAGTGATAACTTAAAAGAATTATTTATAAGAATTCTTAATCAAAAAGAAGAATTATGTTTTTTCCTCCATAATGATTTTGATTCTTATAAAGACATCATTTATATGATTAAAAAAAGTAAATGGTATTTCCAAAAATATTCTAATGCAGGTATATTAGATTTTAATTTAAATTTATCAAAGTATTATCATTTTTATGATAGAAGCTTTACTAATTATAATAAATTTTATGGATTGAATGATACAAAATGTCCTGATCCAAGATGTTTTGTTTTTAATAAAGAATTGCTAGCAGATCATATAAACTTTTACATTGAAAAAAACAATTTCGGCAAAGGATTTGAGATATTTCTTTCATTCTTTTGTTATTTAAATGGAAAAATGATTTGCCGAGACATATGCAGGAAAATAAAATTTACAAATAATTTATATTTGTTTAAAACGCTTTTAAAAATGAATGAAAAAAATCATTACAATGATATACTTAGAAAATTCAATGTTTTCATGGAAAATATATCTAATATAATTTATTTTAATTACGAGACAAGTGAAGAGAGCTTCTATAACCAAGGGCCAAGAAAATTAATTAAAATTTTAAAGCCAATATTGAAAATGAAAAAATTATGAAACACAAAATTTTGATAGTTGGATCTGGATTGTTCGGTTCTGTATTAGCACATGAGCTTGTGCAAAAAGGATATTATGTAGATATAATTGATAAAAGAAATCACATGGGCGGTAACTGTTATACAGAAATAAAAGATAATATACCAGTCCATAAATATGGACCTCATATATTTCATACTAATGATGGAAAAATATGGAATTACATTAATAAATTTACTAAATTTTTAAATAAATATCAGCATACGAAAGTAAATTACAAAGATAAAATTTATTCATTTCCAATTAACCTATTCACTCTAAGTCAAATATATGGTGTTAAAAATCCAACAGAAGCATTGGCTATATTAAACAAACAAAAAGTAGGAATTACAAACCCTCAAAACATGGAAGAATATTGCTTGGCAAATATTGGAAAGCAGTTATATGAAATTTTCATCAAAGGATATACTCAAAAACAATGGAACAAACATCCAAGTGAACTACCAGTATCAATTATAAAAAGAATACCAATAAGACTCAATTACAACGACAGATATTTTAATGATAAGTTTGAAGGTACACCAGAAAATGGATACACTCCAATATTTGAAAAATTATTAGATAATAAAAAAATCAAAGTTACTTTGAGTACTGATTTTTCAGAAAATAAAAAATATTTCATGGATAATTATTCGAGGATAATTTATTCTGGCAAAATAGATCAATTTTACAACTATTGTTATGGATTTTTAGAATATAGATCTCTTCGATTTGAAGAAGAATATCACAAAAATGATTATCAAGGTAATTCAATTATAAACTATACAGACGCTTCTGTTCCATATACCAGAATTTATGAATCAAAATACTTTCACGATGAAACTGTAGAAGGAACTTGGATTACTAAAGAGCATCCTCAAGATTACGATGTTTATAAAGGCAATGAACCATATTATCCTGTTCCAACTCAAAACAATAATGCTATTTATGAAAAATACTTAGCTCTAAATAAAAATGAAAAAGTTATTTTTGGTGGCAGATTAGGAAAATATAAATATTACAATATGGATCAAATTATTGCTAGTGCCTTAAAAACTAATGAGAGTTTCTAAATGTAATATTTAGAAACTATATTTTTAACAAAAGAACAATAAGTGAAATCTGGCAAATCTAAAAGATTCTGAAAAGGATCTGGATATCGCAGAGATAAGTTTTTGAAATTCTTGTGATAATAATTTTTCTTATAGAAGTATGGTTTTATATCATGTTTGTAAGAAACAAAACTTATATCTTGATCATATCCTTCGTAAACATAATTTAATAATTTATAAGTTGGCATGATTGGAACACTGTAAGACATTCCTATTAATAAATAGGCGTATTTATATAAATCTATATCTGGTCTATAGTTTTCATTAAACAAATTAGTAAAAAATGCTATTCTTATTAAGTCTTCTAATACTTTAAAAGATGAATTAAAGAAATTAAAATCAAAAGTAGAATTAAAATAAATTACAGAACTTGCTTGATAAAATTCAAAATTATATTTACTTTTTGAAATTTTAAATATCAATTCCAATTCTTTATTAGAAGCTTGATCTATTTGATAAAGTATATTATTTCCATCAAATACTTTATAATCAAATTTCTTTAAAAATGTATCAGGATCTATAATTGCAAAATCGTTTTTTTGATTTTTAGATTTATAATCTAAAATACAATTGTGAAAATCAAAATTAACCGTTCCTGTTTTTAGTGATTCAGAATTATAATAAAAAATATTTTTGTGATTATTAATATTAATTTTAATAGCATCAACTGATTCATTGGTTTTAACCAAATAAATAATTAATTTATCTTGTAATCCTTGAATTTTAAATGATTCTATTAATAATTCAATTTGCCATTGATAATATGGAATGTCTTCCGCTATTACTAAAAAGTCCATACATTAGAATACTTAGACTTCTAAATATTTTTTAGCTAGATTTTTAAAAATTAAATCTTTGCCAAATACTTTCAAATAATTATAAATTTTATTAATAGATTGATCGTTTTGATGATTTAAAATATCTTTTAAAGAATTGATGTCTTCAGTTTTAGTCCATTTTGTTAAATCTACAACAAATAAAACTTCTTTTATTTCAAATTTATTAAATCCATTTTGCTCAAGAACTCCTGTAATTTTATCTTTATCGTTTTCGTGCAACAAATATCCAATAATAAAATCATAATATCTTGGCAATCCAATATGAGGTATGCTTATTTTTAAATCTGGGAACATTTTATTGAACATTTTTGAAATATACATATTATTTAGGAATCCAAATAATGGTGTAGATTCTTTGTTTACTGCATTCTTGAAAGTTTTATTGAACAACTTAAAGTCATCTTTAACATCATCTATAATATTTCTTATAGAATATAGCAATTCTGCGTTTATTTTCTTATCTTTGTTATACTTTGAGCTTAGCTCGCAAGTTGTAATAATTAAAGAAGGATTGGCCTTGTAGGTCATCTCTGGAGAATGTAATAACTTTATTTGCTTGTGAGATATATCATGTATGCCTCCTACTGGATCAGAAATATCAGAATTTTCTCCATCACTATTTTTTAATTTCAAATATATTGCATTAACAGAAAAATCTCTTCCTTTGGCATCTTCAACAATAGAAGCAGTAAATTCTATGAATTTATTATTATTAAGTTTAAACTTTATATTCTTGTTTAATGTACTTATAAATATTTTTGTTCCGTGAATATTTACAGTGATTTCCATTTCATTATTTTCTTGATCCACTTTGCTTACACTAAACGAAAATTTATTTTGTATTTCTTCTGGAAGATTTGCATATTTTTCGATACTTCCTATTTCTCCAGCAGGCTTTATTTCTTGAAAATCATTTTCAGATTTACTTAATATCATTTTTATTTCATCTGGAGATGCATTAGTAACACAAGTATAATTAAAAAAAGTTTCATTCGACAAATGACTTCTCAATGAATTTCCAGTCAACCAAATAGATTTCTTTTTCAAAGAAGGTTTTTCTATCTTTCCGTCTTTTTGAATAGTCGTATATCCAACCTCGACAGAATCGGAACTATTAAACGCATCTATAATATATTTCAATGAAGAATTAATCTGACTGTTTACTATAAAAGGTTTCAAGAAAGAAACATTAGAGTTCCTTTGTAATTTAACCTTTGGAATAAAATCTGAACTTTCAAATATGTTTTTCATTTATTTAATCCCATCTTCGCTAACATTATGCCTACAAACAAAGTTATTGCTATTTTAACACATATATCTACGATATATTTGATTTTTTCTTTCAAATCAACTTTAAATACTTTCATTTCTTTAGTATCACTCTTTATGTCCCATATTTTACTTCTGTGAAATTCCATTTTTTTATTAATGTCATCAATGTAAGATTTCAAAGAATCAAAATCTTTTTTCAAAAAATCAATTTCTCTGTTTATTATCACTAAATCTTTTTCTTCAATAATTTTTATTTGATTTTCTATACTGTAAAACTTATTTATTAAATTTTCAATCTTATCAATTTTCTTGAATGATTCATCTTGTTGAGTTTTTATGTTTTCAAGTCTAATATCAGTCTTAGATATCAAAACAGCAATGTCTCTAAGAGAATCAACTAGCTGCATGTAGTTGGCACTATTATCATCATTTTGATCTTTTTTATTTATTGCCATACTTATATTTATGTTAAATTTTTTAAATTTATAGTAATTTAAAATAAATAATAACATGAAAGAAAAAACTATGGAATTTGAACTAAAAGCTGAAGCAGAAGATATTTTTATAGATAAAGCAATTAATACACCACCTGTAAATGTTACTGTTGGTAATAAAAATAAAGTTTTGCAAAAAGATGTATTAGTTGAAGATGAATATTTATTGAATTTATATAGAGAAATTCTAGAAGATATAAGAGTAGATAGAATAGAAGTAGATGGACTATTATCAAACTTCACTGATATGGTTTTTAACGGAGGAGATGTTTCTGGTTCATCAAAAGAAGCAGTTGTTAACTTAGCAAAAATTAAAATTGATATTTTGGATAAAAAAACCAAAATAGCAGATTTGTTGACATCATTAAAAATTAAAGAAAAAAATAGTTCCAAAGATTCAACAAATCAAACGAATCACATACATATTACAGATAGAAGATCAATAATTGAAGCAGTGAATAATATTGCGAAAAAGGAAAAAAATGAATTACTCGATTCTTGAAGCTTGGCTTTTAAATGAACAAGATCCAGGTTTTGGCGGTGGTCCAGAAGCCTTAGTTGGAGTTCCTTCAGATTCCCAGCAACCATTTTTGCCAGGTGCAGGTGCAAAAATGCCCCCAGCAGAAGATACTAATGTTTCAAATTTAAATAATAAAATTATTGGTAGCTCACCAGAAGAAACAGAACCCAATCCAGCAGATAAACCAAATGCATCATCTGAACCTGCTTCTCCTGACATGCCTGAAGAAGCTAAAGACTTTGACTACGATACTTGGGAAAGTGATTACTTCAAAGAAACAATGAAAGGCGATACTAATAAATTAATCGCTATGATACAGAAAGTTAGAGACTATGAACTTGACCCATATAGGAAAAAATTTGTAGAAGACAATCTTCAAGTTTGCTTTTTGAGACAACAAGCAAATATTGAAAAGGTATCTAATGAAATAAGAAAAAATATAAAAGAAGAACTAGATCAAAACAATCCTTCTGTATCATTAACTAATCATATTATTAATAATATTCAAAGAAGTCCTGATGTCGCAAATATATTTATTAAATTAATTGGATTCCACGGCATGAAAGGTGACCTGCATAGAAAATTCCTTGCATCATTATTAATGGCTGTGCAAGTTGGCTCAGGCGGTCTAAACGAAGATTTGATTTTTAATCAAAAAGATTATTCAATTAAAATATCAACTAGAATGAATTCAAAGTTTGGCTCTATAGACCTTGGTAGATGGTTTATGACAGCTGATGAACCTGAAAAATATCTTTCAGAATCAGAATTAGAAAGAATGGAAGACGGAGCACCTGAAGAAAAAGATGTTTTAAGAAAAAGAATTGTCATTGATAGTATTTCTAGCTTTTTTAAGAAACGAGCTTTTCTAGTTAATGTTGTTGGAGAAGATGGAACTATATATTTGTTAGGAATGGACTTGTCAACTGCTTTAAAAGCTGCATATAACAAAGGCAAACTAATTGTTCAATTCTTTGAAAGTGCAAATTCAGAAGCAATTATTGATAAGGAAAATAATTTAATACCAGTATCTGATATTAAAATAATGTATCAGAAAGACTTGGGACAATTAGATGAATCTGGTAAGCCAATTAAAGAAAATGTTGAATTTATCTCTAGAAGAGATGGAGTTCTATTTTTAATTGCTAGTGAAGAAATAATCAAGGAAGCTGCATTTTCTTTTACTGGCATAAACATTAAATCCATACCATATAATGGCAACCCTAGTGACTTGAAAGTATTGCAAAGATGCATTCCTTCAGCACCCGAAATGTTGCTTAGAAATTGTTAATAATATGAAAACACTTTTAGAATTTAATTTTGCAAAACATAAAGAAACCGAAAGAAGACTCGGTTTATTAAAAAAAGTTTTGGAAAGAGATGGTTTAAGAGTAGATGAATTTTTCGAAGAATCTAAGCCATATATTTTTTGCCACGCTCCCTTGGAAAATTTAGATTTTCAAGGAATTAGAATTTTTGAAAATGGAAAAACTATGTCTTTTCAAGTCTCTAAAGCAAAGGATACTTTGCCATATGGAATAGCAAGAAGCCTAGAAGTTAACGATCTATTTGATCAAATTTGCGAAATTGAAAGCGATAAAACTAAAGCAACAGAAATTCTAATAAAAGAAATAAACATAGAAATCAGAAAGTTTTTTAGCAGATCTAAAAGTGCCGAAGATGAATTAATGGGTAAAATTATTGATGGAAAAAGTGGCGGAGATAAAGCTGGAGCTATCGTTATTAGAAATGCTGGTACAGATTATGCAAACCAAGTATTCTCTAAGTTTGGAATTTAATGCCAGAAGATCCTTTTTACAAAAGTGATTTACCAGAAGATTTTGGTAAACCAACTAAAAGATTAGGCCCTAAAACTATTAAGCAAGGATCAATCATTGCTTTTAAATATGATTTTTTTAAACATGATCCTTATCCAACTATAATAATTACAAAAATTACACCGCAATATATATGCGGTTTAAACATACATGTGTTAACTTTTTATAATATTAAAAATCTATTAAGTAAGAATAAAATTAACGCATGTGAAAATCCATCTTTTAACTACAATTTAGTAAAGGGAAGCGGATATATAATAAAAGCTTTTAGAAAATATAAAAAAGCTGGGATGAGAAGCGTTAAAATTTTTGATTGTGATTCATTTATGACACTAATAGGTATTCCAAGAGTGGTAAATCCAAAAGAAGCTAAAATTATTAGAACAAATATTAGTAATCAAATAAATAAGAAAACAAACATAAACGCTGATCAAATTACTAATTTATAGTTATTAAATAGGTAAATAAAAAAATGGCAACGGTAGATGAAACTGGAAAACCAATGGGAGAAAATTTTTCTGAAGTTGTCAGACAACTTAAGGAAAGTTTAGATGCTATTGCTATTGATGCCAGTACTCCTTATCGTAAAGAACGAGAACAAAATAAAGATTTGTTTTCAAGCTTAATTTCTGATTTAGAAAAGGCTATAGGAGAAGGATTTAAAGAAGGTCAAAAAGATCAAGAAAAATACATTAAAGATATGACTGAGTCATTGGAGAATATGGCTCAAGATATCAATGCTGGAGATATAAAAAATCTAAGAAAAAAACAACAAGAATTAAGAAAAGAAGAAAAAAAGCTTGCCTCGTTTCAATTAATGAAAGCCTTTCATAAAGAACAATCTAATCAATTAGAAAAACAAACAAATATATTACAGCAAATTCTAACATCTTTCACAAATGGAATACCAACTGGTATTCCTGTTAATCCTATTACTACACCAGCTTCAACAAGTTCAAGTTCAAGTTCAAGATCGAATATAGCTGAAGATATGTCAGGTGACAGTCAATCATTTGTTAGTAGACTACTTGGATTAAGAAAAGGAGATAAATTTGATCCTTCAGATTTCATGAGAGGATACTCAAAAACACCAAGTGAAATAATTTTTGGAAATCAAAGCCCATTCAAAGGGATAATGGCACAATTACAAAGTGTTTCTAAGAATTTGTTAGCTATAGGAGAACATCAATCTTTACTCCAAGTTTTAACTGAAGGAACAGTAGAATCACAACTTAAATATGAACAAAGTATGCGAGAAGCATTGTATTTGACTGCTGGAGCAACAAAAGAAAGTACTGAACTTTTTAAATCAATGGCTAAAATTGGGAATACAGTTGAGCTAACTGGATTTAAACAAGAAGAAACCCAAAAAGCAATGGTTAAATTTGCAAAAATGGGCGTGAAATATGATGGTGATAGTGAAAGATATAAGAAAAAACTTTTAAGTTTATCTACTACAACTCTTAATACAGAAAAACAATTAGGACTAGAAGCTGGCTCATTGCAAGAAACTTTTGGTGACCTATATAGATTTGGAGTTTTAAATGAAAATTCCATAGCCAATTTAGGCAGAGGCATGCGAGAAGTTTCAAGAACTACTGGGGTAAGTGGAGAAGCATTTAAAAAAGTTCTTAGTACAACGCAAGGTATTGTAGATGCCATGAGAAAAGCATCAACATTAACTGCTTCTTCTGCAAGAAACATAACCGAACTTGGTGCAAATGCTGAGAAATTTGGAGTTAGTGACGAATTTAATAATATTAATAAAGCACTTGCAAGTACAACAAATTTATTTAATGATGCTTCTGAAGGCACAAGAATGCTATTGTTCAGTGCTGCTGCTTCAGTTGGAAAATTAGAAGAATTACAAGCTGGAACTTTAACGAGAAGTAAGGAAGGAATAAAGTCGTTGACCGAAGGGGTTAACAATGTTTTTAAAAGATTCGGTATTGAAAGTGCAGATTCCATAGATCAACTTTCAGATTCTGCAAAAATGCAATTAAACTTAGTTCTTAAAAGTTCATTTGATCTTGAATTAGGTCAAGTAAAAGGAGTGTTAAAAACATTAGAAGCATCTGGCAAAACATTTGCTGATAAACTACTAGATCTAGACAAGCAATTGGGAAAAAATATTAGCACTGAAAAAAGATCAGCAATTTTAGAAGAGCAAAGAAAAATAAAAATAGATAAGAATTTAGATTTACTTGGAATTTTAAGTGAAGCTGCTGAAACATCCAAAACTATGAACGATGCGTTCAGTAAATTTGGCACAAGAAGAAAAGAATTCGAAAGTGATTTGCAAGCTTTAGGTCTTGGCGGATCAAACAAAGACATAATAAGACAAGCAATTGATAAATCATTAACTGGTGTCAATGCTGCTTTAAGCAAAGCTGGATTAAAAGAAATTTCTATATCTGCTACTGAAATGGCAAAAGCACTAGAAGATCCACAAGCATATCAAGATTTATTGTCTACTTTAAAAGATGCAGAAAATAAAGGTGCAGCTAATGCTAAAGGTACATTAACAGGTATAGATGCAGTTAGATTTGGAATTGATAAACTTAATGCAACTGTCCAAGATGCTATTTCTGGACCTCTTAGTTCATTTTTAAATCAAGGTGTTACTGGCATACTTGCTGCTAATGCAGCTATATTGTTCATGCCAGCTATTATGGGCAAATTAATGTCATCAACACTTATGCAGAAATTTTTAGGTAAGCCTTCAGCTGATGTCGGAGGTGGAGGCAGTGGTGGCGGTGGTGGCGGTGATCGTGGCAGTGGTGGTCCTACTGGCGGTGGTGCTGGAAGAACAAAATCATGGTCTAGATTTGGAAGAGAATCAGGACAAGGAGCATTAACTTTTGCTGGTGGCTGGTTAAAATTTGCAGCTTCTACTCTTGTGATGGCTGGTCTTTTATATGGTGGTTTCCAACTATTAAAAGGAATGAAGGCTGTTCCTGAAGACGAAATAGAAGACTTGTTAAGTAAAGTTAAATATCTAGGAATAGGAATTGGGGCTGCTACTGTAATGATGGGCGAAGTATATCTTGCAACCATGGCTATGCAAGGTATGACTAAAATGATGCGAAAAATTAACCCTAAATCATTTTTAGCTTTAGCACTTGGCATACCAATTTTAGCTGCTGCTGCTTATTTTGTACCCCCCTTCATAGTGGCACTTGCAGATTTTGCTAGTGCATCATTTCAAAATGTTGATTTAGAAAAAGTTGGAAAAACAGCACAAGATGTTGGCAGCTTAATGGCAAGCGGAGCATTGTTAATTGGCTCTCTTGTTGCATCCGTGTTAATGATAGGTGGTACAGGATATGTAGCAATGGCTCTTATGAATCCAATTGGAATCATTGGTACAATTGCTGCTTTAGGAGGAGGAGCATTAATTATTGCAGCAGCTGCTAATTATTTACCTCCATTTATAAAATCTATTGCTGATCTTTCGGATGCATCAATTAAATCTAATAATATAAACCCAGCACAAATTCAGAAAAGTTTAAATTCATTAATGGCAATTATTGAACCATTTTCTAAATTACTTGGGTTTGTTGCTTTAATTGGTGCATCTTTAGCTGGCATTGCCGTTGGTGGTTTAGTTGGTGGTGCAATCGGTGCATCTGCTTACTTACTAGGAGAAGCAGTAAGCATGATATCAGGCGGTATGATTAAAAATTATGGTGATGTTAATGTTGTAATATCAGAAACACTAAGGCATTACTTCTCATTAATTAATTCAACTAATAGTGCAATTGTTGCTTACATGGGAGCATTAACACCAGCCCAAGTAATATCATCGCTTAATAAACTACAATCATTTAATGAAGCAAATAAATTATCTGGCATTGTATTGAAAGATTTTGCTTTATCATTTGGAAGTGCTGTCCCAGCTTATGTATCAATTGCAAGCTTGTCTAATAAACTTGTTGGCATACCAGTAAATACACCAGACGAAATTGCAAATAAATTTAGAGGCATTATCAATATAATGCAAGGTATAAATATAGTTGGTGTTGAATTAGAAAAAAATCAAGCAGCTAACAGCACATCTCAAACAAATGCATTAAAAGACATGATGTACAATCTTGTTAATAATGCAATACCGTTATTTGATGCTTTGTCAAAAATCCAACAAGTTACTTCTAGTAAAGAATACCAAACAGTTTCATCTTCACAAGCAACTTTTGCAAAAGCATCAAAAGTATTGAAAAATATTACTCCACATTTAGCCGAAGTACTAAGAAACATCCATGATATTTCAACAAAAGTATATGAAGAACTAAAAGATTTAAATTTACAAAATATAAAAGAAGGGTCTGATGCTGCAACAAGTGTAGTTGGTTTATTTAATCAATTTATAGATTCTGCAAAAATTTCTGGTAAAGATTTAAGTATAAAAAAGATAAGAGAATTCTCTGATACTTTTGGAAACCCAGAAATGGTTAACTCTTTGAGAACTGTAATGCAAAGTACTGTTTCAATTGCTAAAATATTTAACGAAGAAGGAAGCTCCGTATTGGATCTTGCCTCTATAAGCTCAAGAACAAAATATTATTCTGAGTTTTATTCTGCAGTTGGCGATATCATGTCGAGTTATGGTAAAATGTCAACTACTTTTAAAAAACCTGAAAGTTCAGCTTCAGGAATGACTCAAGGTAATTTCTGGCTAGGACTAAACCAACTTTATGGTATAACTAAAGGAGGAACATGGTTTTCTGCTAACAAAACTGCGAAGGAAGAATTTGAAGCTCAAATGAAGGCCCAAGAAGCAACTTCGCCACTTAATCCTGCAAAAATAGAAGAATCTTTAAAACAATCATTCGCTGTAATTACAGCTATGACAAAAGTTACTCAAGATAAAAGCATTATACCATCTGTTAATGATACGGCAGCTACCCGTGTAGCTTTACTTGGATTAATGTCTGGCATGAAAGTAATTGCAGAATTTTCAAATTTATTTGATGTTGGTATTATAAAATCAACAACTGAACTTTTTAAAAATCTTGAATTAATTCCTGAAGTTGGAGGAGCAAAATTATTTGGCAAAATTGGCATGAGTATGACTGGTATGATTTCAGCCTTGCAAAATATGGTTGCAAATTCAAAGCAATTTGTTGAGGCTGGATCAAAAGACTTTGTTAAAATGTCAGAAGTTTTTTCTGATTTAAAAGAACCTTTGGAAAAACTTAATGATGTTTTTGGTGAGTTAAGTAAATTGACAGGAATTCAAAAAACTCCTGATTTTTGGAAAAACTTTATTGATTCATTTCCAAATACTGATTCAGCAGAATTAAGTAAAAGAATGGGATTTTTGAAAAGTTATATAGTTGAAATGAATAAACTTGTCGAACCTTCTTTTATGTCTGCAATAATGTCTTTGGGAAAAATACAAGGTTTAAGCATAGATTCAAAAACTTCATCTGCAATTGAATTATTAAGTAACTTAAATAACTTTATGAATGCATTGAAAACACAAGTTGGCAATGCTACAGTACCAAATTCAGGAGAGAAAAAATTAGTTTCATTTGACATTTCTGGTATGACTAAGTTTTTAACAGAAAACGCAATACCTGTTTTAAATAGTGTAAAAGAAATTGCAGAAAAATTAAATAATTTACCGTTAAACAAAACTCAACTTGAACAAGCTAGTGCCAAAATGAATCTTCTAGGACAACTAGGCACTGGATTGACAGATTTCTCGGTAAATTTTTACAAGTCAGCAGATTTCTTTACTAAACAAGTTAGAAAAACAAGAGAAGTAGATGGAAAAACTGAAGTATATGGAAGATACGAAGACACTTCTAAACAAAGAGAAGAATTTTTTGCAAATAATATTAATCAACTTGACGAAAACATAAAAAAAGATAAAGCAACCGTTAAAAGCCTTCAGGAAAAACTTACTCTAGCACAAGCTCCAGATGCCAAAGGAAAACCAACTAAAGGTGGATGGGGAGAAATTCACGCTGACTTAAAAAAAGCTCAAGAAAAACTTGTTGCATCAAATCAAGCTTATTTTGATGCAACAAGACCTGGTGTTCTTCCTACAGGTATACCAGAAAAAACTACATGGGTAGAGTCTTTTGAAACTCAAGGCGATAAGATGAAAGCTATGTTTGAAAATCCAAAATTAAAAGAAGGATTTTCTATTATTGGAAAGTTACCTAGTTTCTTCAAAGATAATATTTTAGATCCATTTATTGCTGGTGGTGGTGCCCAGTTAAGAGCTAGTAATATTCAATTTATATCAGGTGCTTTAACTGGAATTAAAGATATTATTAAAGTAATTTCTGGGGATGATGGATTAATAACTCTTATTGAAGTACAATTGAAAACTTTAGCGTCAACTTCTAATATCAATGGTGGTGATAGACTTAAACAAGCAACTGATGTTCTTAATGATTTAGGAAAAGGCGATGCATTTTCTAGTTTCTTAAATTCATTATTGGTAAATATAATTCTACCTATGCGATTTGCAGCTAGAATTTCTGGTGGATCAAAAAATCTAAATGAAGCAACTGCAAGTTTTGTACAGATGCAGACTCTTATTGCAGGTCTACCAGTATTCTTTAAATTAATTAATACTGAACTTCCAAAGATGGGAAAAGAAAAAAGTGGCAGCAATTTAAACGCAGCAATATCTAACATAAACAGCATAAAAGATACTTTGCCAAAATTCTTAGAAACATTAAGCTACGGAATTATATTGCCAGCAGTTACAAAATTACCACCAATAGCATTTATTGCACAAGCAAGCAAAAGATTAAAACTAGCAACTGATTTAGGAGATGCATTAGCACCATTTATTAATAAATTCGCTGCAATGAACGCAACAATTGGTGGTAATTTTGAAAAAATTAATTTAGTTGATAGTCTTGGAAGCTTAATAACAAAATTAAATCCAGCAGACGAAGCATTGTCAACCCTAGCTGATAAATTAATTACAGTTAAAGAATCTTTACAATCAATCGCAGATAGCATGACTACTATTATGAGTATCAATGATCAATCTGGAATTGTTAATGTCTTAAGCAGTCTTTCTGCATTACCTAATAACATAGCTGAAAAAGCAAAGAATGCAATAAATTTAACTAGTGTTGATAGCGTGAAAACTAAAGTTGAACTAAGTAATGTTCAAAACCAAAAACCACAATCAGATCCAGCAACAGAAACAACTGCAGAAAATACTGAAAAAATGAAAGAGCAACAAAGAAATATGATTGCTGCCTTGCAAGGAATTCTTGCTGCCTTAATTACTCCAGCTAAATCAAGTAACAATAATGTAAATACCTCAACATCAAATACTGGAGCAATTAATTTGAATAGTGGAACAGGAAGCGGACAAGGAGGCGGAAATGCTTTTCAGTCTGCTGCATTCGCAGGAAATAATATGAATGCACCAGCTAATTACACATAAAATAAAATTTAAATAATAAATACATTATGATATTTAAAAAATGGTTAAAAGAAGAAGAACAAAAAATATTAGAGGGTGCAACTGCTGGAAAGACTCTTCTGTATCCATGTGGATATGGTGGATTATGTCTACTGCCACCAGCTTATTTTATTCCAGCTTCTGCTGATGCAATTTTATACATAAGTAAAGATGATCGTTTATGGAATAATATTGGCGAAAAAAATCCTTTTAAAATTAATCATTTAAAGCCAAAACAACCAAATGATAACAATGAAATACATAATAAAGCAGGAGAAAAACCACCTTTTAAAATAACTCACATAAAAGGAAATGGCAAACCTACTGATAACTGGAAACACAATGCTTCTGGAGATGGTGGTCTTTTTAATATAAATCATTTAAAACCAAACCAACCCAGAAACAATAATGAAAAACATAACAATGCTATGGACAATAAACCTTTTAGCATAAAACATATTAAAGGTAGAAAAGATAAACCAGATAATGAAAAACATAATAATGCTATGGATGATAAGCCTTTTAGTATAAAACACATTAAAGGTAGAAAAGATAAACCAGATAATGAAAAATTTAATAACGCACGGAAAAAAGCTCCATTTAAATTAAGTGATTAATAATCACAAGGTTTAAAATATTCTTTATCTTCAATAAAATACATTACTTGAAACAAACTATTGCCACCATAAGATTTATATTTTTTAATATTTTTTATTTCTTCACAATGTACTTTTCTATGGCAATTTGCACAAATTACCAAAACATTTTCGTGGCAATACTCCCCACCTTTGCAGCCCTCATAAATCCTGTGGACATCAAGTAAATTTAAATTACTTTCATTACAAAAAAAACAAGATTTAATATATTTCTTAAAGTTTTTCTTATTGTTTATTCTCATTAATAATTATATTCATGCTTTTCACAAAAACTAATTATGTCTTCTTTTATTTTCTTGTCTTTAATATATTTTATATTAAATTTATTAATATTTTTTGTAATATTATTATCTAACATTAAAAATTCTTTTGGTATGTTAAAATTTAAAAAGTTTTCTAAATCTTTTTTAATTCCAACTTCTTCAATTTTAATTTTAATTTTATTTTTATTTTTTAGCTTTTTTTCTATTTGATCATTCCAATAAAGATAAAAGCAAGCTGCTCTTTCATATGGATTTTTATATTTTTTAATGTCTGGGACATATTTATAAATAAAATTTAAATATTTTCTGTTGAATTCATCAAGATTAGAATAAGGTTCATCGTAAAAATAATTCATATTGTGACAGAATGAATTTATAACATCTATTGGATTTCTTATAATATGAACAAAAAAACAATCATTAAAAACATTCATGTCTAAATATGGCATTGCCATATAGCTTGAATCACCAACAATAATGTTGTCTTTTAAATAATCTCCATAATTTTTTTTAGCAATTTTACTTAAATTTAATTCTTCGTTTCCATAAATTCTTTGTAATATTTGATTCCAAGAAGAATGATCAAATATAGTTTCATGGCCACAGAATATATTACAAAAAGAAAGAAGCTTGGATATATACAAAGTACCACATCTACCAGTACCAGTAATAATAATTTTTATTTTTGTTTGAGTGAAAGACATAATATATATTATATTATATCAACGAGAGGTGAAAAATTGAAAGCAACAGACAGTAATGGAGAATTACAACCACTAAATAATTGTTACATAGCAGCAAATGTTGTTGGTGAATTAAAAAAAATATACATGTATATTTTGCCAGATATTTCAGATTCAAAACAAGCAAGTTATTCAGATGAAACAGGCATTGGAAGATCTGCTCCTCTTAAAGTTTTTTCTCATGGTGAAACTAGATCAATAAGCTGGACAGCACACTTTTTTTCTCCGACCAGTAAAATGGCAGAAAAAAATCTAAATTCTTTAAGAATTTTAGAGTCTTTAGTTTATCCAGATAATAATGAAAACTCAATTGTCAGTCCGCCTCCTATTGCAAGAATAAAATGTGGAGGTCTATTAGGGGTATTAGAATTATGCGTTGTTTTAAAAAGCTATACCGTTAAATTTCCAACTGATGTTGCTTGGCAAGGATTCTTCGGTGATGAAGAAAATTACATGCCTATTAAATTTGATGTTGACATGACTTTTGAAGTAGTTTATCAAACGGTAAATCTGCCTGGTGCAAAAAGAATTTTAAATTTTGGAGGATAATTGGCAAATAAAATAACTTATCAATCTATTTCAGCTAAAAGATTTGTTGATTTTTCTAGCAGATATATTAAATCAAAAGTTTTATATTATGGAGATAACAATAAAGTAACATTTGAAACATACAAAAGAAAAAAAAATATTACTTTTTCTGAAAATGACAAATTCATACAAATTAATTCTTCTACTGAATATAGACCAGATATTGTTTCCTATGTTGCATATGGTATTCCAGAACTTTGGTGGTATGTAATGGAAGCAAATGGTATAAAAGACATTTATGACTTCAAATCAGGAATTACTTTAAGAATTCCTAGAAATATTTAATATGGCATGTAATTACAGTAATTTGTGTGATGCAGGTTCAAAGATTAATTCTGGCAATAATGTCTATGTTAATAATGGTGAAGGTGCAAGACATACACCATTAATATTTGAAAACAACCATGTTTATATGCCTTATGTAGAAGTTACAATTAACAAAGATATGTATGTAACTGGAGATGCACTTGAATCTTGGAGAGTCGATGATCCTATTTGTGATATCAATGAATTAGCACTTCAAAGATATTATAATGTTGCTACAACAAAAAGCTATATTCAAAGCTTTGAAATGACAGTAGGAAAATCATTTGAAGGAAGCATAGTAATTGTTACTTGTGATTATGAAAAAGTTAATAAATTATTAGGTTTAACACCAGAAGAAACATGTGAATGGGACAAGTATGATTTAGGTGATAGTGACAGAAAGGGAGCAATAATTGGATATATTAACATTGGATGGATAATAAAAGGATGCAATGGAACTATTACTAATTATACTATGAAGGAAATGAATCAAAGTGTAAGTAATAGTTACCAAACAGAAGATGGTAGAGAACAAAACTCTGGCCCATATATTTATGGAATTTTCAAAAAAGTAGATGTTTCTGCTGAAAATGGTGTTTATAAAGTTACAATGACTTTTGTTGATGGATTTTCATTTAACGAGGAAACTAAATTAGACAAAATTTGGGGCAGTGAATCAATGAAGCAATCATTTCAAAGTGCAATCATAGCAGCTGCTAAATTTAACTGTGCCACAAGAAAAGATGATAGTCTACAAAAAGTTGCAAGAATAAGCTTTAGATCAAATAAACCTTGGTACTTCGATATAAAAGATGGTGGTAAAGAAGGACCAAAATCTGTTTGGAATAGTTGGAGGCAGTCATTGTTCCCATTTTTAAGAGAAATAAGTAATTACTTACTTACATCTAACAGAAAAGGATGGTGGTTTGCATATGACAATGGAAGTTGTAGTGAGCCAACTATATTAATGGTAGAAGATAGAAATCCAAGTCTTTGTATAGGTGAAAAAGGTATAATAGATGGAGATGGAAAGAGTTTTGTGACTTACATTGTTAATGGTGGAGATTGTAGTCCTGTTATTAAATTCAACCCATCATTTAATGCAGTTCCAGTACAAAACGATTTAAAAAAAGACGGACAAGGTAATGTTACAGGCAGTAGAGAGAAAATTGGCGTTGGTGGCGGTGGGCCTGGTGCTCTTGATCAAGAGCCAATACAATTACTTGATTGTGCAACAAAATTTGATAAAAAAGACGGCAAAACACTTATAACTAAAGCAAATAGAAATAATAATAATTCAGCAAATGGAATTATGGCTACTGTTAGTGGAATTGCAGAAGCTATGAATTTCAAAAGTCCAATAAATATAACAAAAGATACAGCAGAATCAATTTATAATCAAGCTAAAGCAGAAGCTGGAGATGGAAATGCAATGAATTTATTTGCACCTATAAAAGCTACATTGGAAATTCACGGTGATCCGTATTGGGCAAATAGTATAAATTTATTTAAAGATTGCTTTATAAAAATTATTTTTCTTAATTCATATTGTATAGAAAAAAGCACTAATAATGGCGGATGTGAATTTCTTCAAAAACCTAAATGCAATTCAAGATTTTCTGGTATTTATAAAGTTGGTTCGGCAAAGCATTCAATAAGTGCAGGTTCTTATGTTACCACACTAGATGTATTTGCAATCAGTAGTGATGATAATATGGTTGGAATGCCAGTATCATAAAATATAAATGAAGAAATAATAATAAATTTAAATTTTTTAGAAAGCAGATGTAAAAATGACTCTTCCAGCAGTACAAGAATTACAAGAAGAAGTAGGACAACTAAGAAAGTTTATAAATGATCTAAATTCAAATTTAGGAACTATAGTAAAGACCTCTTTTGCTAAAAACTTTAGTTTTATTTCACAAGATAATACCTTAACAGGAATGTATACTGCTTTAGTTGTAGATACTTTTGATGTTTTTAAGCAAAATAGAATTAGATATTTTAATCCAATATTAATTAATCCATTGCAATCTAGTGATCTACAGCAATCTGTAAGCATTACAAGTTTACCTTGGGCTTTTCCAATAAGTACTTTTGGTGGTTTTGATGATTCTGGATCTAATTGGATTCCTCCAGCAGGTTCTACAGTATGTTTAATTTTTGAAAATGGAAATAGGAGATCAGCTTATTATATTGGAACCACATGGTCTAGAAACAGAGGAAAAGATGGTTCAAGTCTTGGAGTTCCAGTTCCTGAATTTGATTTATTATACCAAGGAAGAGGAGCCAATTATTTAGTTGGTCCCACAGATGGATCTCAAGTTTTTCCACCTTGGAACACTGAAAGTTACAATGGTTACGACATTACTTCAATACAAGATGTTGAAAGTAATATAGATTACCTTAAAAGAGGGACTTTTCCAAATATTTATGGGATGAAAACACCTGAAAAGCATATGATAAAAATGGTTGATGGTGATGCAAAATGTAATAGAAAATGGAAGAGAATGGAATTAATGTCTGGTTGTGGTAACTGGATGATATTCAAAGATGATCATTTACATTATTGTGGTCAGTGGTCACATCCTGATGGGGGTGGTGCAAGAGAAGGAGATGCAAATTGCTATACAGATGTTACAAATCAAACAGATGTAACAAAAAATGATTTTAATGCTTTTAATGTTGGACAACCAATACCAACTGAAAATCTAAATACTGCCTTGTATGATTACGAAAGAGATGTAATAGAACCTAATTTTCCAAATTCAAAAGAGACTCCAGAAAAATTCCCTAAACCAGTAGATTGTAAAGGAGGTAATTATACAGGCGGAGAAAATGTTATTGGAGGAGCACCTGACACTCCTTATACTGCATCGCAGAAAGGATCAAATCCATTTTTCAAAGCAAAAAATGAATGTAGGCCTATTAAAGGACCAGGTACACCTCAAAATAATAAGTGTGATTTACCACAATCTGGAATTCAACTTCTTTCTATTTCTGGACATACTTTTGTTATGGATGATAGTGTTGAACAGCCTACTGGAACACCAAATTGGCAAAGATCCCTTGATAAATTTGATTTTGGTTGTAGTGATTTATATTTAGGTAGAACATATTGGAAAAGTTGTACTGGTCATGAAATTTCCATGAATGATGTCGAACAACCTTCAACAGTAAGAACAGCTGAAAATGGAATTAAATTTAAAACTGCCCTTGGTAATGAAATTTCATTATGTGATGAAACAATATCAAGTTGTCCAGGTATTGGTGGTCCTACTCGTGGCATAAGTATGAATTCCACAAGTAATCATGTGTTTAAAATGATTGACGAAGGTGTTTTTCAGCAAAATATGAAATGTAGAAAAGATGGTAATACCAGCGAAAGTAATGCAGACAAAGCTTATGTTCAATTAAGAAGCGGTTATGGTCTTGAGCTTTACATGAGTGATAGAGATAGTCAAAAAGAAACAAAGTCGCAGTTTATTAGAATAAACGCACCACAGACAGATAACAAAGAAAGAGGACCACACACATTAGAAATGCAAGAAGCTCCAGTTGGAAGAGGTTATGTTTTTTTAAGGGCTGGAGGTAATTATCTTACATATAGTTATGACAGTCATTATGAGATCGTAGGAGATTCTAAAGATAATCCAGCAGATAAGCTAAGTATGGTTACTAAAGATAGAGTTTCAATTACTAGCAATTATGATTATAGAGTAAACGACTATTTCTTTAATGCTTCAAAAGAAAGAGCATACTTGTTAGCTGGACTAGGAGATTGCCAAGATGATAATGGAGGAGATACTTATTGTATATATCCAATAGTAGTTTATGATAAAAAAAATGGTAAATTACGAATAAGCGACAGAATTTTTGGATCTTGTTCAGATAAAGCTGAAACACCTACAGCAGCGAGCGTAGATCCAATTGCACAAGGCAATCAAAATGGACAATCTAATCAAAATAATCAAAATCTAGTAATTTAAAAAAAACTAAAATTACTACATAATATTATGAGTTTTATTTTAAAAGGTGCTCCTTATCCAATTAGTAAGTCTCCATTAGGATATTTATTTACACAAGAAGGAATAAATACCTTAAAATCAGATTTAGTGCAATTATTAATGACTAATCCATACGAAAGAGTCATGCTTCCATCCTATGGAACTCCTTTGCGTAAGCTTTTGTTTTCGCCAAATGACACAGCTGTTGTAGAAGAAACAAAAAAAATGATAGCAGCTTCAATTGAAACTTGGGAGCCTAGAATAGTCATATCAAGCATTGAAGTATTTAATGGTTATGATAATACTTTAAATCCATCAAATAATAATCCAAGTGTTTTAAATGATAACGATCATGTTTTAACAATTAAAATTAAATTTTTTGATCCACAAAGAATTGATTTTGTAGAAGTTTTAACATTACAATTACCTGTAGGAGAATGATAGAAAATGCAAGAAAAATGTGATATTATTTCGCCTTATGATATAGGTTCTACACCAAAACAAACAAATATTGTTTCTTTAAATTATACTAATCAAGACTTTTATTCTATGAAAAGCAGATTAGTAAATTTCATTAAAGAAAAATTTGGCAATGATTTCAATGATTTTGTTGAATCTAGTCTTGCAATCATGTTGATTGAAAATTTTGCTTTTTTGGCAGATACCCTTTCTTTCAAAATGGATCAAATTGCCAATGAAGTTTTTATTGATACTGTAACAGAATTAGACAATGCTTTTAGGTTGGCAAAATTAACTGGATTAAAGCCACAGCCTCCAATTGGATCAAAAGCTTTATTTTCTGCTAAAATTAATGCAATTCAAACATTTGATATAAAAATTAATACTCCTTTTGAAATTGATATAGTTTCAAATCAGGAACCTTTTTCTTTTGAATTATATGCAGCTGATCCTTTGAACAGACCAATATTTGGCGAACCTATTATTATTAGAGCAGGACAATTAATTAATTCAAATATTGTTGGTGTAGCTGGCAGAACTAGAAACATTGCATTTACTTCAACAGGTGCAATTAATTTAATTCTTTCAATACCAAGTTTTTCTATTATAAGTGATTCAATAAGAGTTATTGTAAATGGACAAGAATGGGAACAAGTAGATTATTTTACTTCTGGATTAGCTAATAAAGAATATTTAGTAGAATACAATCCAGATTATAGTGCAAATGTTATTTTCGGCAATGGAAAAGGTGGTTTAGTTCCTTCAGTAGGAAGTGAAATTGAAGTTTTGTATAGAGTAGGTGGTGGTCCAAATGGAGATATAGTTACAAACTTTGCAAGTACAGAAACTTTAATTCCAATAGAAGGTGTTCCATCAAGTGTAAGTGTGTTTTTATCAAATTACACAAAAGGTGAATTTGGTTATTCTGGAGATACTGTAGAAGATATTCGTCAAAAGATACCTTTGTATTTAAGAACTCAAAACAGAACTGTTTCTGGAGAAGATTACAAGACTTTTGCCAATCAATTTGCAACGACATATAATGGTATTATGGGCAAGTCTACAGCTGCTTTAAGAAGCTATGGTTGTGCTGCGAACATCATTGACTTGTTTGTTTTAGTAAGAAGCGGTACAAATGGTTTAGCAAAAGCAAATTCTCAATTTAAAGAAGAACTAACAAATTCTATTGATGAAATAAAAATGCTTACTGATGTTATTTGTTTAAGAGATGGAGAAATCATTGATGTAAATATTTTAATTGATGTTGCAATGGATAAGTATTATAAAAAATTTGAAGATGATATTAGATCAAATATTGAAAACAGTGTTGAATTATTTTTCAATTTAAATAATTGGGATTACGGTCAAAGTTTGCAAGAAACCGATATAATTCAATCTATATCAAATGTAAAACAAATAAAAAATATTGATGTTACATTTAATACTGTAGAAATACCTTCATCAAAAATTATTACTACAAAATATTACGAAATCATTAGACCAGAAAGTATTACAATAAATTTCTTGTATAATTAATTATGGTAGAAAAATATTATTATCAAAATCCAAAAGTATCAGACACGGTAGTATTCGACTTGTATACTCCCGATGCCAATTGTTGTTTTTTTGAAGATCCTTTTGAAGTTGTATCAATTACAATAAATTTTGTTGAAAGAAACTTTGTCAATGATTCTTCAGCTTATACAAGTAATCAAATTACAAACAGAGATTTAGAGGTTCAATATTTAGAAGCAAAGCAAAAAGTTTGTGAGTTTCCTGATAATCAAGATTATGTTACAAAATTAAAAATAATTCAAAGAAATCTACTTCAAGATACTTCATCTAAACTTAATAAAATTGAGTTTGATAATCTTTTACCTGTAGCAGTATATGGATCAAAAAATAACCCTGTTTGGACAGTGATTAAAACTGATTCTGTATTAGAAAAAGTTATAGATGCTGGGAGTGATATTTCACATGGTCATTTTAAATTTAAATTTAAAAAAGATGGTCTTAGAGATGGAGATTATTTTATAAATTGGAAATGGCGACCAAATACTTCTCTGCAAATGCTTTCTTCTAATATTTATTTTAGTTTATTAGCAAATGTGGCAGAGTATATAGCCCCAAATAATCTTGAAACATCAAAAAATAAATATCCAAATTTATTAAACAAATATCTTCCAGATGTTTATAAAAACAAATTAAGTAACACTGATTTAAGTCCAGAAATATTAGAAAAGTTTAATAACGCTTGTGGAGATGCATTTGCTTATTTAGAAAACTTAGCAAATAGAATCCCTTTATTGCTAGATCATAATTTAATTCCAGAATACTTCCTTCCTTATCTTGGAAATTTTTATAAACTTGCATTTAAATCAAATGATCCAATTAGGTGGAGAAGGCAAATAGCTAAAGCTATACCAAACTTTAAATTAAAAGGTACATTAAAAGGGTTAGAATCAGTTTTAGGTGATGCTGGTGTAATTCTAAGAAAATATACATCTTTATATCAAATTTATTCAAAGTATACTTGGAATGATGTTTTTTATACTTTGAATGGGCAGGTTAAATTTATACTATCAAAAATAAGTTTACCTGTAAACAATAAAAATTTTGCCATATATTTCAAAGAGCAAAACGGTGATTTTATTGAGCAACCATTATCAAATATAATAATTAATACAGAAAACAACATTAGTACTGTTACATGGATTGGATTTCCTTTAAAAAATGGAAACACTTTAAAAATACTTTATCAATATAAAAGCATTGATAACAATCTAGATCAAATATTAGAAGAATACTTAAGAAGTTTGCCTTTAGCTGATTTGAGGAATGATTTAAATATAGTTTATCCTCCTAAAAACTGGAATGCCAGAGTTATTGAAGAAGATGATCCATTTTTCAATGAACTTATACCAAACAAAAATCCTTTCAATGAATCAATTGTTTTTGGTAAAATCAGAACTGAGTTTCCTTATTCTGAAAATATTTATAATATGGATGAATACAATGGCTCCTTGAGAGACAGTAGCAATCCATGCGATATTGATAAAAACTTCTTAGATCCTTGTAGCGGATTTGTTACAACACTTTATAATTTAAATTTAGAAATTGAAAATTTAAATAGTGAAAGAATTCAAGAAGTATTTAATATTTTAAAAGAATTCACGCCATTCCATAGTATTTTACACAGTTTGAATTATTCGGGATATTTTGAAACTATAATACTTCCTCCTGAAGAAAGCGTAGAAATGCTTGTTACTTGTAAAGTAACAGATAACCTTATTTCTGGTAACGCTCAAGTATTTTTCAATAGAGATATGTTTTTAGGGTTATTACAAAGAGCAGTAAGAAGAGATTCGTTGGCAATAATGGATGATTTAGGAGATGAGAGCGTTTCTGGTTTTAACTCAAGAATCATGTTGTTTTCTCCTTTGATTGATTTTTCGGACATTGGATTAAACATCAGAACAAATACATTACTAGAAATATTAAGTCCTAGTTTTAACGCAGGTAAATACACAGTATTAAATCCAGAAAAAAATCTAATTCAAATTTACGAAGAAGTTTTATTTACACAGCCTATTAATCAATCTGAATTTGCCTTTAGATTAAGTAATATTAATTTTTCAGGTACAAATTTTTCAATTACACAAGAAAGCATTTATAATTTCAAAGATTTGCTTTTAGCTAATGAAGAAAACCACAATACGATTACAACAGTTTTAGATATTCAAAAAGGAATATCTACAAATTGTTTCAAAATTAAGTATTACACTACATTTCCAACAACATTTAACATTTATAATATTTATGATATTAATCCAGATGGATCTGTAATATTAGAATATGATAATACACTGCCTGCTCTCAATGAAGGAATTTATATAAATGATATTAAGTATGATTTAATAAATGGCAATAATCAAAAAATATATTTTTCTACTTCAGGATCTTTGAATGCTCAAAACAAAGGATTAGTTATTGCAAATGATAGTAACTTTGGAAGTACAAAAGATCGTGTAAGAATTGGAAATTATTTTTATCATATTTCTGCTGACAAACAATATGTTATTTTAAGTTATGGATGTAACGAAAATGAATTTTATATTAGCAATTGGAATAATGGTGATATAGTAGGATTCAGTGGTCAGATATTAGACAGAGTAGTTCCTGAAAAGTCTGGTAATTTAGTTTATGATGGTATCATTATAGAAAAACCATCAATTATGCCTGTTTTACAAAGCTCAGATGTATCTGGATCTTTAGATGATAATACATTTAAAGAAAATTTTATCATTACTATTAATGATGCCCTTTATAAGATTACAAATTTTTACACACAGCTTTCAACAGATTATTTAGTGCTTTCTGGGTTACCTTTAAATCTTGGAACTTATATTAGTGGCGGATCATCATTAAGTGTTAATTGCAAACAGTTTAAAAAGAAAGAAAATATAATTTATAATTTATATTTAGATTTAAAGAATTCGATTGAGCCTATTGGCGAATATGTAATAAGTTGTGATTTAAATAGAAGTGGAGCTAATCAGGTGACTGCCAAAAATCAAAATGAAGAAGAAATAATTCTTTGTGATTCATCAACATTTAGACTATCAGAGTTAAGTAATTCTATGGTTGCCATGAATGACTCAAAGAAAAACAATGATCCAAGTGATATAATTAATCAAAAGGAAAATGTATCATTTGTTATTGAAACAAAAGATGGAAAAAACACGAAAGGTCAGGTTTGATATGTATAAATCAGCTATAAATACCATTGGCGATGTTGATATGATTATAAAATATAAGAATGGTGATATTTTTAAGAAAAATTTTAAAAATACCGTTTTGAAGACTGGAAGAGAAGCTTTAGTAAAATCTTTAACTAGAAATTTAAATAATTGCACTAATGATTCTGGCCAAGTTACTTCAAGCTTCGAATATTATATTAAATCTATGATTTTTGGTGATGGTGGAGAATCAGGAAATGTTCCATTGTATGTCGATGCCAATATAAATGGTCTTTATGGCATTACAAGGGCTACAAAGCCCGTAATTTCTCAAATTAATCCTTCTAATACAACTCAGGGCATCTTTACATCTGTATTAACTTATGCAGATGCAAATGGATATGCATTAAATGAAATGGCATTAGTAATGGGAACAGGAGATTTATACAGCATGATTACTTTTGGTGCAATTAATAAAACAGACCAAATGCAAATAACTTGGAATTGGAATTTAAATTTCATTTGATAAATAATTTACTTTGAAAATATATAGATATTATGCCAAATATAAACAATATAAATGTACCAACTTATGAAGCAATACAACCTTATCATTATATTTATGATAATTTACCTATTGCTGCTTTAATTTTAAGACAAAATGTTCTTAATGATGCTGTAGATTTTAATACAAGCGTACTTGAGAATTCCATTGGATCAAGAGTAGATTTATCTGCTAGACTTGATCAGTCTTTAGATTCTAATGGTGATTTAAAAACTAGTGCAGTTGACATAACTTTACATAATATAGGAAGCCATTCAGATGGTATTTATGATGGTGTAAGTTATGTTAGGATGAAGATTGATGAAAGACAGAAATTAGCTCAAATTCAAGATGGTGCTAATTTTTTTGCTTTGCAAATTAATGTTCCTTCAATAAGTAATGGTATTTATTTTGGCAGCGGAACATTAGAATTAAATGATTCAGATTCTTTAAAATGGAGATTTTCTTCTCCAAATAAATTGACTGCTGATTTGCAATTTCCTTTGGAAAGTGCCCATCAACATTTTTACGGTGTTACGCCTACTGCTTCATATTTAACACCAGATTATAAAACTTACACAACTGGTTTATCAAAACCTATTATGAACAATACCTTAAGGGTGTTAATAAATGGCGTTCAGATTTTTTCTGATTATGAGGTATTTGTTCCAGCTGCAAATCCAAATGTAAATCAAACTTGGAAAAAAAATAAATTCACACTAGATGTAGATTTAATTACATTTAAATTGTTGCATTCTTTAACGGAATATGACATAATAAAAATTGATTTTGATGTTTCTATAGCATAAAATTAATTTTTTGAGGTCATTATGTTTGAGCCTAAAAATCTAGATGTCTCTATGGCAATTGTTGTTGCTGATAAAAATACTAATAAAATTAATGAAACATTAAGATATAATTATAAAATATTTGATAAATATAAAAAAATTATTATTACAAACAATTTAGAATTTGATTATTTTAATGATGAAAATTTAAATAAAATATGCACTAAAAGTTTTCAAATTTTAGAAAATTATGATATTGCCTTAAGAAACTGTAATACTGAATGGTGTTTTTTATTACATGCTGGTACATGTTTGCACTTTGATGTTATCAATAGATTGTCAAAATACATCACATCAGATACAGATATATTGTTCCCAGTGAAAAACAGAGTCTATGAATTTATTAAAAATCCTTTAAATGGTTTATTAATAAATAAAAAAATCTATAATAAGATAGGAATTTTTGGTAAAGACAACCCAGAAAACATAATGAAATTATTATGGGCATTTGATGCTATTAAAAAAGGATGTCTTTTCAAAGCAATAGTTGGAATTAACATATGAAAGGTTACTTGTGGAATTAATAATTAGTGCAAGAGATATATTAGAAAAAGTTGATTTAAAAGATCGGCATTCATTTTTTCAGTTAAATAATTTTATTATTGGCAAAGAACCTACTTTGCAAGCTAAGTTGTGGCAATGTGCAAGAGAGATAAATGCTAGAGTTGAATCTTATGATTCTTTAAAAGAAGAGATTGAAAATACTTTTGAAAACTTTGAAATATTAGAAATTAAAATTTTTAAAGGCAAAAAAATAATAGAAAAGCAATCTTGCCCTTATAAAAAAAGAATTTTGGAGATTAAGCTTAAAAAGTTAGAAAGAAATGTTAGTAAGAAAGATAGTATAATCAAAAAATTAAACAGAAAATTAAGTATGGTAGAAGAAGAGTTGAATTTTTTCATTAGAACATTTTCTGAAATTGAAAAAGTTGAAAAAATAAAGAAGTTTGATGATGTTCATGTTCAAAATGAATATTGGTCTGCAAAACTAGGTGCAGATTTAAACTTAAGATTTTTACTTAATCTTCCTACAGACTTGGAATTATGTAAAACAATATTGGCCTTACCAGATAGTTGCAGTGTAAAAGCACAGCTTTTAAATGCTTTAAAAGAAGTGCAAAATAATATTTCCAATAATAACAATAAGGAAGTAAATAAATTAGAACAACAACAGTAAATAAATAATTAAATAGGAATATTATGTATTTTGAAAAAACATCTTCATATGACAGTAATTATCAAACAGGCGACTTATCAATTTTTCCAACACGAATTGATGATTACACTACTTTATATGAAGCTAGAAATTTATCTGAGACATCACTTAAATTTGGCCTTAATTTAAATTCCAAGGTTATCATTCTAGAAGATGGCACTAATTTTCCACAACAAGGCATTTTAAAGATTGGAAATTTATCTAGTAAAGATGGAAACAGTGAACTGGTTTATTATTATAAAAAAGAAGGCAATGCATTTACAAGTGTAATAAGAGGCTTTCAAAATTCTAAATCTACCATGTGGCCTAAAGGAACATTAGTTACTTCGGGTGTGTTTGCTGAACATCACAATGCATTAAAAGATTCAATTGAAAAGCTTGAAAATAAGCTTGGAGAAAATAATTTTCCTGTTGCTGAATCTTTGAATGGTTTATTAAAAAAATTAGAAACAGATATTTTAAGTCCAAAACCAATTTTCAGAGCATATCCTTTATTTGGCAAACCTCCATTTACAGTTAAATTTAAAAATTTTACTATTGGAAATAACATTAAATATTTTTGGGATTTTGGTGATAATACAACATCTATAGAAGCATCTCCAGAACATACTTACATAAGAGAAGGAATTTTTACCATTCAATTAAATGTTATAAATGAATTAGGAGGACAAGGAATTACAACGAAAAATAATTACATAAATTCAAATAATGAAAATGTAATACCATTGTTTTATATTTTGCCAAGGTATGGTGGAATATCAAAAGAAACAGCAATTAAAATGGGTGTAGAACCAACAAAATATACTTTTGTAGATCAAACAGATGGCAATATAGTAAGTAGATTTTTTGTATTTGGTGACAACAACAATAAAACAATTAAAGATCCAAATATTCATGTCGTAGAACATGTATATGCTGAACCTGGCGAATACAAGCCATTTATTCTTGATACTTTTCAAAGTCAAAATGTTAAAAAAGTTTTTTTACAAGAGTCATTAATAGTAGGATAAAAATGAGTATACCAGATGCAATCAAGATAAAATATCCAGAGAAAATAGACAATGATGAAAATCTTTTTCTTGTAAAAGATTCATTGAGATTACCACTTTTAAATGATTATAAACCAAAAGATAATAATATTGTTGTTAGTGCTACTGAAAATGACATGGCTACTTTTCCATCAAGTGGCATTATAACTTTAACAGAGCAATGCTCAGATCCAAACGAAAGAGCAATTAGTTTTTTCTATGAATCAAAAACTGATGCAACGCAAACTTTCAATAATGTAAAATTATTAGATGGATTTCCAGATGTTGAAAAATTAGCTAAAGTTACAAATGTTACATTAAATGTTGTAGCTGAACATCACAATAATATTAAAGATGCTATTATACAAATTGAAAAGTTTGCAGGTATTAAAGGCGATAAAGTTTTTATTCCAAAAACTGGCTCTATGGAAGCAAGAATTAATTACTTAAGATCAATTGCCTTGAAGCCAAAAGTTTGGTTTGTTGCAGATGTAAAAGAAGGAATTATTCCATTAAAAATAACATTTACAGATTTAAGTTTTCGACTTGCAACTGATAATGCAAATAATCCAATTACAACTACTTGGGATTTTGGCGATGGAGATATAAGAACATTTAATTTTAAAAATAATTCAGAAGAAACAACAAATACCAATACAACAGTAACAAAAATTTATGAACTGCCTGGTTCTTATACAGTTACTTACACAGTAAAAAATAAATTTGGCCAAGATGAATTACAATTAAAAAATTATATAAATGCAAAATTTCCAGCCCCAGACAATGCAATAATTTCTTTTGAACCAAAAGGAAATCAAATTGCAAGCGGAGATTTTAATAAATATATTCGGTCTTCTGTTAATTCTATTATTGATTTGAAAATACCAGATGGAATAAATCCAAATACAGAAAAAACCTTTTCTGGCGAAGAGGTAGATGGTAATGGAAATCCAATTGATCCTGTTGTGCTTTATACTTGGGAATTAACTGATGATCTAGTTCACGGTAATTCAAAGACAACTCAAGCCTTGTATGAAACTGGTGGAATTTATGATACGATAATAAGAGTAGACACTGAATCAAATTCATTTAGAATTACAAATGTATCAAATACTATTGATATTGTAGAAAATATTAATATGTGGCATTGGCTATACAAAGATCAGCTAAATAGTGTTGTGGCTGGTTCTCCACAAGTTCAAGTATCAGAATTTGGATTACTTTCTGAGGTTTATAAAACTCCACAAACACCAACCTTACAGTTAAATACAAATAATAATTTTTTAAACAGCGATGCAAACTCAGCAAAACAAAAATTTGAATTTTCAAGAAATATAGGGTTTTGCCAATCTAGCTTAACAACTAGCGGAAACTCTGGAGATTCATTTTTATTCTGGGCATCGGGAAGAGCTATTTCTGATTCTCCAACCTTAGAACAAGTTTATGTTAAAAGTTTTAATGGATTTGATAAAAGCTATAAAAGTCAAAATTCTTTTCAAAGAGCTTATAACTGGATGTTTTTAAACACTCAAACAAATGCTTATTTTATGCTTGGAAGACCAAATAAAGGATTTGGAGCATTTACTTCTCCAGTAAATATAAAACTTGAAGCTTATAATTTAATTACAAAAACACTTTCTTCTCATAAATTTCAAGATAATGCTTTTCAAGCAAACGCAATTGAATTAAAACAAAACGAATCTGTATATGACGGAAGTGGTAATAATACAACAGGAAATTTTTCAATTTATCGCTCAGCTTGGAAAGGCAATACTGGATATTTCTTGAGAAGTTCATTGGTAGGAACACAGACAATTATTTCCAATTTATATTCTACTATTGGCGGAGTTAATGATCCTTTCATAGCTTTGAAAAAACTTCAAGACATACCTAACTCTAATTACACTGAAGGTCAGCTTTTGTCTATGAGCAATGGATTGTTTTTCTTTAATAATTCAAGTAATATATCAATTTATGAAGATAGTTCAAATACTTGGTATGTTGCTGGTAATAACAGTGGGGCATCTTTTAGAAGTTTACAAGATAAAACAGTTTCAGGATTTGAAAAAGAATCAAATACATTACTTGGAACTTCTAATGGCGATCATTTTGCTTATTTAAGCTTTGATTATAGCGAAAATTCAATTGTTAAATTCAATAATTTAGAGTTGACTTTTATTAAATTACCACCAAGACCAAGATTAGAACAATGGTTTATGGGAATTTATTAATATATACTTTATTAATGTGTGCAATAAACAGAAAGTGAATTATTGGAAAGCATAGATACTAAACAAAACTTTATACCACAACCAATTTACCCTCTAGGTATAGATACTGATTATACGCTTTTTCAAGTAAAAAATACTACCGAATCTACGCTTTCTCAAGACAATCAAGCATGGTCTGAAATAATTTACATAAGACCTTATGACAATCCTTATTTAAATGAAGATCCTTGGCCAGAAAATGGGTTTGCTACTTTGGATGGTGAATTATTATATTATGGATCTGTAGAAAAAGATTATAGTACTGGTAAAGTAATAGCTTTAAAATCTTGTATAAGAAATTTAAATGTCGGCAGAATTCCATCTGAAATAGTTAACGAAATGGGGTTTACTACAATAGATCCAATAACAGGAGATCAAATTGTAGGCAGCGGAAAAGCAACTCATTATAATTTAGCTGGTACACCAATTAGAGGCTTTGTAATAGCAGAGCATCATAATCAACTTGTAAAAGCAATTATAAATATTGAAAACTTTGTTGGAATAGATTTTGATGAAAATCAACAAACCCTTGATTGGAAAATTAGAAATTTATTCAACACTCCTCCAATTTTTGATGATTATGGTTGTCCTGATGTAAACTTTACAGTAATTACACTAAACAAAGATCCAAATAGCGGAACATTAATAAGTTTTAATCTTTCAATAACAGGAGATTACAAAGCTTTTAGAATTAATTTTGGAGACGGAACTTCTACTACTAATCAATTAAATGGAACACACTTGTATCCTACTTCTGCATCAATAGATCCAGTTGTAAATGTCGAAGCAAATAATTGTAACATAGTTCAAACTCCAATTAATAGAGATAATTATACAGAGCCAACTATTCCAGTTGCACCAGAACCTATATTAATTCAAATACCAGAATGTCCAGCACTTCCTCCACTTGATATTAATATTCCATCTGTACCACAACCAGTAATTAATATTCCGCCTATTGTATTTCCAGTTTTTGATATTGGAATGCCGAATATTAATATTCCATCCGTAATTACTGTCGACCCACCTATTCCTAGTTTAATTAATTTTGGACCAATAGATCCAATTCCATCTTTAATTGAATTTGGACCAGTTTCAATTCCTTCAGTAATTTTAGTTGTGCCAACTGAACCAATACCAAGCATTATCACAATTGATAGTAATATACCAAGTTTTATTAGCGTTAGTGATATTAAAATACTTCCTCCTCCTCCTATACCTCCTATTAGTTTTATTATACCAAAAATTGTTTCAGTAATCGTAATAGAAGGTTCCTTGCCGTCATCTATTAAAGTTATAGTTCCAAGTCTTTGTATTAGTTTTTGTAATTTTAAATTTCCATGTATTAGTTTTTGTAAATTACCAAAATTTCCATGCATTAGTTTTTGCAAGGTTCCAGTTTTTAACTGCATAAGTTTCTGTAAACCACCAAGCTTCCCATCTATAAGCTTCTCCAAGCCACCAAGCTTCCCATGTATAAGCTTTTGTAAACCACCATCTTTTGCATGTATAAGTTTTTGTAAACCTCCATCATTTGCATGTATAAGCTTCTGTAAGCCACCAAGCTTCCCATGTATAAGTTTTTGTAAACCTCCATCTTTTGCATGTATAAGTTTTTGTAAACCTCCATCATTTGCATGTATAAGCTTCTGTAAGCCACCAAGCTTCCCATGTATAAGCTTCTGTAAGCCACCAAGCTTCCCATGTATAAGTTTTTGTAAACCTCCATCATTTGCATGTGTAAGCTTCTGCAAACCACCAAGCTTCCCATGTATAAGCTTTTGCAAACCACCTTCTTTACCATGCATAAGTTTCTGTAAACCTCCATCATTTGCATGTATAAGCTTCTGCAAAGCACCAAGTTTCCCATGTATAAGCTTTTGTAAACCACCAAGCTTCCCATGCGTAAGCTTTTGTAAACCTCCATCATTTGCATGTGTAAGCTTCTGTAAACCACCAAGCTTCCCATGTATAAGCTTTTGTAAACCGCCTTCTTTGCCATTGATTAGTTTTGCGAAACCACCATCATTTGGATGCATAAGCTTCTGTAAAGCACCAAGTTTCCCATGTATAAGCTTTTGTAAACCACCTTCAATGGTTGTTTCTTTTGCAAAACCACCATCATTTGCATGTATAAGCTTCTGCAAAGCACCAAGCTTCCCATGTATAAGCTTTTGTAAACCGCCTTCTTTGCCATTGATTAGCTTTACGAAACCACCATCGTTTGCATGTATAAGCTTCTGTAAACCACCAAGCTTCCCATGTGTAAGTTTCTGCAAACCTCCTTCAATGGTTGTTTCTTTTGCAAAACCGCCATCATTTGCATGCATAAGCTTCTGTAAGGCACCAAGCTTCCCATGTATAAGCTTTTGTAAACCACCTTCTTTACCATTGATTAGTTTTGCGAAACTGCCAAGCTTCCCATGTGTAAGTTTCTGCAAGCCTCCTTCAATGGTTGTTTCTTTTGCAAAACCGCCATCGTTTGCATGTATAAGCTTTTGCAAACCACCAAGCTTCCCATGTATAAGCTTTTGTAAACCGCCTTCTTTACCATTGATTAGTTTTGCGAAACCACCATCATTACCCGTAATTAGTTTTGGAAAAGCTCCTTCTTTGCCACCAATTAGCTTTATTGTTCCATCGTTTGCGTGTATAAGCTTCTGCAAGCCACCAAGCTTCCCATGTGTAAGTTTTTGTAATGTTCCATCTTTTCCAAGAATGATAAGTATTGGACCTTTGCCATCTTTTCCAATTATAAGCATAGGTCATATTCCATCGTTCCCATGCATTAGCTTCTGTAAGATACCATCATTTAATTTAATTAGCTTTGCTCCACCACCATCTTTTGCACCTATAAGCTTTGCTAAGACTCCAAGTATTGCACCAATTAGTTTTATTGTTCCATCGTTGCCATGTGTAAGTTTTTGTAATGTACCTTCATTCCCAAAAACAATAAGCTTTGCTCCTGCTCCATCATTTAATTTAATTAGTTTTGCTCCAGCACCATCATTTGCATGCATAAGCTTCTGTAAGATATCTTCTTTCCCTGTAATTAGTATTGGTGCAGCACCATCTTTTGCACCTATAAGCTTTGCTAAGACTCCAAGTATTGCACCAATTAGTTTTATTGTTCCATCATTGCCATGTGTAAGTTTTTGTAATGTACCTTCATTCCCAAAAACAATAAGCTTTGCTCCTGCTCCATCATTTAATTTAATTAGTTTTGCTCCAGCACCATCATTTGGATGCGTTAGCTTCTGTAAGATATCTTCTTTCCCTGTAATTAGTATTGGTGCAGCACCATCATTTGCACCCATAAGCTTTGCTAAGACTCCAAGTATTGCACCAATTAGTTTTATTGTTCCATCGTTGCCATGTGTAAGCTTTTGTAATGTACCTTCATTGCCAAAAACAATAAGTTTTGGTCCTGCTCCATCATTTAATGTAATTAGCTTTGCTCCAGCACCATCATTTGCATGCGTTAGCTTCTGTAATACACCGTCCTTCCCTGTAATTAGTATTGGATCAGTACCATCTTTTGCACCCATAAGCTTTAGTAAAGTTCCATCAATTGAACCAATTAGTTTTATTGTTCCATCGTTGCCATGTGTAAGCTTTTGTAATGTACCTTCATTGCCAAAAACAATAAGTTTTGGTCCTGCTCCATCATTTAATGTAATTAGCTTTGCTCCAGCACCATCATTTGCATGTGTTAGCTTCTGTAATACACCATCCTTCCCTGTAATTAGTATTGGTGAAGCACCTTCATTTTCACCTATTAGTTTTGGTGTTGCACCTTCTTTCCCGAAGTGTATTAGTTTCTGTAATACACCATCAGTACCAGCTGTAATTAGCTTTGCAGAACCGCCAAGTTTTACAAAAATTAGTTTTGATAAACCGCCTTCTATTACTGTTTATTGGACACCACAAGTAATTAGTATTCAGCCAACATATATTGCACCTATAAGCTTTGTTAATCCACCATCATTTGCATGCATAAGCTTCTGTAATGTACCTTCAATGCCAGCAATTAGTATAATTGTTCCGTCAAATTTACCATGTATTAGTATTTGTCATAATTTGCCATGCATTAGTTTTTGCACTCCACCAAATTTAATTGTTAGTTTTGGAACACCACCATCATTCCAGAAAATAGGGTTTGAAGCCACCCCTTCATTTGGCAAAATAAGCTTTGATAAGACACCATCATTTGAACCAATAGCTTTTGGTAAAGCACCATCCGTAACGGTTGAATTTGGAACGCCTCCATCTTTGGATAAGATTAGTTTTGCTGCTCCACCATCTTTTCAAAAAATTGGGTTTGATAATATTCCTTCATTTGAACCAATACCTTTTGGCAAAGCACCATCGTTAATTGTTAAATTTGATAATCCTCCAAATATTAGCATGGATTACGGAACACCCCCAAAGATTTCTGTAGATTGGGGAACACCACCAATAATATCTTGTATAGTTAAAGTTGTTTGCCCTTCACAGGCTGTAGCAGCAGCTTTAAGCTCTGGGCGAACAAATATTTCTCCTAATGATGGCGGTAAAGGATACTATGATGAACTTGGTATGGAAATGGAATATGATTTTGTTGGAATACCTGAAGAAATAAAATTAATAGTACCAGAAATAAATGATATTACTGTATTGCATGATATTCCAGAATTTATTTCTTTAATTGTTCCAGAGATAAATAATATAAAAGTTGAATTTAGCGAGCCAATACCAAGTGAAATAAAATTAAATCATAATATACCAGAAAATATTAATATTAACGCAGAATCAATACCAGAATTTATTAAAATTGATGCTGGTTCAATACCATCTTTAATTAAACTACAAAGTGAAATTGAAATTCCAAAGAATATAAAGATTGAATTTGATTCATTCCCAAGCAGCATTAGTGTAACAGGTATTCCAGACCATATTGAACTTGTTGGAAACATACCAAGTGAAATAAAATTAAAAATGCCTGAGAATCCAGAAATTGAAATGGTTTACAAAGGCTCACCAATTGAAGTTAAAGTTGAATTAGATTACAAAAAATTACTTGGAGATCAAAATGCCGAAGACTTCCCCTGTTTTGCAATTATACCCTGTCCACCTAGAAAATGAAAAATTTAATGTTACAGTAAAAAACTTACATCAAGGAAATCAATATTTAAATGTCGAAAAAAATACATGGGTTAGAAATTTTACTATAAATCATGTATTACCAATTGATATTAATAATTTAATTCAAGAAGAAGAAATAAAAACATTTATAAATAATGAACTTACAAATAACACACTTAAGTTTCCAAGATTTGAAACCAAAGACTTAAGCAATAAAAATGTTTTTATAGTTTCAGATGGTTTTGGATTTGATGACATTAATGATATTTTACAAAACATTAACATTAAAAATAAATTTATTATTTTGACAAACAACTCTTTAAAGAAATGGAATAACTTTAATATTTTGCCAGATTTATTTGTTGAAAATAATCCGTATAAAAATGCTTTAAATAATATTAATTCTAGAATATTTCCAAATTGTTTATTGAGCAATAGAATATATCCAGAATTTGTTAAAATGTACAAATACAAAAATATTAATTTTTATAATCCAACTCCATCTTCAAAATTTAATTCAACATCTGAAAGTGAAATAAGCAATTATCTAGATGACTATAGAAATCCAATTTGTGCAGCTATTAATTATTGTTTTCTTTGTAATGCTAAAAATATTAATCTTCTTTATTGTTCTGAGGGTATGGTTAAAGAAAAGCCAGCTTCTTTTTTACACAATGATGGTATGCATTATCAATATTATCAAAATAAATTATCAGACAAAATAATTGATGGAATGATATTTTGGTATAGAAAAAATAATCAAAATTGTAATATTTTTTATCATGGATTAGATAAAAGTTTTAAATTTGGATCATATATAAATAAAGAAGATTTAATAAAGAATTGTAGGATATGAAAAATAATTATTTATCACCTGATGGTTTTCAAAGTTGGTTAAACAAAGATCAATATAATAAAAATTCAATTGACATAATTGGAAAGAAAGTATATTCAAAATTAAAATTTTCAGATTTATTAGAATCAATTGAAATAATTGATGGAGATGAATTTGAAATTGCAAAATATTTTAGAAAGCATGGATCTAAAATTGTTGAATATTCAAGCGAAGGAACATTGACATTAGAAAATAAAAAAGGCAAATTTTTAATAGAAGAAATAAATGTAAAAAAGCACCAAAGTTAAACCTTGGTGCTTTTAAAAATTAAAATTACTTCTTTGGTGTATCAGATAAAGGAGTAATTTTTGGTTTAGCATTTCCATCATTGTTAGAAACAGGCTGAATTTTCTTTCCTTCTTCTGATTCTAATGAATCCTTATTGTAAGGACTCTTAGCTTTTATAGTACCAGAATTAGGTCTTTTATTTGCAGGACAATCAATATCATCTAAAGCAGCATGGTATCCAGTTTCATAAGAAATTGCAGCCATATCCTGACTTTGGTCAATTCCTCTGTAATAACCAGCATGCCATAGTGCTGATGTTTCGCTATCTTGTGGTTTTTGATTTGAAATTACCGCCAACATACCTTCTATCTTCCCAGTATTTTTAATGTTCTCAAGTTGATTATCACGAATGTTATTCATTGTTATCATGAATAGCTCTTTAAAACTATCTTCTGTGAGATAACGAACTTCAGAACCAATTTTATTAATCATCTGAAGCTTGCCTAATTGATAATGGGCATAACCAGCATAAGAAGCCACTGCGATAAAGAAAACAAAACCAAAAATACTCTTTGCTGAACTAGACATATGAATACCTCCATGTCTTTTTACAAATTAAATCAACACTTTAAGAATCTTAATGGCTATATTTTTTTTTGCAACATAATTCTAGGAATTTTTTCAAAAATCTTTTGATTTGATGTTTCTAAATTTAGAAACAAAGGAGAGTTATCAATTTGAATATTTTTATAACCATTTCTATGAAGTCTTTTTTTAATTTCATCAAAACTATTAGAAGATTCTATTATAATCTGCCAAGTTAATCTTAAAGAATTATAATAATTTTCACATTTTGTTTTAATATTTTCTGGTAATCCTAAAATTTCAAAATCAGAAAGAAATGTTTTAGGCACTTGACTACCATTTAAAGTCAGTAATAATACGACTCCTTTTTTATCTCTCTTGCACAGGTATAAAAAATGCTTCATTAATTTTGCCTTTTGATTGAATAACTTCTATTAACTTAGAAAAAAGTTCCTCGTTGTCTTGAAAGTCTTCTTTAATAATAATATTCAAAGCTTCTAAACTTTGATTTAAAATATCAATATCATTTTCTTTTTCTTCCATATAATTATATATGATTATTGAAAATTATAATATGATATATAATAATTACTGCATATCATATTTAAATCACGACAATGAAATACCAACAATATTATGTTTAATAAGGAAAAACCTTGAAATAAGCTTTCCAGAATTAAAAATATTCTATGCTTTTAATAATAGGATGGTAGAATTTTTCTCTAAACAGAAAAATGTAATAAATTATGATTGCTTAATTGAAAATAAAAATAAATTTGGATGTATATTTGAATGCAAGGAAAACCTCAAAACACATCCTTTACTACCGCTTTTTAATAGTTTAAAAATAAACTTTGAAATAGAGAAAGATCATCTACCAAAAAACAATTCAAGAAAATGTTTGTTAATTAGCAAAAACATTCACATGTCTTTATCAGAAAACAAGATAAATAAGTTGAAAGAATATATTTCAAGCAAGGGATACGAAGTCATAAAAGACAATGAATTAATAAATTACAATAATATTAGTTGTGTAGCTGGGCTAGCATCTGCTGAAATATTTCTCGCAGCCTATAAAGGGCTAGAAACTTTTTTGGTAGACGAAGGATATTCAAGAGATATATATAATAAAATTTTTCCTAAAAATATCATTTTTAATCCTTGAGTTAATATATAACTTAGATAATTGTAAAAATTATATAATGTAAATTTCAAAGGAGAAATCATGAGCGAATTTAAAGTTGCACTTAATAATATAGATCAAGGAAAATTAGATACTAATCCAGCCAATGGATTACAATTGATTCCTTCGGTTCAAAGAGGAATGTTTGTTGCTGGTCCAAATGGTGTTTATCGTGAATTGATTGATGGCTCTACTTTCATTGATTGTAATTACTGGAAGAGATTTGCATATCCTCAAGTTTCTCGTGAAAATGCAATAGTTGAAGTTCTTTCTGATGATGGATCTATATTCAGCAATGATCCTAGCGAAAATACTTTCCCAGTAGTAACCAATGTTACTACTGTAACAACTTCGATAGTTGAAGCAATTAATTATTTAACTCTTTACAATTCATTTGCTTCGTTTATTCAAATTAGTAATAATGGCGGAGATGATGTAGTATGTGAACTTAATGGATTATCTTCTGCACAGCTTACTATTCCTAATGGAAACACTCAAACCTTTAACAATGGCGATTTACAAATTACTAGCCTTGGATTTTCTGCTGCTAGCAGTGGTAGTACTTCTGTACAAATAATTGCTGGTGTTAAAAGCATTTCATACTCTTAATTTTTAAAAAACTTTGAAAATAAGCCACTTTTTAAAGTGGCTTATTTTATTTATAGCCATTAAATAAGTATAATAAGTTATGCTTAAATGCTTAATTAAAAAGCCAAATAATAAAGTTCATGTAAACACCATGGATGAATATTATGCCAAGCGTAAGAATATTCTTTTTTTAAGAGAAATGGGCGGATTTGGCGACATACTTATGATGAGAATGATGTTTGAAGATATTAAGAAAAAATATCCTCATTTTTATATTAATTGGTCAATTCCAAGAGCATATCATTCTATTGGATCACATCCATACATAGATGAGATATCAGATTCTGCATTAATAAATAAAAATAATTTTATTAAAATATTTGATCTTAAAAATGCTTGCATTAGACATGAATGGAAATATTTAACAGAATGCGTAACCCATCGTAGTGATATATGGGCAGAACATTGTGGAATTAAATTAGAAAATCACAATATGCATTTGTCTGTTAAAGAAGAAAGCTTGAGTAAAGTTAAAAGCATAATGCAAAGATATAAAATATTTCCAAAATCTCCAGTAATACTACTTTGCCCTTTTTCTGCTCAACCAGCAAAAGATTTGTTGGTTTCTCAAATTGAATTTATATTAAATTATTTATATGGAAAAAGCTTAAATTGCATATTGATTCATCATCAAATAAATTTAAATTTGATAGGAAAAGGTTATCCATTCATGTGTATAAATTCATTTGATGATGTCATTGCAACACATTATTTATCTGATGCAACTATTACTGTTGACACAGGACATTTACATTGCTCTGGTGGTTTAAACAAGCCAAATTTAGCAATATTTAGCTATGTAGATGGATATGTTTATTCTAAATATTATAAAAATACAATAATTCTTCAAAAGCATCGCAAAGATGGAAACTGGGATTGCGGACCTTGTTGGAATTATGGTGCTTGTACTAAAACTAGTGTAATAAACAACAAACCTTGTGTTTCTGAGTTATCAGATAAAGAAATAAAAGAAAAAATTGACTTGCTGATACATAAATATCTTTGATATGGTATACAAAATTGATAATAACAAAGTTAAGATTTCAACCAAAGATGGAGAATGTACATTTCACATTACCTTAGATGTAAATATTAATCTTACAGGAGGTAATAGCAATTTTATAAATCAAAATTTACCACAAAATACTATTATAAATTCAACTAGCAATAAAACTGAAGAAAAAGAAGAAAAACCCATGTGGGAAATACCTGATTTTAAATCTACAAAGGCAAGTAATATAAATTTTGGAAAATAAAAGGAAAAATTAAAATGGCAAAATCAATACTTGGGTTTGATGTTGGAACTTATACATTAGTTTGCAGTAAAAAAGAAAAAGATGAATTTTCTTACAAAAAAGAAATTAATGCTTTTTTAGAACTTCCTTTGGATAATAGGTTTGTTTTTAACATGATGAAAAATGCAGGCGTTCCTTTGATTGAAAAAGGAAAAGTTGCTTATGCATTAGGAGAATCTGCTGTAAACATGGCCTATACTCTTCCTAGTTTAGAACTTAAAAGGCCTATGTGTGATGGGTGTGTAAATCCCAAAGAAAAAGACGCTTTTCAAATTCTATCCATTATGATTCACAGTTTAATTGGTGAACTTACTGATAATGCGTTACTTTATTATTGCGTTCCAGCAAATGCAATTAATTTAGAAACAGATGCTGATTATCACGGCAAGGTTTTACAGGCCATTTTTAATGCTTATGAATCTAATAATGGTTCAAAACTAGAAGCCAGACCAATTAATGAAGCATTAGCATTAGTATATGCTGAATTAGGAAATAAAAATTTCACAGGAATTGCATGTTCGTGTGGAGGCGGTATGGTAAATGTTTGTTTTGCAATGTATGGAAATCCAATTTTTCAATTTGCAATTGTAAATTCAGGCGATTGGATTGACAAACAAGCAGCAAAAGCAACTGGAGAAAATCCTACTTTTATTAACAAAGAAAAAATGAAAGTAAGTTTAAATAAAGAACCAGTAAATTTGATTGAAAGAGCAATTCAAACTCAATATAAGCTAATGATTGAAAAAACCGTAGTTGGTATTAAAAATGGCCTTGCAAATGCTGGTAAATCAGTGCGTATTGCCGAGCCTATTGATTTCATTGTTGCTGGTGGTACTTCAAGCATTGATGGATTCGCAGAAATATTTGAGCAAACAATTAAAAGTGCAGATTTAAGCATTCCAATTGGAAATGTCATTAGACCGCCAGATCCTTTATTTAGCGTAGCAAGGGGTTGTTACATAGCAGCAGAGGCTTCACTTACATGAGCAATAAAATAGTTAAACAACAAGCTGATTTAGGGGTTTCTGCTTACTTATTAATGAATAAGTTCAACCTCTTAGGTAAAAAAGAAAAAACTTTTTATTTTGAAATAGAAAAACAAAATGAAACTAAATTTGATGAATTAATTGTTAATTATCTCTTTAGTGAATTTCATTATTTTGATCATTGTTTAATGGGATTAAAAAAACTACAAGATTTTAATTTCAATCATTCGAATTTTTCTAAAAACTATGTTAGTGATTTAGGTGTAGCTGCTTATCTTTTAATGCACAAGTTTAAATTGACAAGCAAATTAGGTAAAAATTATTATTTTGACATTACATCTCAAGAAGAAGAAAATCAATTCAATGAATTTAATCTACAATACACAAATAGTGAGTTTCATGATTTTGATTCAAAAATAATGTCTTTGAAAAAAATAGGCAGCTTTTTCAAAAATAATAATATATAAATCATGGATACTTTATACAATGAAATAGATAAAATCGTAAATGATATACGAGCATTGAAAAGCTTTATAATATTTGAAGGATCTAAATTTATAAATAAACTCATAAACTCTTCTGCTGATAAAGATTTTATTAACTTTTTAAAATTAAAATTAAAGCCGTCTGAAACGATAGAATTTCCAGATAAAAGAAGTGTATTTGAAAAAATATTTAAAAAAAGACCTGAAATCAAATCACTTGATGTTAATTATGTAACAACGGATATATTTAATAGAATCACTTCAGCTATGGAAGAGTGGAATTCAAGTAATAAAAAAACAATAAGTGATGAGAAATTTAAAATAATAAGAATGTTTGTAGAAAAACTTAGTGCTATTGAATTAAATGTTAGTGCTCTTTATGAAGAATCACAAAATTGTGATCAATTAAAGCAACAAAAAAAATCTTGGGAACTTGGAACAAACAGAGCTAATTCAGAAATTAATCCAAAAAATAACCAAACAATAAATTCTGAATCTCCTCAATCTAAAGATGATGATTTAGGAGAAAAAAATAAAGAAACCCCACCTCAAAAAAAATCTAGAAAACCAAAATCATTGCCTCCAGCACCATCTTTAGAAGAAATTGAAAAAATACAAGAAGAAAAAGCAAACAACCTATTAAATGAAATAATATCAACTTTTAATTACTCAACTAGGTTAAATAGCAAAGGAGAAGAGGGCCAAAAAGTAAAAACATATTTTCAAACTAAGATTAATGAAAATAAAGATAATTTGATTCATTTATTAAAAAAGATTATTTCTGATGGTGATGATAAAGGATTTAAAAATAAAATTACCAAGCATATTGAAGAATATGACAAAAATGGAGATTCATACCACATACGAGATGTTTTAACATTGTTATTTCCAAAATAATTTATTTATCTAAAACATCTGTTAGATTATCAATATTATCATAGAAATTAACATTATTTTTAACTGTTTCTTTTTTGGCATCAGTGGTTTTCAGATTTTCTTTTTCACCAGATGAAATAAAACTTTCTTCAGCTATTCCTATTATTGAATGTGTGTAAAAAAAACTCTTACATTTATTTCCAATATGTTCAATCAATATACCATCTTTATTAATTTCTAAAACTCTTCCAACAAAATAATTAATATTTTGCTCTTCATTGAATTTTCTATTAATTTTAGTCAAAAAAATAGTACAAACCTTGTTTAAAAAAAAGTTAACAATTTCAGAATTCATTTAAATCTCCTAAACTATTTAAATCAAAAGGTCTTTCAAATTTTTCAACATAAGATTTAATTACATCTTTATTAAACTTTATTAACATTTCATTCCAATCTTTATATCCTTCTGCTGGCCTTATTATTGTAATTCTGTTTTCTTCAGGTGATGAATTAAAAGAATCAAGCTTTGTTTTCATGCTTTTTAAAGCAGCAGTTCCAGCTTTGTCTAAATCCAAGCATAAACATATACTGAATTTAGAAAGAACAGAAGCTTGTATATCTGATAAATTTTTACCTCCACAAGCTGCACTATTTAACCCAGCTGAAAACAAACTATATGCATCAAACTCACCTTCAGTTAAATATATTTTTTTACTTCTAGGTATCTCTGGGAAATACAACACATCTTCTTTGCCAACTCCTATTGTTTTTGGCGGTCCCAAATATCTTAATCTTGTTTCATATAAAGCCCTTGAATTAAAATAAATCAATCTCTTTTGAAAATCAAAATACGGTATTATGATTCGATTTTTGTAATTTCCATCATGACAAACATAAAAATCATTGAAATCAATTTTCCTTTTATTTAAATAATCAATTGCATTTAAATGAATTTTATGATTTGAAAATTCATTTATCTTTTCGCAATAATCTGGTAGTTTTATTTCATTTTTTTTATTATTAATATTTTTTTCTGATAAATCTAATATTTCAATCAACTCTTTATTTGTTACCCTAGCTGATCCTCTTAATACTCTCAATGCTGTATAAAAATCACATTTTTCAACATCCATCACCAAATTAATCAAAGTTCCTTTTTTATCTGTTTTAAAACAATGATAAACGCCAAATTCAACGCTTTTTTTACCACCACTTGGGCTACACCATAAATGATGACCTTTATCTTCTGTAAAGATAGAATTAAGCCTTATTTCATTGCCTTTTATCAAAACATTTGAAAATCTTTTATTAGCCCAATCAAGAAAAGCATCAAATTCAATTTGCATAATTTTTTTACCTAGCCTAAAATAAAGTATGAATATTTCACACCTAAGTGTAAGCAGGAAACAATGTTGGGATTTATGCGAACAGCAATATAAATACCGATATCATCTTAATGTAGTTTCCAATAAACCGCAACCAATTTATTTTGCGTATGGACAAATAATTCACAAAGGAGCAGAATTATTTGTAGAATCTAAAGGCACTAATACTTTAGAATATTATATTAAAAATATTATTGAAGGAAACATTAATTACAATGATAAACAAGAAAATAAAAATGAAAAAATTTCTTTGCCAAGAGAATATCAGAATAAATTAAACGATCATGTTAGAGCAATTAAGAAAATAACTGAAATGATTGGATTTGATGGTGAATTAGAATTTAAATTTGATCATGATTTAGATCCACCTAATAATGTAAAGATACTTGGATTTATAGATAGGTTAATAAAAAAGAAAGATACTTATTTTATTCTTGATTATAAAACAACTAAAAAAGGCATGTATAGGAAAAATAAGTTTACAATTAAAAGTGATTTGCAAATGCAAACTTATGCTTTAATTATAAAAGAAATATTTAAAGCAGATGCTTCTAATATTAAATTAGCACTTTTTTATCTCGAAGGATCAGAATTGGTTTCTGCTAGTTTTGATGATAATACTTTAGATAACTGCAAGAAATTATTAATTCAAACTTATAATAAAATTAAAAATAAAGATCCAGATACGGTTACTGGAAATACTGGACCTCACTGTGCTAGATGTGATTACAGTGATATTTGTCCATTTTATAGAAAAGGAAAACTTGAACAAAAAAAATAGTTCATTTTATATAATTTGCCATACAGTAATATTGAACGAAGAAAACAATATTTCATTTAAAAATAAACAAGATTTTATTTCTCATGGTCATTTTATAGAATCAGAATATGTTGACAAAAAACACAAAACCAACATAGAAGAAGTTTTCACAAAATATTCAATTGTTTTTGATGTTAAAGCTGAAAAGAAAATAACTTGCGAAAATAATATGTATAAAATTAATTTAAAATCAAAAAGATCAATAGTTAAAAATAAAATTGAAGCTTTAAATACATATAAATTTAAAAATAGCGAAGAAGTAAGATTTATTCATTATGTAAAATTCATAAATGAAAAAGAATTAATTGATTCTTTTTATTTAAAATTTAATTAGAAAAAGCAAAAGAAAATTTTAAAGTAATACTATCTGCTGGTGTAACAGTAACTTGATCAAGTAATTTTGCTGAAGATATTAAATATCCATCTGTTCCAGAAGAAACATTTGTTAGAAATATATTCTGTACTGGCCCCCAAGTATCTGTAGTAGCATTAAAAGTTACTGTTGGACCTGATGCTTTGTAATTACCATTCTGTCCAACACTAATAGAAAAATTATTTAAAGATACTCCTTGTCTTGCATATCCTTTGCCAACAGGCTCTCCTTCTAAAGAAAGCAAGGTATTATTTAAAGTTAATGAATTTCTATTATCTAACCCAAGATAATATGAGGTTGGGTTTTTAAAGTTTTTAAATAATATCTCTAAAAAGAAATACTGTCCAGATGCATGAAAAATATTTTGTATATTATCTTCTTTGTAAATTATTTTATTATTTCTTTGAATAATAATTTTATCGACAATTAATATGCCATTCCAGTTATTTTTATGTTTCATAGTAATATATATTAGTATTATGAAATCATTTTTTCAATTCCTTAATGAAATAGCAGCAGATAGCCAATCAATGGTTTCAAGCCAACCAATATCTGCTTTAATTCAAAGAAATTTCCCAATGGGAGCATTGAATCATGATTTTAGTAATATACCACCAACTGATAATAAGAAAAAACCAAAACCTAAACCTAAATTTTATAAGTTATAAACATAAGAATATCTACGATTAAAAACATCCAGTTAAAATCGAATAAATAATTATCGTTTTTTATTAATCGTCATCGTCTTCATCATCATATTCATCATCATATTCATCATCGTCTTCATCATCATATTCATCATCGTCTTCGTCATCGTCTTCGTCATCGTCATATTCATCGTCATATTCGTCATCGTCTTCATCATCATATTCATCATCATATTCGTCATCATCATCATCATCATCATCATCATCATCATCATCATCATCATCATCATCATCATCATCATCATCATCATCATCATCATCATCATCATCATCATCATCATCATCATCATCATCATCATCATCAT